CTATTCAATCAAATTTGGGAACACGCTTTCAATATTCCTGAAAACATATACTATATCCCAATGGATATTTGTACATTATTCGAGATTAGTAATATTGACCCTGATATTTCAAGAGAGGAATACTGCGAAATACAAAATTTCAAAGATGAAAAAACAAAGGAATTACACGAAGATTTTAAATCGGTTAAACACAACGCCTTGTGGGATGCTTTTATAATCCGTGAGTGCTATAAAAAACTAACACTTTTTTAATTATGAGTTTTACTACCCCTTACAAAATGTCGAGAAACTATACTGAACTTTTCGATTTAATATCAACAGGTCACGAAATCCCTTGCTTTATAGATTTTTCTTATAAAGATAATGACGAAAGAGTTTTTAGAGATATTTGCAGAGTTCGCAGGAGAGGTTCATTCGATATATCTTTTGGAGCAAGAGGTATTAGCTATGGCGATATTTCATCTTGGCACAAAGAAAACGGAGAGCGTGAATTAGATGCTTTTGATGATTTATGCCAAATGCTGAATGTTGAATTTATAGAACTTTAAAATTATGTCTTATACTTCTTTAAAATATAAAAAAATTAAGACCAAAAAACCTCATTCGTGCTTTAGTTGTCTTCGCAAAGTACAAGAAAATAGCATTATGGTTTATTGGGCGGGGATTTACGAGGGAGGTTTTAATTCAGGCTACACTTGCCTCACTTGTGAGGAAATAATAGCAATACAAACAAAATTAAAAGCAGTTGAATACGGAGTTGTTGAAATGGGGTATGTAACCGAGATGACTTCAAAAGAAATTACTCCCGAAATGCTATTAGAAAATTTAAAAAAACAATAATTATGAGTACAATACTATTTGAGTGTGATGTTACTGAATTTGATATTCTTCCTAAAAAAGAAAATGACGAAATATGCTTTGCTTTAAACGAGAAAGCAATGATAATCAATTTTATGGATACCAAGAAAAAATCTATTTTAATGCAATCTGAAATGGAGAAAAAAGATGCTATTCGTTTGGCTAAATTGATATTGGTTAATTACAACATTAAAATATCTGAAAATGAGTAATTGGAAATATTACGAGGACGTAGATTTTTCAGATGAAAATATTGCGAGGTATAACATTGACACCCGTGATTTCTATTGTGCGGTTCAGACTAAAGCCGAAATGGAAGAACACGATAGGCTAATTACAAAATTAGACACAACTAAAATTGACAAATACCCTATAACCAAGTTCTACCATACCGAACAGGAAGTTAAAGATTTGATTGAAAGGTTTTGGAGAGAGAGTGGTGGGGACGGAGATTGGAGATGCCTATCTCTCAAAAGCAAAAACAAAAACGTTACAAATTGGAACTTGAAGTATGTCAGGATTATAAGGACTGAAAAAGGATTTTTGGTTTGTAATTCCTACGGTGCTATCATAAGCAAAAATGATTTAAGCGACCCAATAGAACAAGAATATTTGAATCACATTGCTGATAAAATGTATAAGAGATAAACTATGTACGAGTTTGAATATACAAACGGTCTTTTTGACCAAGAAGTTGGTTTGATTATTAATTTTATAGCCAAAGAACTTACTTCTATTAGAAAAAACAAGAGAAACCTTGTTAAGTTTGCCTATTCAGAAAGCGTTAAAGGAAAAATGATTTTTCTTGATTTTCAAAGAATAATTAACGAAACGCAAAGAATGAGTATAGAAATAGATTTTTTAGAGAACAAACTTCAAGAGTACAATAAAATTAAAGAAGAACAATAATGACGACATTAAGCACAAGAGTACTTACAAATTTCAATACTTCAATCGAGAAGTACGAAAAGAAAAATCTAACAGACCTGCTATCGGGAACAAACACTTCCCCACAAAAGTTCAAACAAATGTTAGTGAATGAATTAGAACGTTCCCCAAAGTTACAGGAAGTGTTCTTAAAAAATCCCAACTCATTCTTTGCCTCTGCACTATATTGTGCCGAATTAAATCTATCCCCGTCAAGTTTAGTGGGCGAGTTCTTCTTTACCGTATCAAAAGAGAGCGTAAAACCAATTTTAGGTTACAAAGGTTTGGTTGCGCTTTTGCTTCGTTCTAACAAGGTTAAAAAGATTTGGGCTGAAGTTGTTTACAACGAAGATGATTTTGAGTACGAACTTGGTTTAGAGCCAAAAATGGTTCACATACCTAACTTCAATTCGGTAAAGACTTGTGATAATATCAAATGTATCTATACCTGCGCCAAAATAGAAGACGATATTGTTTTCAAGGTTATGAGCCTTGAGGAAATAAAAACAATCGTGGATATGCTTGAAACGCCAAACGACTATTACTTCAATGACAAAAAAGACCCTGAAAAATGGATGCTTAAAAAAGTAGTTCTAAAGCAAATGTCGAAACTTATGCCAAAAGAAGACGATAGGTTGCTAAAAGCCGTTTCTTTTGACGACAATGTAGAGGGCGGGGGTTATTTAGTAATGGACGAAAATGATACCGTTAGAGTAGTTCAAGGCACGATTATAGGTAAGAAAAGAAACAGTATTTATCAAAACTTAACAAATTTTCAAGAAAATCCATTGTCAAGTGAAAATAATGAATTAAATTTGAACTCTGACATCAAAGTTACTTCTGTAAGCGATAATGAATGACAGTAAAGGACAATATACTTATTTTTTAAACCCAATTCCAAAAAGGTTTTTTATAATTTCTAATTGGAATTTTTTAGATTGTGTTTTTTTAAATATAGTTATCAAAAAGTTAAAACCCCTCCCGTGAAAACGTTTGGGGTTTTTTCTTTTATTGTACTATCAGGTAAACGACATTGTTTGTAGTATCTGTTACATAAACATTAAACGAACTATCTACTGTTATTGCGAATGGCGTACCACCGTACACACTTAAATCTGCTAATAATGTAGTTCCGCCACCTACTAATATTTTACTTATAGTTCCATTCGTATTTACTGTGTAAATATTTTCCAAACTATCAATAGCTATGTAGTTAGGGTTATTTCCTGCCCCTGTACTTCCATAAAGCGTTCTTATACCCAATGGCGTTACTTTATAAACACTTTCTAATGTAGGATTTGAAACATAAATATTATCTGAACTATCTATTGCAAGTCCATAAGGTTGAGTTGGGGGTAAATTAAAAATTGTAAAAACAGTTGTAACTCCTGATGGTGTTACTTTAGCAACTTGATTGGCATTAGGACAAGCAACAAAAACATTTCCAACAGAATCGACAACTAAAGATGTAAAGCCACCAAGACCTATTGGTAAATTCCCGTAAGCAGTCGTTCCAAATAAAGGGTCGTTTTTATAAACATTGTTTGTATTTCCGACATTATAAATATTTCCTAAATTGTCAATTGTAATTGCATTTTGAGCAGGTTGTGGGGCAGAACTAAATATATTAATAATATTACCTAATGGGTCAATTTGAAATAAGTTCCAAGTTGTAAGAGTCGCAACATATAGGTTGTCACTACTATCAATCGTGATAGATTGAGCATAATCTAATAATGGAAATGTACAAAAAACGCTTGAAACCCCACTTGGCGTAATTTTAGTAACAGACGCATCCGAACCATTTGCAACATATACATTGCCAATACTGTCATATACAATCCCAACAGGATTATTACTTGTAGTTCCTAAAATTGTAGTTCCTGACACCGATAAAGCACCATATATGTAATAGTCATTAGAAACGTAAATTATAGTTCCGCTTAATTGGAAAAAACCTTTTTTTAGCGTGTTTAACGCAGAAACAACTCCTTGTATATTGTATTGTGTTACTTGAACAGTATAAGTTACAGGTGTAGGGCTTGATGTGTTTGAAATAACAATTTTAGCACTTACACTGCCGAAAAATGTTTCTCCCGATAAATCCCATTCATAGATTTTATTTGGAGGCACACTTAAAGGGTCTTGGCTACCGCCCAATATATTTACCCTTTGTGGCAAATTAGTGTTATTTATAACTCTAACATTTAAAGTATCGTTAATTGGTAAGCCCATACTATATTTTTTTATTTCTTATTAAATAATACACAAAAACACCTATCATTAGTATTCCTGTATATTTTACTACTTGACCGCTAACAAAATAATCCCCTTTGGCGAAATTTACAAAATGCTCACAATTATAATTGATGTGGTCATATTTTTCTGCTTTCAAATCTTTATAAAGTTGGTCGAGAGTTGCGGAGTCTAAATCAGTTTGCTGAACAGAAACAATTTCTCTACCGCCTATTAACCATTTAGATAAAGGTTCTTTAATCAAATTTCCGCCACTTGAATTTACCTTATCAGGATGTAAATGAACAATAAAGATTTCATCCCCATTTCGCTCAATTATTCCGTGATGTACATAAAGAGGAATGAGTTTAGATTTTGTTGTTATCGTATCTCCCGTCTTTAATTTTGAAACAATGTGGTTTCTATTTTGAATTTTTAATTTGTTAAGACCTACTGTATTAAACTTGTTCGACAAAGCCATTAAAAAAGTCGTATTGTTGTTTGAAAAAATAATCGTCTAAAAATTTGGTTTTAGGCAAGAACATTCCGTTAAAATGTTCGGTTACATAAAACACAAAATTGATAGTTTCACTTGGTAATAAATTGAAATTTATGCTTGTACGTCCGTCAAGAACAATATCGTTTCGGATTGGTTTTATAAATATAGAATTTTGATATTGATAAGGGTCAACGGTTGTTGTGTTTATAAAATTACTTACATCCCCATTAACGTCATAACTTCTAAAACTCAAACCTTGCAATAATTGTTCTGCTGAATTTGCTTGTAGATAAATCTCATCTACACCATACAGAAAGCTACCCATTGAATTTTGTATTTGAAAATAAGGAGTACCATCGTTACTCGATATTTGATATACTCCATTTGGGTAAAACGTAGTTGTAGGTGTGTAGATTCCTGCCATAATTATTCTTCTTCTCCGATAACACTTCCGTCTTTAGCCATTGCTCTTAACTTCTTTGTTTTTTTACTAATCATAATCTTAATGCCGTTTTCCTGAAAAATCATATTTTTCAACTTATCTAACTCTCTTGCAGATTCGCCATTATTTATAGCCTCACGCATTGCCTGTAATCCGACAACTGCTTCATCTTTTAATTTCTTTTCGTCTTCCGCAACTATTTTAGGTGCTTGGTATTTATCTACCAAAACCTCATCTGTTTTAGAATCGCTACTGCCTTTCTTTGGTTTAAAAACCCAAAGAATAACTAAAGCAATTCCAATTGTCGCCAATAACGTTTTCGTTTCTCTATCCATTTTGTCTGTGTAATTTATAAAAGATTAAAGCAAGTACAACTACTCCAACTCCTAATCCGATTAAAGGTAAAATTCTTTTTCTTTTTGTGTCTTCTTCTAATTCTTTAATTTTTTTATCATTAAGAAACTCATATATAACCTGTGTTTTTGCAACTTCGGTTAAAGAAGCATTTAACGCTTTCTTTAGATTTTCTGCTGATTGAGCATCGAGTTCAGCCATTTGCTGAAGTAACTTTTTATTTTCTTCGTTTAAATTTTTGGCAGTTAAATAACCAACACCAAATTCAACGGCAACTCCAACTAATTCAGTCCATCCTGCACCACCTGCATTTAAAAAACTACTATGCGTTTCCATTTGATTTTGATTTAGAAAACATTAATGAAACAGCATAGATTGCACTTGTTCCGCAACCAAGACCCGCAATATAAATCCAAGTATCACGCAAACGTATTGTACTTTCTTTTTGTAAGGCTTCTCGATATTTTCCTAAAGAATCTGTAAGTATTCTTATACGTTCAGTTTCGGCAATAGTTTTTATTTCTTCGTATTTTATCGCTTCATTAGAAGCGATTTCAGCCATCTTAAGATTAAACATCAAATCACGTTGTTTTTTCGCTTCTTTTTTTGATGCCTCTGCCCCTAAAAGGCTTGTTCCAATTGAAACTGCTATTCCCGCTACTGCTATATACGCCATAGTTACTTATTTAAAAGTTTATAATTTTTATATTCCTCATAAGAAGACACAACAAAAATATCTTCTAATTTCTCTATTTCTTTTATATTGTTTGGATTTGGGTGTACGTTTACAAAAACTGTGTCCTCCAAAGCAATAGCAACTCTTTTAGTTCCTGCACTTGCATTTCCGTAATACGGTGCTTCTATTTCTTTTACTCCATCTTCGGTACACAACAATAACTTACCTTTCATTAAGAAAAATGTGTGGTCAGATTTATGAATTTTACCTATCGCAAACAATCCTTTTTTTATAAAAATCTCCCTTGTATAAATGCCATCTGAAAACGAATGAGTTAAAGGCAATTCTTCAGTATTACCTACATAAACATCCGAAGAACCGCTATTAATCAACAAATTCTCTATGCGCTCAACTTGCTCTATAAAATTAGAGCCATCGAGTTCAAAGAGTATTTGTTGTTTTTCTGCTAATTCAAATTCTGCCATTTTACAACGAAATTTTTAATAAATATAGCAATAGTACAAAAAAATTATTTCAAATAATATTTTTTAGCTATGTTTATCATTAAATTAATAATCAATAACTTATTAATTATGCCAAAGCGGTTATTATGTTTTTAACATCAAGCACTTCATTTAAGTCGTTGTAAGGGATTGTGCTAATGTCCTGAAACAAAAGATATTTCTGATAATTAGGGTGGTCTAAATCAACTTGTCTTGTCGGAGTGTTGGCTACAATGTTATTGTGCATCTCATATCCAAAAACTTTAGGATTTGTTCCTACCCAAGCAACTACTGACGGCAAATTAAGTGAAGTAGCTATATGCAATGCGCTACTATCAATCAATAATCTTTTTTGAGAAAGTGTTAGTGCCACTGCAATACTTCTAAAATTATCGAGTGCTTGTAACGTATTTGGAAATGATATTTGGTCTTCTCTTTTAATATGCAAAATAGCATAATCGTTTTTGTATCGTTCAATAACTTGCTCTACAATTGGAGCAGGAATATCCCTTGTCCAAGAATACTTTAAAGGTTGGTTAACCGCACCACCGTTAGTTTGAATTGCTAAAATTGGCTTATCCAATCTATAAAAAGGCTCGAAGTACTCTTTTTCCGCTTTAAGCAAAAATAATTCAGGCATTTCGCCATTATACTCCACTCCATACATTTCGCACCAAATTTGAATTAAGTGTTTGCTTTCGGTAATGAAGTCAGACGTATGATAAGGGTCTGAAACAAATACTTTGCAGTCTTTATTCATAATATTTTTCTCGTAAATACCGCTTAATTGGTCGTGCCTTAAAACTTTATTTACATTCGGATTCGCTATGAAAACATCAGGATAACCTGTAACGACAATTATGTTTGCCTTTTTATATTGTTTTCTAATTGCTTTTAATACTGCGGTAGCCATAATAGACTTACCTAAACCCCCATCCACCTGAAATATTAAATTTTGTAACATAATTTAGTCTTTTTTAATTTCTTTATTTTTTACCCCATAATCTGAAAACGTGTACCACATTCTTTCGTGAAAGAAATATATAATTGGCTTTATGCAAATTTCCGTTAGCCCAATACTTCCTGCTACCAAAAAGTTACCTGTAAAGAAATAAGATATTAGGCAGGTTTGGAATGAACCCAACGCTCTATAACTTATTGCTTTGAAAATATGTCTTTTATAACTTACTGATTTTTCGCTTTTGAGTTTATCTAACTCTAAACTTTGTTTTATTAAAAAACTATATTCTTCATTTGAAATAGTTTTAATGGTTGAAATATCAACCATATTACCGTCTTGTTCTTTTGTCATTTTAAGATTTTCCTTTAAGCCCTTTGTTTCTAATCAAATTAACGCCTACTGCCCTTTTAACTCTTGGATTTTCGGGGTCAACATCATTAAGCAAATATCTTGTTCCTCTACCAATACCCATTACTAATTGATTGTATTTTAACCCAACCTTTTTTAGTTCTTTCTTGGTCTGTGTTTTCATCATTTCAGGTCTTGCGGTTGTAACCACAATATGACTTCCGTTGTCGTATTCCTTATTGATTTTATTTATCACATCCTGAATTGGTTCAGGCTCGATTGATAGTAATAACGCAAAAGGTCTATACTTAATGATAGTACCGTCAATATCTACAAAGTAGGTTGAATTTTTTATCATAGCGTACCGTCTTTACGCATTTGCTCTCTAATTTTAGTAGCAGAAATTTCCGCTACTTCAGTAGGTGGTATATGCTCAATAATATCATATCCAACGCCACGTCCAAATTCTACTGAACAAATATCAGGGATTATCATAACTTTAACTTTGCCCTTTTTGATGAGATTTTTGTAATACTCGGATATTTTTTTTAAAACTTCTTCAGCGGTAAACGGATTTTTTTCATTTATCTCCCCATCTCTAATACATATAAGAACATTTTTTTTATTTTCTAACGCCCTTTTAAATAATGCTATATGACTTTCGTGTAAAGGTTGAAACCTACCGCAAAACATAGCAAATTGATTTTTTTTTCTTTTTAAAGAGGATTCAACGTGAATAAACTCTTTCCATTCATTATTTTCCATAATAATTCTTTTTTTATTTTTATTAGAAACCATAACGCAGAAATATATAAAATCTTTGTCTAATAGTTTATTCTTCATTATATTTATTTTCTTATGAACCCATTGAACATTACCATTTACATATCCCATAGAACTATCTATTCTATCTAAAGAGCAAGTTGTTTGTAACGTTCTGTTTTTTCTTATTTGAGAAAACTTCAAATCTAATCCCGAAAGCGCACATTTTCTATCTTGACGAATCAATAAATCCCAAATGTCCTCAATTTTTATATCAAATTCTATATTTCTTGATTTTGCACCTCTTTTTATACTTGTAAAAAAATCTAAAGGTAAGTCTTCGTAGCCTTTCCAAGAATGATGTTTAGAATTAGATTGTATCCAATCACAACCACAACTTTTTGTATCCCCTCTTACCAAAAGTTTTCTAATTAAAACTTTTTGATTCCCACAATCGCATTGACATAAATATCTACTCAATTTATTAATCGTTTCAACGTAATTTAAAACAAATAACTTACCGAATTTTTGCCCTGAAATATCTCTTTTAACTGCCAATTTCTTATTAATTTACAGTTGCTATATTATTTTTAAATATGATTTCTTTGGCATCGCAAACAATATGGTGTTTTATACCTATTTCTTGAAACTCTTCGGTAAGAGTTCTTACTTGGCAGTTTATGATTACTTCGCTTGTACGAAGTTCGTTTCCATTGATTAATACACGCCACTTTTGAGTACCGTCTGTATCTTCGTTATTAAACCTGATGCGGACAAATGAAGTTTCGTTTTCTTTTTTAAGAATTACCTCACGCCCCTCTAAAATGAATCTTTGGATTGCATCTTTAGTATTGACTACTTTTTTTTCTTTTTTCATTATGAAAAGTTTTTGATTTTATTTAACAACTCATTTACCGAAACCAATACATCAACACCTGTTGTGTCAATATCAATGAATGATTCTGTTGGTGCTTGGTAGTCCGCAACGTGAAACGCTTCTCTACCTCTAATATCTGTCGTATGAACGTAAATTTCAATTACATCGGTACTTGACTTCAATTCATCTCTTAAATCTTTATACGGAGAAACTAAAGACACTACAACGTCATTTTTTGAGTTGTCGTCTAAATATTTAGCGATTGCTATTGCTTGACTAATATTATTTCTACGTCCTTGTTCTGAATAGTCTTTATTGTTGATAATTCTTCTCAAATCATCTCCGTCAACTAAATGAACTTCTCTTAAAGGATTATTTAACATTAAGGCTTTTTTTAAGTGTTTAGCTAATGTTGTTTTTCCTGCGTGGGGTTGCCCCGTGAACCAGAATATCATACCTCTATTGTTTTTGATTTTTTACTATTTACTTGAACTAATGCTATACTACCCTTTGGAATAAACATATTTACAACGCAGGGATAAAAGCTACAATTAAATTCTTTAAAACTGTAACTTAAAATATTTTCTACATACATACTTCGATTATTTTATAGGTACGCAAAATATTTGTAGAACCAAGCATAAGTGTTTTTTATGGATTGGCAAAGTTCGTAACCTAAAACATCGTAAAAATCGTCAGGTAATCTCTCGAATTTAGGTCTTAACTGATGGTCGCCATAGATACCGTGAATAGCATCGTTTTCGTGAGTATGTTGGGTAATGTTTTCAAAATCGTGTTTGTCGTAGTAAGGTTGTCCTAAATACTCATACAAACGCTTCATTTCGTTTTCAGGGTTCGCCATTAAGTCTTCATAGCGAATAAATAATATTTTTTTATCTAAACCTTGTTGGATAACATCTTTCAAACGGTCTAACGCAATACCAACAGGTACTCCGTCAGCCCATATATTAATTCTCTTGTCTAATGTAGTTCCAATTAATTGTGGTGCATTTTGGATATGACTTTCTTTATGCGGATTTTTCCTAAAGTTCTTTTCCATAGAAGCATATACGGCTCGAACATCTCTAACCATACAAATTATCTTTGGTTCAGGATATAGTAAATTCAATAAGTTGTAGTGAATACCCCAATCTCTGCTTTTATCAACGATAAATTCTTTTGGGGTAAGGTTATTGAAAAAGCCTTGCATACCTGCACGGCAAAATCCTAAAAATGCTTTTTCCATTGCTTCCTTGTCTTGCGACAAAATTGCTTGGGAATGTGCGTAAGAGTTTTTAGCACTCAAAACTAAATCTGAAAGACCCGAAGTAGGCGTTGCATAAAATTCAGGGTTTTGAGCAATCAAATTAGAAATCAAAGTTGACCCCGAACGTGGGAGCGAGGAATTGAAAAAAATCTTTTTCATACTTGTTGTTATATTAGTTTCTTAATTTAGTCTTTCACTCGGTTTCATTTGAATTAACAAAGAGGAGTTACCGAGCATAACGACTATTTTTTTATGTTGTTGCTTTAGCTACTTTTGGAGCAGGTGCAGGTTCGTTGTCTTTTGCGGTTTGCAATTCAGCAATTAAAGCGTCAATAAGAGGTTTTAAATCCTCATCGTCTTTTACATTAAAACCGTCTTTTGCCATCCAACGAACGTCTTTGTAGCCAAAAAGGTTTATTGCGTGAAAATCTGTAATCAAAGTTGGGTTGTCCGCAGGTTTTTTAGCGAATATACCTGCCACTAATGGCGTTACAGTAGTAAGAGTATCAGTTTTTACTTTTACTGATAAATCTTTTGAATTAATCTGTGTTTCTCCGTAACCGAAGATGTGAATTGTGAAATTTTCCATTTTATTTAATTTTAAATGTTTTTAATTGTTTTAAGTCAATTTTGAAATACAAATATAAAAAAGTATTTCGGTTTTATTCTTTTTTTTATTTATTTATTAAGGCACTATAAATAATTGATTACCTATTTTATAAACAGAATTACTCGGTAATCCAAGATTAGTTGTTGGAATATTCATTATAGATAAGTTGTTTACAAATGTAGTACAAATTCTATTTGTAGTAATATTATCTCCTACAATCATCGAACAAGCGTAATTAGCAACATTGTTTTTACCACCTAATATAGCTGAAAAATCAGCGTTAACTTTATTTTGATAACCATTACCTATAAAAGAATAAGCACTATAAGTATTATTTCTCTTGCCACCAACAATTGATGAATATTCATAATTAGAAACACAATTTTTATAACCCCCGCCTATAAAAGACTTATTGCCAGAAGCAGTATTGTAACAACCTCCTCCGATTGTAGAAAAATCACCAGAAGAAGTATTTCTCCTACCACTGCCAATTATTGAATAAAAACCCGAAGCAGTATTAAGATTACCGCCACCTACAAAAGAAGAATAACCAGAAGCAGTATTATTATAACCCCCTGCAACTGTTGAATATTTAGCAGAAGCACTATTAAAAATACCACCGCCAATTGTTGAAAAGCCTCCTATGGAAGCATTGGCTCTACCGCCACTAATTGTTGATGTATTTCCACTTGCAATATTACCCTCCGATGGATATGTACCACCACCACCAACTACAACAGAATTACAACCATTAGCACAATTGTATCTACCACCTCCTACAAAAGCACTATTACAAGCCCATTGTCCTTTACCGCCTGAAATTGTCGCCCAATAACCAACCGCATTATTTTGGCTTCCACCACCAATGGTAGCCAAGTCAGAAGTTGCATAGTTACTACCACCACCACCAACAGTTGTTTTATAAGCAGTAGCGAAATTCGCACAACCACCACTAACTGTTGAAGCACTACCTGAAGCCGAATTACTACCTCCACCACCTACTGTTGAATTAACAGTAGAAGAAGCATTTCCTGTACCGCCACCAATTACTGAAGCGTAACCAGAGGAAGTGTTTGAAATACCACCACTGATATTTGCTAAATCACAAGAAGAAGTGTTACATTTCCCACCACTAACGGTTGAATTATTACCCGAAGCGGTATTACTAATTCCACCACCAATTGTCGAACATCCACCTGTTGCCGTATTACATAAACCACCGCCTACAAAAGAATGGTCGCCATCAGCGGTTATGCAATCCCCACCACCAATTGTTGAGTGAATACCACTCGCAGTATTTGTAGAACCACCGCCAATAGTGGATAAATCCCCACTCGCATAGTTACTACCCAAGCAAGGTTCTATACCTGTTCCATTAGTGTTATATTTGAAAGGACTACAACCACCGCCACCACCACCTGATGTATCAAACCCAAGATTTGCTTCCGCAAAATCAATAAATGTGTTTACGTCAAAAGGAGTTCCTGTACCGTCCGTACATTCAGACAAAGGTTGACTAAAAATACTCGTGAAATTACCTAAATACTTATTGTAAATTACAATTAAAGGTATCGCATCGTATAAAGATAATACATCAATAGCACACGAATTTTTCGGTGCTACTAATATAATTGAACCATTAATGCTTATTTGTAAACTTCCATCTACTATTACTAATTTTATCATAACTATATTTTTTTAAACCCCTAAATTAACCTCTGCGAAAGCAATAAAGCTACTTTCGGTAAAAGGCGTATTAGTTGCGTTTATGCAACTTGACAACGGTTGGCTGAAAATGGTTGTAAAGTTAGCCAAAAATTTATTAAAAATAGATATGTAAGGAGTTGATTTAGATAACGCCAAAACATCTATTGCACAAGAATCTTTTGGAACAACTAATATAATTAATCCATTAAGTGATATTTGTAAACTTCCAACAACTATTTCAAATTTATACATATTTTTATTTTTTTTATTTTTATTAAGGCACTATACACAATGAACTTTCTCTTCTCCAAACAGAGCCACTCGGTAAACCAGCACTACTTGTTGGAATATTCATTATAGATAAGTTATTTACAAATGTAGTGCAAACTCTATTCGTAGTGATATTAGTTCCTACAATCATTGAATATGCGGATTGTGCATTATTATTATTACCACCTAAAATAGCTGAAAAACAAGCTACTGATTGTACATTATTGCAAGTACCACCGCCAATAAACGAAGCACTGTTATTTTGTACAATTTTATTAGCATTTCCGCCACCAATCATTGAAAAACTACCACCATTAATATTTGCTAAACCACCACTAATTACTCCATAAGAACCACAAGCAATATTACTAAGTCCTCCACCAACTGTTGAGTATTGCACAGTAGCAGTATTGCTATAACCACCACCAATAAATGAATAACACCCACTTGCACTATTACACTTACCACCACTTACTGTTGACCAACCACCAGAAGCAGTATTATATTGACCACCACTAACTGTTGATAAATTAGCACTTACTGTATTGTGCCTACCACCCCCAATTGTTCCTTCTCTATTATTTATAGTATTGCAATTACCACCACTTATTGTCGAAGCATAACCACAAGCATCAATACCATTAATCCAATTATAATATCCACCACCTATTGTTGAGAAACTTCCATACGCTTTATTATTATAAGCTGAATAAGAAGAACCACCACTAACTGTTGACCCTCGACCAATTGCACAATTTCCGTGTCCACCTCCAACTGTTGAATAAAGACCACAGGCAACATTTCCACTTCCACCAATTACACTTGAATAATCGCCACAAGCAACATTTGTCTCTCCTCCACCAATTGTTGATTTTTGTCCGTAAGCAAGATTACCCGTACCACCTCCTACGAAAGAAACAAGATTGTTTGCAACATTATTAGCACCACCCCCAATTGTTGCATACTGCCCAGAACTAATATTTTCATAACCACCCCCTATTGTTGAATGAAAGGCAGAAGCAACATTACTATAACCACCACCAACAAATGAACAACAACCACTTGAGAAATTATTTTTACCACCGCTAATTGTTGAATAATACGCAGAAGCAGTATTTTGAAAACCGCCACCAACTGTTGAATTATACGAAGTAGAAATATTTTCACGACCCCCTCCAATTGTATTGCCTCTATATCCACTTGTAACGTTACAATATCCGCCCCCTACAAATGAATAACAAGCATAAGCAGTATTACATTTTCCGCCCCCAATTGTTGACAAAAAGCCCGAAGCGGTATTACAAAATCCACCACCAATTGTTGAATGATAGTCCGAAGCAGTATTACATTCTCCACCACCTACTGTTGATTTCTCTCCACTTGCAACATTACCTGTGCCAAAAAGAGTTGCATAATTGCCTGTTGCAATATTTGACAAACCACAACGCATTGTACTACCCGTACCTAAACCTTGAATTATTAAGCAACCCGCATAAGGAATACCTGCATTATCTATTAATACACCGTTTGCACCTACTGATACAAAACAACCTGCGGTTAAGTTACAAGCAGAAATGCAATTTGTAAATGTAGTGTTATTTTGATTTGCAGTAATATTACAACCTATTATATGAACATCACTATAATCGTTGGTATTATTATTTCTGCCACCAATAATAGAGGAATAATCACTTCTATCAGTAATATAATTATTATAACCTCCGCCAATTACTCCACTCTTACCCTTTATGCAATTTTTACTACCGCCACCAATTGTAGAATTACATCCTCCTTGAATACAGTTATAATAACCCCCAGAAATTGTTGAAAAAAGACCATAATTTACATTACGTTGTCCGCCACCTACAAAAGAAACAGCACCACAACTAACATTAAATATACCCCCACCTATAAAAGAACTATTGCCCGAAGCAGTATTGCAACAACCACCTCCAATAGTAGCATAATAACTACTTGAAACGTTATATCTACCGCCACCTACTGTTGTATAATTATTACTTGATGTATTTTTACTACCGCCACCTACAAAAGAAGAATAACCAGAAGCAGTATTATAATAACCCCCTACAATTGTTGAATAAATAGCGGTTAGCGAATTTTTTTGACCTCCTCCAATAAATGTATAACGACCAGAAGTAATTATATTACATCTACCACCACCAATAGTTGAATAACAACCACAAGCAGTATTTGCAACACCTCCAGAAACAGTAGCGTGATAATTATACGCTTTATTAAAAGAACCGCCACCTATTGTTGAGCCACTACAATAAGCCTTATTGCTATTTCCTCCGCTTATTGTTGAAAAATCCCCACGAGTTGTATTAATTTTACCACCACCAATAGTATTTGACTCTCTATAAGCACATACTATATTATTATAACCCCCTCCAATTACATTTCCACCAGTAGAAGAAAAAGCACAATAAGTATTTTGTTTAATTTCATTACGACTACCGCCATTAATTACATCTCCAATAAAAGGATAACTATTATTATAGTTTTGAGATGCGTTTATTTTATTATAACAACCTCCCCCAATTATGCCATTAATTGAAGAAACAGTATTACATTGACCACCACTAACTGTTGTGTATTTATTAGAAGCAGTATTTTGTAAACCACCACCAATTATCGAGGAACAACCCGAAGCGGTATTTGTTCTACCACCACCAATAAATGAATCAGAACCCGAAGCGGTATTACAAATACCACCACCAACTGTTGAATTATAATCACTTGAAGTATTACTAATTCCTCCGCCAATTGTTGAATAATAATTTGAAGCAGTATTACAATAACCGCCTCCTACTGTTGCATAATCATAAGAAGCACTATTCTGTTTACCACCACCTACTGTTGAAAAACTATAACAAGTACTATTACACCAACCACCTGAAATAGTTGAAGCATTACCACAGGCTTGATTATTCCTACCACCACCAATTGTAGCATTTGGTGCAAATGTAGCGTTTTCAACACCACCGCCAATTGATGAAAATTCCCCACACGCATTATTACTACCACCGCCACCAATAGTTGAATTCGTAGAAATAGCAGTATTGTAAGCACCGCCACCTACAAATGAATAACAAGCAGATGCAGTATTATTACCACCGCCACTAACTGTTGCCTTTGAAGCAGAAGCAATGTTAGTACAACCACCGCCAATTGTTGAATAAAAACCCGAAGTACTATTACTACAACCACCACTAATAGTTGAATTTATAGCAGACGTAATATTGCAACGACCACCACCGATTGTTGAAAGAGGGCAAGTAGTTGAGTTATTAAAACCACCAACTATTATTGAATATTCGCCTAAAGCACAATTTAATTTACCACCGCCAATAAAAGAATAATTCCCACAAGCGGTATTACTCCTACCACCACCAATTGTTGAAAATCCCTGAAATCCTTTTTCAGTACTTGATGCAAGATTACAAGCACCACCACCTATAAAAGAGTAACAACCATTCGCAGTATTACAACAACCACCACTAACTGTTGAAAAATTATTGCAAGATGTGTTTTTTATTCCACCACCAACTGTTGAACCATTAACACACGCTTTATTACAACAACCACCGCCAATAGTAGCAAATTGACCAGAAGAAAGATTTTTTTTACCTCCACCTACAAAAGCATATTGATTGTTTGAATTATTTAATATACCGCCACTAACGGTAGCACCCTTACTAATTGAACTGTTATATTTTCCACCACTTACAGTTGTATAACTATAAGCAGTTTCATTATATGAACCCCCACCAATTGTAGCGTATTTACCACTTGAAGAATTATAATAACCACCCCCAATAAAAGAATAACAACCTGATGCACAATTTTTATATCCCCCAACAACAATAGATTTATCTAAAGTTGCCTTGTTACAAAAGCCTGAACCAATAAAAGAATGTGTTCCACTTGCAATATTATAACAACCACCACCAATAGTAGCTAAACAACCACTCGCATTATTACTGCCTAATATTGGCTGAATGCCTGTTGCATTAGCATTATATTCAAAAGGACTTGCACCATTGAAAGAAGAGTATTCAATCCAATTCGCATTATTTGAAACAGAATTATCTGTTCCACCCATTGCAACGTTTGCTAAAATGTAAACTTTATTGTTTGCGGGAGTTGTGTCGCTTGTTACCGAAACCTGCATACCAAACTTTCTTCGAGCAGTTGGTATCGAGTTCATATTGGCAACCGTAAGCATAGTCATAAGACCACCTGCCCCAAGATTATCTATGTGCGTTGGAAATGTGTCACTACTTGCCGTAGTGCCTATGTTACTTGTTACGGGTATTGACCCATTTGGATATGCCATACTATATTATTTTTTTTATTACGGTACAATACATATTGTTCCGCCACTACTCCACAAAGCACCACTTGGTAAACCTGCGCTATATGTTGGAATGTTCATTATAGATAAATTATTTACAAATGTAGTACAAACTCTATTTGCGGTTATACAAGAACCTACAATCATTGCGAAATCAAAAAAAGATGTGCTATTACAAGTTCCTCCCGCAATAAAAGAACTAATACCATTAGCGCAGTTACTAAAACCACCTGAAATAGTAGCTCCAAAACCCGAAGCGGTATTACGACAACCACCCCCAATTGTTGAATGGCAATACGAAGCTGTATTTTGACAACCACCCCCAATTGTTGAACTATTGCACGAAGCTGTATTTTGAAAACCACCCCCAATTGTTGAACTACAACCCAAAGCGGTATTATAACAACCCCCACCAATTATCGAGGAATAACCCGAAGCGGTATTTTTAAGACCACCACCAACTGTTGAATTACAATTAGAAGTAATATTGCAACAACCGCCCCCAATTGTTGACATAAAACCCGAAGCGGTATTTCGAGAGCCACCACCAATTGTTGAAATACTATTAGAAGTAAGATTTTGAAAGCCACCCCCAATCGTTGAAGTAGCACCCAAAGCGGTATTTTCAATACCACCCCCAATTGTTGCATAACTATTGCAAGTTTTATTAAGTTTACCACCACCAATTGTTGAATTAGCACACGAAGCGGTATTAACACAACCACCCCCAATTGTTGAATAACAAGCAGAAGCAATATTACAACGTCCACCCCCAATTGTTGTAGCACCACCCGAAGCGGTATTATAACAACCACCGCCAACTGTTGAAGTAGCACCCGAAGCAGTATTTTTAAGACCACCACCAATTGTTGAATTAGCACACGAAGCAATATTACAAGAACCGCCTCCAACTGTTGAATTACAAGCAGAAGTAATATTAAAACGTCCACCCCCAATTGTTGTAGCAAGACTCGATGATGAATTACAAGAACCGCCTCCAACTGTTGAACAATAACCCGAAGCGGTATTACATTGACCACCACTAATTGTCGAACCTTGACCCGAAGCGTTATTATTACCGCCACCTCCAATTGTTGAAATACTACCCGAAACAGTATTGCGATAACCACCTCCAATTGTTGAAATATAACACGAAACGGTATTACAACAACCTCCGCCAATTGTTGATTTACAAGCTGAAGCGGTATTTGTTCTACCACCACCAATAAATGAATCATAACCCGAAGCAATATTACAATAACCACCGCCAATTGTTGTAAAATAACAAGATGATGAATTACAACATCCACCTCCAATTGTTGAACCATAGCTTGTAGCGCAATTAAGCCTACCACCTGCGATAGTTGTAAAACAACCTGATGCCAAGTTTAAAGTTCCACCACCAACAGTTGAGCAACGATTAGAAGATATGTTAGAAGCACCTCCTGCAACAGTAGAACAACGTCCTGATGATGTATTAGCTTGTCCTCCACCAACAGTTGTAAATAAACTCGATGAGGTATTACAACAACCCCCACTAATTACAGAATGAGTACCACTTGAAACATTGCTATTACCTCCGCCAATTGTTGAAATATAACCCGAAGCGGTATTACTACCGCCACCACTTACTGTTGAGGAATAACCACTTGAATTATTACATTGACCACCCCCAATTGTCGAGTATGCACATAAAGCATTATTCTCTAAACCACCAACTACAACTGAATTTTTTCCGCAAGATAAATTTGAATTTCCTCCTCCTATAAAAGAACCTGGATATTGATTTATTGAAAATTCACTATATAAGTTAGGAGAGAATCCTACACAGGTATTCTGCGTAGATGGATTGTAATATGCGCCTATTAAAGAAAACCCCGTGTTAGGTTGATAGCAACTAAAAGAGTTAAGAGGAGTATCGCTTTTTAAATATAAACCACTTATAATATCGGGGCTTCCAAAATAAGTAGTTTGATTTCCGATAAAACAAAAATAACTAAAGTTTGGTGCTATAAAATTAACATTTCCGTTAACATATCCTGAATTAGTACAAAACCGTGCGTAATTAGTGTTGCAAGTTTGAAAATATGTACTTAATTTGCCTGAAACATTATTTGCACCACCTCCAATTGTTGAAGTGCAACCACAAGCGGTATTTTGTTGACCACCCCCAATTGTTGAATTAACACCACTCGCATTATTACCACCTATTATCGGCTGAATACCCGTTGCATTAGCATTATGTTCAAAAGGACTTGCGCCATTAAAAGACGAATATTCAATCCAATTGGCATTATTTGAAACAGAATTATCTGTTCCACCCATTGCAACGTTTGCTAAAATATAAACTTTATTGTTTGCAGGAGTTGAATCGCTTGTAACTGAAACCTGCATACCAAACTTTCTTCGAGCAGTTGGTATTGAGTTCATATTGGCAACAGTAAGCATAGTCATAAGACCACCTGCCCCAAGATTATCTATGTGCGTTGGAAATGTATCACTACTTGCAGTAGTGCCTATACTACTTGTTACGGGTATCGACCCATTTGGATATGCCATACTAAATTATTTTTAAATTAGGAAACTCTAATTGTTATTTCTGCACCTAATTCATATTTAGTTCTGTAAACTCTATAATCTACTGTAACTCCTTGAGCATTAGTAACACTTACAGTACCATAAGACCACCCATTTTCAACATTGCTATAAAAAGCATCGTCTGTCGCATCAGCCATTGCTACCACTAAATTCGTAGCAGTATCTTTAAAACCTGTTGCAGTTGTTGGACTTGAAAAAGGCGTAGTATCAGGATAACAAATGTATTTATAATTTAATGTAGAAAAAGTATAATCTCCTATTTGATTTGCTTTTAAAACCCCTGTCAAAGCCTCTATTTGAGCCTCGTTTAATGTTGGATTAGCACTAACGCCATAATATAATTTCCAATACCATATAACAGTTGCAAATGTACTTGTAATTACATTTGATTTTGTGTCAATTGCAGTTGCTTTCCATTCATTAATTGAAGAAACTATTTTTTGAACCGACCCAATATTTACATTTTGAGGGCTTGTATTGCTTATACCTGATTGCAAGACTGTATTTCCGTCTGTAACGTCAATTACAGAAACGCTATTTGCTTGTAAATTAGACGGAGTTGTAAACGCCCAACTAAATGATTTAGCACCACTAATTGTTGTTCCCACTTCAATAGGAGTAGTTTGTGTAATTCCAAACGAAGTGAAAGTTGGATATACATAAGGCGCATATATATTTTGAAATAAATCGTCATAAGTATATCCTGTAATATCTGTACCTATTGGTATATTTTCAACTATTACTGTTGTTGGCGAATCTCCTGCGTAAACACTGCTTCCACCGCCACCGCCACCTGTTACATAGTTTTGTAAAGGTTCTGTTGCGCCATAAACGTCTTTTAGTGTTAGAACTCCTGTTATACCATCTACAAATACTGCTAATGAATTTCCGTTAGGCGATGATATATTCTGTGGTTGTGATTTATTTATTGCCATTATGCTTTTTTTAATTATATTAATATACTTTACTCAAGACGAAATTTCTCGAAAACATTGAATTACCCGCATTGTTAGTGTTCCATTGAGCCGTAATGACTAATGTATTATTTATTGTAGTATCAAAAGTAGTTGTATTTAATAGTGTCAAAACGAATCCCTCAAAACTTGTTCCCGCATTTTTAATATATGAAAACAAACCACCTGACGAAATTGATGCTACGCCTGTTGTTCCTAATGTTCTAATTGTAAATTGTAATATTAGTGTCCAAGATTTTAAAGTAGAAGCGTCTAAAGCAAGAACTCCCGTATCTGCTAAAGGCGCACCCGAAAGTGTTTTTATTCTTATACGTAGGGTCGCAGTTCCGACATTTGAAATAATACCGTCTAAAACCGCATTAAAACTATCTCCTACTGAAAATCCATTTGCAGGTACACTTAATGTACCAACACCAACACCTATTAAAGAACTTTCAACATCAGTTGCCGTTACAGGAGTGCTATCTGTTGTTTGAGCGAATAAACCGCTATTTGGAACAAAAGGCGCATTTTCAAGTACTTTATTTGCGCCAACGCTAACAAAACAACCAACTGTTAAATTATTAGCCGATACGCAGTTCATAAATGTAGTACACGCTTGAGTTGCACATAAATTAGAGCCGATTATCATAGCGTCATCAAAAGTACAAGTGTTATTTAAACACCCCCCTAAAATAGCTGAACAATTGCCAGATGCAGTATTACATATACCACCCCCAATTATCGAATAACAAGCCGATACGGTATTACAAAATCCACCACTAATTATTGAAAAACAATTAGATGCGGTATTACGAATTCCGCTACCAATGAATGAAACACAACCAGATGCGGTATTACAACCGCCACCACTAATTGTTGAAGTAAAACCACTTGCGAGATTATCTCCACCACCACCAATAGTAGCACCTGAATTTGAAGCAGTATTTTGATAACCACCGCCTATTGTTGTTGTTTTGTTAGAAGAAATGTTAGTATAACCACCTCCAATTGTTGAATATTTACCTGAAGCAATATTAGCACAACCTCCTCCAATCATTGAATAAACTCCACTTGCATTATTAAAACCACCGCCACCTACTATTGCGTGTATGTTTGTTGATGAATTACAATATCCACCTACAACTACACTATGTTCGCAAATAGCTTGATTTTTTTCCCCCCCACCTACAATTGAATTAATACCATTTGTAGTGTTTATTGAACCACCACCTATTATTGAATATATACCTAAAGCACAATTAGATTTACCACCGCTAATAGTTGAATAATTACCTTGAGCATTATTCGATAAACCACAACGCTCTGTACTTCCTGTTCCTATCCCTATTTGAAATATACTGCCAACGTAAGGAATTGTCGGTGCATTTACTAACACACCATTTGCTCCAACTACAACGGCACAACCTGCTGATAAATTTTGCGCTGAAAGGCAATTAGTAAATGTAGTACACGCTTGAGTTGCACATAAATTAGAGCCGATTATCATTGCATTGGCATATCCGCACGTTTTGTTTGTAGAACCTCCCAAAATAGCACTATTTAGTCCATCAGCAAGATTCTTATAACCGCCACCAATTGTTGAATAATAATTAGAAGCAGTATTACAATAACCGCCACCAATTGTTATATTTTCCCCTAAACAAGTATTATTACGTTTACCACCTGATATTGTTGAAAATTCAGTTTTAACAGAATTGCAAAAACCTCCTCCAACTAAAGAAAAATTACAACAACTACAATTTTTATAACCACCGCCAATTGTTGAATAAAAAGCAGAAGCAATATTAGTAAAACCACCACCAATTGTTGTAAAAACAGAAGATGATGAATTACAACATCCGCCACCAACTGTTGAACCATCATTTGTGGCGCAATTAAACCTACCACCTGCGATAGTTGAAGAACAACCTGATGCCAAGTTTAAAGTTCCTCCACCAACAGTTGAGCAACGATTAGAAGATATGTTAGAAGCACCCCCTGCAACAGTAGAACAACGTGCTGATGATGTATTAGCTTGTCCTCCACCAACAGTTGTAAATAAACTCGATGAGGTATTACAACAACCGCCACTAATTACAGAATGAGTACCACTTGAAACATTGCTATTACCTCCGCCAATTGTTGAATAACAACTTGAAGCAGTATTAAATTTACCACCACCAATTGTTGAATAATTACCAGTACCACAGTTTAGTAATCCACCACTAATTGTAGATAATCTTCCAGCATTACAACAAGTAATTGCACCAGTTAAATCTCCATTAGTTGTATTTAAAACACCACCAGCAGTATTATGACCAATACCACCACCAATTGTTACTCCCAAAGAGCAACATTCGTTTGTAGGCGATTGAATTATATTTCTTTGACCACCTCCAATAAATGAAAACCTTGAATTTGTAATATTACAAGTTCCACCACTTACTGTTGACCAATGAACATAGGCTTTATTACAAAAACCTCCTCCGACTGTTGAATAATACCCACAAGATTTATTATATAGACCACCGCCAACTATTGAAAAAACACCATAAACTGTATTACTTTTACCACCAATAATTGTTGAAAAACTAGATTGTACTACATTACCAACACCTCCGACAGTTGTTGCGTAACCTCCTACGGCACAATTATTATACCCCCCTCCAATAAACGACCATTGTCCAATAGCTCTATTGTTTTGACCACCTCCTATTGTTGAGCAACTACCTTTGGCATAGTTTCTTGTACCTCCTCCAACCGTAGAAAGTATTTCACAAGAAAGATTTTCGTTTCCACCACTTACTGTTGATTTACAACCACTTGCAGTATTGCAACTACCTCCTCCAATTGTTGATTGACAACCACTCGCAACATTCCCACCTATTACTGGCTGAATAGCATCATTAGTGCCATACTCAAAAGGACTACCAGCACCAATATAAGAACTATAATCAATCCAGTTTGAGTTATTTGAAACAGAATTATCTGTTCCACCCATTGCAACGTTTGCTAAAATGTAAACTTTATTGTTTGCGGGAGTTGAATCGCTTGTTACTGAAACTTGCATACCAAACTTTCTTCGTAAAGTTGGTATTGAGTTCATATTGGCAACTGTGAGCATAGTCATAAGACCACCTGCCCCAAGATTATCTATGTGCGTTGGAAATGTATCACTACTTGCAGTAGTGCCTATACTACTTGTTACGGGTATCGACCCATTTGGATATGCCATACTAAATTATTTTTAAAATATTTTTTCCCAAAATTTTAAAAGAATTGTCCATAGACCACCTAAAACTATACTTCCACCAATCAATTTAGACTTAAAAGTTCTGTCTGATTCAATGTAATCATTATGTTCTTTGACTTGCGTAATCAAACCTATCTGTCCGTATGAGGGGTCGCCAACAATTGTAGTATTTAACTTGGTTGTTGTTTTATCAATAGTTTCTACTTTTAATGATAATTCTTTTAGAATATCTTTTATCCAAGTAATATCTTTTGCATCTACCGTAACGGTTTCTTTAGGTTTTCTTGTCAAAGCCATAATAATATTTTTTTATAATCCTAATTGTTCTAATTGTTTTGCAAGAAGAATATTTTTACCGCTTTTGAATCCATTATAAAAAGCCAAGCCAACTGTTTCTTTATGTTTCATAATAAAACAATTAACGTTAGACACTTCGCAATTTGCTTCGTCAGCGAATATTCCTAATGCTTTTTTCAAGAACGGAGAAGCTAATCCCTCATACCCGAAAAAATCCATTCTTTTGTCCATTATATTCAAAAAAGTAACAGTTTCAACATCTTTGAAGTCATTACACATAGTATAAAAAACATTCCCGTTAATATCGTCAGTAACCTTAATTTGAACATTATCATTTGACGTTATGTATGTTTCTGCATACTTATTAATTCCCGTCATCATAATCTTTTTAACAATTCCCTCAATCATAGTGTTTTAGTTTAAAAATTTCTTGTTTTTAACAATATTTGTTAAATATTTAAAATGCTAAATTAATCTGTTTTTTATTTTATATAAAATAAATTAATATTTTGTAAAATTAATGTTTTTTTACTTAATTCCTAAAAAAGAAAATACTTTAGGGTATTTTGCTTTAAGTTTTTCATAAGCACTTCCTAAATTATAATCTTGAATCAAATCGACTGAATAGTTGAATTTTTCTTTGTTGAAATTTAACGATGTAGGTATTCCAAGAAACACAACATTTATTTTTCCTGAAACGGCAATATCTATTGGTTTTCTATCAAGCACGTCTTTAATAAAAGGCAAAATAGCTACTTTTGATTTTTGAATATCTATTTCCCCATAACCCTTTACTTCAAAAGTTGAGTTTGGCTGAACTGTTATGCTTTGAGTTGATTTTGTATTAGCAAAAGGCAAGTCTTTGAAAAACAATTGTAAATCATAGTCTTTAACTTCAACTTTAAATGAAGACTTATTTGTAATACTAAATACTGCTGAAACCTGCATAATATCATCCTTTTGACCTATGATTTCAAAATCTTTAAGCGCATACTGATAATTTAAAGCCAAGTCAACTTGATACTTAAAGTACCTATATAATCCAAAACCCGCAAGGGCTAATCCTCCAAATAAAAAAACTTTTTTCATACTAATTATATTATATTAACTATTCCTTGTTTGGTATATAGCAACCATTCCAACGGCAACCGCAAGAAATACTACACCGATGTAAATTCTTTGATTTCTCTCTTTAATGCTTTGTGTTTCAATTCTTAATTTATCCGCCTGTGTAGTAGTATTATAAATATCCTGTTGATTAGTTGCTATATAATTCTTAAAAACATCAGCGCAATTATTTTGAGTGTATTTTTTTTTGTAAATATCAAAGTAGGCATTATATTTAGCAGGTTCGTTTTTAGCAAGTATTTCAAGACTTGATTTTATCTTGTCTATGCACTTGCACTTTTCATAAATTGAACGACTGTCAAAATACTTATCATCAACAACAGGTATTTTGATATAGTCAGGACATAATTGCATTTTATTAGCACCACAAGAATATGCTTTATTTGCATCATAGCTTAATTCGCATTTTCCTACATTTTCTAAACCATAAATATAATTAAGTAATTGCGCCATAATATTATTTTTTTACAATTATATAAAACCCTGTCAATAAAACTAATCCACCCAATATTATATATGTTTTTTGTTCTGCAAAACCTTTTTTAACAATACTTTCTTCAGCTTTTATAGAACCTTGCGTTTGTAAAGCTATTAAATCTCTTGTTCTTACTGCCTCTACTTTATCTCTACAATTAAATCTTTCATACTTTTCTTTAGCCATTTTAACAATTTGTTGCCTTATTCCAATAGCACTAACTGATAAATGTACTTGTTCTATACCAAAATCTTTAATTAACCAATCTAATTCCAAACAAGTGTTTGCTTTTAATTCCCCTTGTGGCGTTAAATATGATAAATAAGTAGCACTCCATTGTTCAGATTTTAATTTGTTGTAATCTATTCTATTGTTTAAAACGTTTATATCAACTAAATGCTCACTTAATTCATTTTTTTCTTGAATATCATTACAACTACGATAATTCTCAAAAGAGTGACCTGTTGCAAGACCTGTTTTATTAGTTATAAAATCTACACATAGTTTTCTTTGTCCTTTAATCCAATCTTCTTCATTAACCGCAGTTTTTCCTTTTTCAACAACATTGTATTTTATTGGAATTGGTTCTTGTGCAATAACAGGCTTCTTTTTAAACAACAAATATGCCATCGTTCCGATACCACCAAATATAATTACGCTTTCTATTATTTTACCTGCACTCATTATTTTTTCTTTTTTATTGCAAATTTCAATAAGACTAAAATTAAAATACTACCAATTCCAATTATGGCATATCTTGCAATGTCTTTTTTTGCAGTAAGACTTTTTTCGATTTCCGCAAAACCTGCTTCTTGTCGATTGACGGCATCAATTAATCTATCTTCTTCCCCAACACTGTAAATCCTACCACCTGTACCAACGTCTGTATAAGCCATATTTTTTTTGCTTTTCTAAATTACTTTTGACACGTCTAAATATTCAACAACTAAACCGTGTTTTAATAATTGTATATTTTCGTATGCTACCTTTCCATTTTTATTAATCGAGCCGAATCTTACACCCCAATCCCCGCTAATCAAAAATTGAGAATCGCCATAAATATCAACTTTTCTGCCAAAAGGCAATTGTAATGTCGCAAATCCATTATCAAAATCTACGCTTAAAACCGTTACTTTTGGCTTCCAAACATTATTTACAAAAAAGTAATACGCACCGCCTAAAGCAGTAAACACAGTTGCTATTGCAACTACCTTTAGGACGATTTTACTTTCTTTTACTAATGATATGCTTGAATTGATACTCATAATTTTTTACTCGCTTTTTTTATTAAAAAACACTTTGTAAACCACCAATAAACCAATAATACCTAAAATTCCTAAAGTAAGGTAGTTTGGCTTTGGTTTTTTTAAATTAATGGTAGAATTAGGCGTTGTGCCACCGTCAACGTAGGTTTTAGTTTCATCACTTGTATCGCTTGGAATCGCATTACTTTTAGGAGTGCTTGTTTGGCTTCCTGTATTTTGATTTGCCTCTTGTTGCGACAAAATTTCATCAACTACCTGTTGTGATTGAGAACTTCCATTTGAAGTATTGTTTATAAAAACAATTGGGTTTATCAAATCAGGTTCTACTATTTGAGAACCGCTATTTGAGCCACCGCCTAAATTTCCTCCTGTTGGCATAACATAACTGCCACCGCCTGAACCGCTTCCTGAACTACCACCCAAACCACCGTCTAATACATTGTTTGAATCGTCATCAATTATACTATCTGATAAATATTGCCTCATAATATTACTTTTCTAATTTTACTGTATCTTCTCTTACATAAATTTCTTTTCCTGTTGTGTTAGGTAAAAAAACGTGTGTTAAAAAACTTTTGTTTCTATTCATATCGTCTAATGCGATTTGAGATGGTTTTATTCTAAACCATTTTAATATTCTTCCGTCAGCATTAGTCAATTTTCCTTTATCGTCAACCACTTGTATTAAATTACCCAAAAGAGTTCCTCTATTAGTTATTGTTGACATAACGTTATCTATTAAACCGTTATTTACAAAGTTTTGATACCTTGCTTTAACATCGTCTAATTTTGTATAAATAGGCTTGTTTACCAAATCTACCGTTGCTTGAGCAGAGGTTTTCTTTAATATTTCAGATAAAGCCGTAGGGATAATTACCTGCTCTTCAGAAACTACTTCGCCTGTTGTAGTAGTAGCAACATTTCCGCCATCATCAGCTACGGGCGTACCCTCGCTTGAAGCATTTGGCATATCTTTTTTCTTTGTGATTACTAAATAGGCAACTACCGCTAAAGCGATTGCTAATCCTGAATACAAATACATTTTTTTATCTCCGTTCATAATTTTATTTTTTTGCGTCATCAATATTTTTAATTACCGAATCAAAATCTGATTTTAATTTTGGGTCAGTATTTATATCTTTTACACTCGCTTTTTTTATTGCGAAATAAAGTAACCCTATTACTATTATAGAAGTTGTTGCGATTACAATTGCTTTCTTATTTTTCATAAACTTTATTGTTTAAAAGATTTATAAATATAAATTCCACCGTAAATAAAGCCCCCGATTAAAAGGATATTCATTACCTTTTTTACATTATCTCCTGCAAAAAAAGAAGAAACTCCTGATAAAGTACCACCTAATACATCACTTGCCGTTCCATAAGTTGATAGAACGGGTGCAAGTACACCTGCATTAGCATAAGGGGACAAGCCATTTTTATTTACATACTGTCTAAAAGTAGAATTAAATGTTCGGCAATCAAGATTAGAACTTAAACTTCCTGATTTTGCATACGCATAATCCCAAAGTTCTTTGGCACTTTCTTTACCAAAATGCTCCGCTAACTTTTTGTGCCAAATAATCCAATCTTCACAATTCCAAAAAGAATCAATGCCCCATTGGTCATAGTCAGGTACGGTATCCCAAGTTATTACTGCCATTTTTTTATTTTTTAAATTCTTAATTATTCACAACAAAGTTAATTAAAATTACAATGTTTTTAACAATATTTATTTAACTTTTATATATGTTAAATTTGCTATTATCTTATTTTAACGGCTATGCCATACGATTCAGTATATCCTAAATCTTTTAACTTCTCTACTAAAGGAACACGTTTTTTATTTTCGTTATTGATTTGTTGTTGATACACTGCGTTTCTTGTATAAGCACTTTGTCCAAATCCATAATGTTGCACGGGATTATTTTTAGCCGTTGTTAGGCTATCAATTTTTTTGTTTATAGCATCAATTTGTTTCGCAAGTTCTGTTGCTTCTGCTATTTTTTTTACATCTTCTGCAACTTGTTCAGGAGAGGTATAATTAGTTCCTGGAAGTTGATAGCCTGAACCTGTTGAACCTGTTGAACCTGTTGAACCTGTTGAACCTGTTGAACCTATTGAACCTGTTGAACCTGAACCCGTTGTGCCTGAACCTGTTGTTCCCGAACCTGTTGTTCCCGAACCTATTGCATCTTCTATTTTTGCTTTAGGTTTAAAGTAAAAATATGCCCCAATACCTAATACCGCAACACTTCCTATTATTACTGCAATTTTATTCATAACTCTATTTTTTTTTAATGAATTTATTATACTGATTCAATGACGTTTCCGTGACTTTCATAACTCTTTTTAGCCTATCTTCTGTCAGTAAACCAAAATTTCCGTCAACGGTTAATTGTTTTAATGCCGTTTGAAGTATTTCTACTTCTTTACCCACAGAGCCTTTTTTCAAAACTTTATCCCAATCTGCTTTTGCAGGTGTTGTATTTGAAGTTCCGCTTTGGGAAGTTGTTTCTTTTGCAATTTCTGAATTTTGCTTACTTTGCTTGTAAAAATAGTAAAGACCTAATATAATTAGCCCTGCTGATACGATTATTACTTTTTGATTATTTTTCATAATTCAATTATTTTTATGTTGCTAAAGGCAGTACTTCCATAGGAGGAATCAAATGACTTCCGTCTTCCGCTTCTACTATGTCGTCTTGACTTCTTGTGTTGAAATTTACATTTCCGCTTTTAATTTTGTTGTAAAGCAAAAATGCCCCAAATCCAATTAAAACCGCACCTACTATGTAGTAACCTTTTCCCATTTTACAAATCTTTTAATGCTATTTCAGAAACCTGTTTTGCTTTCAATAAACCCGCTAAAGTAACTGTTCCAAATACTCCGTCAATACCATCTTTGTTATCTCCAAAAGAACCTAAATCCTGACCGTAATCATTAATAAGGATTCTTTGTAATTCAGAAACTTCAGCACCCTCTAAACCTTGTTTTAAAACTAAATTAACGTCTAAATTAGTTTGAGGTGGGGTCGGATTTGTATCAATAGTTTGATTTCCGATTGTAATTGGTTTGTTTCTGTAATGATAGTAAGTTAAAAAACCTATTCCCAATACTATTCCGCCAATTATCAATTGTGTCTTCTCGTCTTTTATATCTATTTTCATATTATAAGTCTTTTAATGATATTTTTGTTACTCCTTTTGCTTTTCTTAACGCAACCTCTGTTATTAATCCAAAATCTCCGTCAATTCCGTCTTGGTTAACCCCTGACTTGCCTAAATCGGCATTATAATCCTTTTTAAGTATTCTTTGTAATTCAGAAACTTCTAATCCTTGAGAGCCTCTTTTTAATGCTTTTTCAATATCTAAAGTTGAAGTCTGTGAATCTGCGGGTTCTGCTTTTGGTAAACTATGTAGCCATTTACTAATTAAGTAAACTCCTAAAACAACCGAACCTGCAATTATTAAAAACTTTTTTTGTTTTGGGTCTAAATTCATAATTTATATTTTTTTAAAATTAATTTTTAATTACAAATTCCAAGCCCACTACAAGGTGCTTTTATACATTGAACTTCTACTTCGGTATATTTTTTACCTGCTTTTTCACATTGCTCTTTTGTAAAACCTAAATTATTAAGTTGATTATTTTGAACGTCAACGGGGGTTTTGGGAAAAAAACCATTTGAATAATGAACAGGAGTAGGTTCTTGGGTTAAATTAACAATAAAATCAAATTGCTCTTTTGTAGTTTGACCTAAAGATAAATCTCCCGATTCGTTTCTGTATTGTAATTCTAATATAGATAATAATTTATCAATATTGTTTTTACTTACGTCTTTACCGTTAGTTTTAGCATTGTTAATAATCTGCATAGTACCATCAAAAATTTCTTTAAAAGTTTTGTGTTTTGCATTTGGCTCTCTCTTTTCTGTATAAGTGACTGCCTTATTAACAAAGTCAGTAACTAACTTGTTTAATTCAGCATCATCGTATGTCGTTGTTGCTTGAATTTTTTTCTTTTGATTTTGATTATACAAATAATAAACCACAACGGCTACACCAACTCCTATTAATAAATTTTTATTATTCATAACTTTATTTTTTTACATTCCATTTCTAAAAGCGTAAGCAATAGCCATAGAGTAGGCTATCCCGCTACCAATAACCACAACTGCTATTCCTTTTGTTAAACTATATTTCTGATAATAGGAAAAATAAGCAAGTCCTAATGGTACTGCCGAAACCATAGCGGTATTTTTTATCATACTTACAATTACTTCCTTATTTTTAGTTGCTTTTGCTAAAGCAATATCGTCCGCTTCTTTTTTAATTTGAGCAGGTGTCATTGCGTTTTTCGTTCTAATATACTCGTCTGCATCCCTTTGAAATTTAAAAGCAATTCCATCTACCATAATTGGAGTTGTTAAGGGCTTTGCGCCCCCACCGTCTGTGTTACCTATTGGCTCTGTTATATTAGACATTTTTATAAATTTTTAGTTTTTTGATACCTTGAGTATGTCATATACGAGTAAATTGCAACTATTGCAAAGCCAAAATATAATATTCTTTTATCTTTCATAACCTTATTTTTTTTTGTTCATATTGATTACAACTACATCAGACCTAAACCAACGTAAAGACGGGTCATTCTTTTTCATAATATCCCAACTGAAATTCTTTTTTATTTCGTATAGTTGGTTTGAATTTTCTTCGTTTACGGCAAACCATATTTTTTTGTCATCGCCCAATTTAGCGGTTACAACTTTTCCTATAAATGATTTTTTATAAGGTATTGTTCCTGCTATGTTATTAATGATGCCATTATTAACTCCCGCACCCATTCTAACATTAACGTTATCTGTTAAAGTATAAATTTTTTGACCCAAATACTTTGCGTATTTTTTATCATTAAGAGTTTGTTCAAGACTTTTTTTATATTCGTTTATAGAAATTTCAATTCCCTCTCTAACTTTATCTGAATTTAATTTACCTATTGCATTTTCATAATCAAAATCAACGTCTTGGTCATCAATAATTCCAACGGGTCTTCTATTCTGTTTATCTCTATACCAAAAATAAGCGGTTGCCAATCCTGCGATTGATAACCCACCTATTAATAATGTTTTTTTTGTATTTGAATTCATATTAATTATTCTGCTTTAAGTTCTACTTTAGGTTTTCCATTAGCATCAAGAACATCTCTACCCCATTTTCTCAACCAAATTTCTTCCCCGAAGACGTGTAATTCATATCCGTTAAAAGTTGTAATGTCAACGCCTTTATTCAATGAGAAGTTTTTTGTAGAACCTCCCAATGAAGCAGTTCCACTTCCATCTTGTCTTATGGTTACTTTTGCTTTAGGCGGTATTAAAAACAATACTATTCCTGTTAAAGCAACAACAACACCAAGAACAATAAAAACTTTTTTCTTTTTATCCATTATGGTTGTCTTTAATCATTGCTCAATAAAAACCCTAATACAAAAGCACCTACAATCATTACTTTAATAGTATCGTCATCTTTTTTCTTATTTTCAGCCAACGATTCAGTTGTAACAGGTTCAACAGGCTTTGTTTTAGAAAGTTTATTTTGGTCTGCGTAAAAAGTACCCGAATTGGTTTGAATCGCTTTAACAGTATTCATAGCCATATCTTTTGTAAAGGTAACTACATTAACTAAATCCCCTTTTTTGAAAAGTCTTAAAACAGGATTTGGCATAGCCATAAACTGTTGACGTGTGTTATAAGCATCGCCTTGAAAACGAACTTCCTGTGAATTAAAATCAGACGTAACATAATATTCTCCGTCAGGAAATGTAGAATTATTCAAATTATTACGGTAATCCGTAAGGCTTTGTGCTAATTGATATTGTCTTTCTTGCTCTTTTAATTGTTTTTCAATTAATGCTTTTTGTTCAGCCAAATTAACTGTTTGATGAAAATTCTGACTATCTATATTTACTCCTCCGAAACTTCCCATAATTACTGTTTTTTCTTTAATAGTTTGTATATCACAAAGGAGGCAGTCGTAACTAAAAGTATTCCGCCAATTATTAGGTATAATGTCTTTTTATTCTCTTTTTTCTTTCTTTCTTCTTCCTCTTTCTTTCTTTCTTCTTCCTCTTTCTTTTTTTCCTCTTCCTCTTCAATCTTTTTTGTCATTGCTTTAAAATCAGCTTCGGTCAAGCCTTGAATTTGTTGACTATATTCGCTACCTACAACTGCTTTTTTTATGTCTTGAAGACTATTTAAACCTGAATTTTGTAAATTTTTCACAACATCGTAAACTTCAGGCGGTACTCCAATTGCAGATAAAGCAGTTGGCGCAACAGCTCTTGTTATAGGGTTGTTAACGTACTGTTGTGCTAAATGTGCGCCACTCCTTACGGTAGATTTTACATTGTTTGAAACAAAATTACCTATACTTTTAATACTTAAACCACCCATTTTTATATTTTTATTTATTAAAATTTAATGCCGTTTTTACTTAATTCCCCAAGAATTAAATTATTGAAGTAAACAAGAGCAAGTCTATATTGCTCATCCATAAATGCTTTCTATTGAGCCAAATTAACTGTTTGATGAAAATTTTGACTATATATGTTTACTCCTCTGAAACTTCCCATAATTATTCAGTTTTATTAGTTTTTTTAAATAATGTATATCCAACCAAAATCGCAAGAACTCCGAACATAGCGTATTTAGCGTAGTCAGGTTTAACTTCAGGCGCAACAGGTGTATCTTGAGCCGTATAGCTTGGTTGCCCCCCCATACTTTGCCCCGAACCTCCGTTAGCATTAAGCAAATCGTCTGTATCGTTAAAAGGAATGTTATTTAAAGCAGTATATAGTTTTTTAGTTTCTTGAGCAGACATAGTGTAGCCTTTTCTATAATGCTTCAAAACCCTTTTTAAACTACTCAAAGGATTAATGATATTATTGATTACCAATTTTCTATCCTGTAAGTCTTTAAGTGAATTGTCACTGTAATAAACGTCATTTCCGTCAGTAGCAAACATTGAAATCGTAAAATCAAAACGATTAATAGTTTCTATTGGATTTGGTCTGAATATTTTAACCAAATCAAAAGTTTTACCATTGTAATTAACTTTCATTCCGTTTTCGCTTTCCCAAATAGTATTTGCTCCTTTAGAAATTAAATATTCTTTTGCTTTATTGTATTCAGCAACATTAGGAAAGAAAATATCGCAATCAGATTTTAGAGGCTGATTTGAAAAATAATCTCTTAAAACTCCACCTGCAATCCAACAATTAATGCCGTTTTTTCTTAATTCCCCAAGAATTAAATTATTGAAGTAAACAAGCGTTAAAGGTTTGTTTACGGTAATTGGTTTATTTGCCATAACTTTTATTTTTTTTAAAATTATTCGCTTTTACCTTTATTGAATAAAACGTACCCTACTAAAAAAGCACCTGCTATCATCAATAGATTTTTATTGTCAATATTTTCAGGAATAAATGTACTGCTATTTGTTGGAATACCTGAACCGTTATTTTCTTCAATAATTTTATACTCGTTTATTGGTATAAAAGTTTTTCCGTCAGTAGTGTAAAAAGAACCGCCTGAAATATACCCTTTATAAGTTTCTCCCATTATTGCAGAAACTCTACAAGGGTTGTATTCCATTGTTTGAATTAATCCTGTTTGATTACATTTCCCTGTTTTTTTATCTACTAAAGAAACTACTGATACAATAGGTCTTGTCAAATATTCGATTGGAATTTCAATAGAGCCTTGAATACCATAATTTTTTACTTCAAGAACATTTTGTTGAGTATCAGGTCTGTAAGCACTTGCAATTCCACCGCTAAATCCTTTAATGTACTTACTAAATAATCTACCCGAAACTTTTGTTCCTGCTTTCAAAGTAGAAAAAACAGGTATTGAGCCTGATTTAATTCCATCGTTTATCATTTTGCTTCCTGAAACATAATCAAAGTCTTTAGTTAATACGAAAGTTGCATTTTGTTCAAGAGTAGTGTCATATACAGGCTTTACAGGATTACTTACATAAACAGGTTGTAGCATATTAGCCCCATATAGAATACCTGTCGAAACAGTTACCGCTAAAGAATCATCAACTTTTCTTAAATAACTTTTAGGAATTGTAAATTCTTTTTGTTTTTTTAAATCTCCAAGACTACTAAAAAAACTACCTTTAGGTGCGTTAGGGTCAGGTTCAACATAATTTGGGTTTTCTATAATTGCATTATTTCCCTCAAATCGAACTACGTTTACTATATTGCCTTTTGAAAAAGTACCTACTTGTGGCTCTGAATTAAACTTTACGGGTTGCGGAAAAGATTGTCCTGACCAAATCGAAGTTGGCGCAATCATATTAGCATTTGAAGCAACTTCTTTTATCGTAGATGGTAAAGTAAAACCTATACTTTGCAATGGTTGGAGATAATTTAGCAAAGAAAAATTAGGAACTTGGTAATCATAAATAAACTCATACTTACCTAATTTCTCAACTACGTCTATTGGATTCAAATTTATGTTTGAAAGCCCTGTTTCTAATCTTCTTGGTTCTTCAAGTCTTAATGGTTTAACCATAATTTCTTCATTTTCCATAATCTCTATTTTTTTAATTTTACCTAAATACTATATTGTCTTTTTCAAAGTTGTCGATAAAGTTTTTAATCTTATCGTAACGAACTTTATTCTCTTGGCTTGGGTAGTGTTCAAAAACTTCTAAAAACGCTTCACACGCTTCAATTCTTGGATAACCAAGCCCTAAATAAATCAATAACCCATTCAAGTCTGCTTCGCTCTCATCGTGCATATCTTCGTTAACGTAGAAATGGCTAAATTCGTGGCAAAGAATCGCAAATCTCATAGGTATAGTATAAGTATCAAATTGCCTTTTAGATACTTGAATACGACCTGTCATTCTTGATATTCTCGCAGGTGTTGTAAGTTCTTTTCCTTTTGAATCTGTAATAGTCGGTAAATACTCTATCATAATATTTCCGTTGTCTGACTGATACGATTTGTTTGCTTCTAAATAAGGTGCGTTAAAACAAAATCTTTGCGCAAAATCTATAAAATAAGCAATTGTTGGATTATGTATATCGACTACATCAATCCTTTTTTGTAACGGTGTTTTATCAACTGAAACAACCGTGATGTTTTTATCTTCGCTTTGTGGCGAATTTCCTCTTCTATCATCATACACTGAAATTATAACGCTTTTAGACGTGATTGGCATACGGACAAAGAAAGTGTAATCTGAATTAACTGTTTTATACCTATCAGTAAAAACAATTTTAGGTTTTTGTTCATCAAAAATTTTAATTCTGACTTTAGTAGGCATTGTAACTGCTACTTTTACTACCAAGCACATTTCTTCAAACCTTGTATCTAATCTTAAATTCATACTACTTATTTTTTTGATAAATTTTATATCCTACTGCCCCTACTATTATAAATAAAGAAATAAAAATAATTGTTTTATTTAGACCTACAAATGTATTGTCAGGTTTAATTTTTAAAGGAGCGTCAATACCTAAAACAATTCGTGACTCCGCAATTGAGTCTTGAAGCCAAGTAGCATCATCAGGCTCTTCTGTATAATTAGAAAAGTTCTCAAACTTTTTGTTAACTAAAAAATTATTCTTGTCTTTTTCACGTTGAATCCAATTAGCAAAACTTAATGTAGTTCCGCTTTCTTTCCATAAACGATTTGGGCTTTTGCCTGTTGTTTCCATATTCTTAATTATTTTGTTGTTGTTGTTGTTAGAGAATCTTTAACCTTATTTACTTCAGCGTCAAATTCTAATCTTGGTTTTAAGTATCCCTTATAGATAAAAACTAATAGTCCTACCGAAATACCTAATAATGCAATTCCTATTATTTTTTTAGTTTCCATAAGTTATTTTTTTTACGATTCAATAAATTGTCCTTGTCCTGATAATTGTGTGCTTTTTGATTTTCCGATAACGGGTTCAATAATTTTACTTACCGAAGTCTTTACCATATCAAAAGCAGAAGTGAAATTTTCTTTTATACCTCCTGTTTTAATTCCTAACACACTTGGGTCAATAGGAACGTCATCTACAAAAATACCCGAAGTTTGACTTAATGGTGTGGTTGTGCTTTCAGAATTTTCTTTAGCACTTAAACTATGTTTTTTCCAAGCATAATAAGCAAGTACTCCACCTAAAGCAACTAATCCGTAAAACATTAAATTTTTATTCATTTTTATTGTTTTTTTATGCTAAATATTCTCACAACCGCTAATATAGCGATTGTAAGAATAATAAACATTATTTTTGCTTTTTTATCTTGAATTATGCAGTTTGGCTTTTCTTCCAAGCAAGACCTACAAGATAAACTAATCCAAATATCACTACTGCTGATACTCCGATATAAACCAAGTTACTCGTTGTACTTGGTTGTTTTTGTTCGTCATAAAATGTATCCATTTCCTTAAATTTTAGTTGTTAACGTAACCTACTTCTTTGTCACTTGAATAGTCACAATGTCCTTGAGCGTTAGTTAAATAATAACTACCATTTGGTCTTTTACATTGTAAATAAACTTTTGAAGTCGCACCTCCTTTTGTAGTTAATCTACCATTTGCACCATAGAAACCCTCTGAATTTGCTTTGTTTTTTGGTTTTAAATACATAAATAATGCTATTGCACCTACTACTGCTAAACCTCCGATGATATACTTTTTTTCCATTTTTATTATAATTTTAATTGTTAATGTTTTATTTTGTTGGTGGATTTACTTTACAAAGTCCGTTTTTAGTAAACGCAGATGTGTATTCTTGTTCTGTGATACTAAATGCTTCGCTAATAGATTGGTTAGGGTTGTACAGTTTTTTTAAATACATAAACCCTCCTTTAGGCGATTGTATTTTATCATACTGCACACAAACTTTACAAAATCTATCTTGTCTTGTAAAAGAATTTGGTATAAATGGATTTGTTTGAGGATTAAACCCACTCATATTAAAGAAACCCTCTGAATTTGCTTTGTTTTTTGGTTTTAAATACATAAACAATGCTATTGCACCTACTACTGCTAAACCTCCTACTAAATACTTCTTTTCCATTTTTTTTGAATTAATGATTAATGTTTTTTAACAATTTTGTCCATAAATAAATGCGGATTCATAATCAGAACTACTAATTATTTGATATGTTGTAATAATTCCCGTTCCGTTTGAATTTACAAAACCACCATTTATAAAAGTTGCGCTCGGAATTTCAGGTCGCAACCTGTATTGAAATCCTTTACCTGTTGGTGTCATAGCTATAACCCTATCGTATCTACCGCAAAAATTTTTAATTACTCCTGTTTTAGTAACTACCTGTCTAACAAAATTATTAGGCAAATTACAAACCTCTTGGTTTTTTGGTAATATTGGTTCTTTTATTGGTAAAATTCTCCCACCCGCATTAAAAAACCCCTCTGAATTTCTTGTTGGTGTTTTTTGCTTTAACAAGTAAGCAACGAGTGCTATACCTCCTATTACTGCCAAACCACCTACTAATATTTTTTTGTCTTTTAAAATTTCCATTTTATTAATTTTTTAATTAATTATTTTTGACTTGCTTTCCAAGATTTTCCAATTACATAGGTATATCCGTAAACTACTCCAAGAGAAATTACTAATCCAACTAAACCAATTATTATATTTTGCTTTTTCATAATCTTTTTTTATCTATTGTTTACCTAACCGCATTTGCTATTGATGTAGCGTTTTGTACCGCATTTGCAAATGATGTAGCGTTTTGTATAATCGGATTACCGTAGAATTGAGGTGTTACGGTTTTTTTAGGATTGAATAAACTATCAATACTAACATCTTTTAAATACAACTGTTCTTCTATTGTAAATGGATTTTGCTGTAAATAATTTTCAAAATATTTAAAATCATCATTTACTACCAAAAGATATTTAGGCAATAATATTACTAACCTATCAACATCTGTTTTTGGAAGTTCTGCAAATTGTACTTTTAAAGCATCGTAAACATTTGAAAAATCTATTTGTTTCACTCTCTTTACATAATCTCCTAAATTTTTAGGGGCATTTGAAAACATAAGATTCGCACGACTAATTTCAAACATTCTGTCGCCATCTCTAATTTTAAATGAATTAGAATAAGAAATAATATTGTTTGGTTGCCAAACATTTGCCGACAATACTTTAACCCAACTTCCGTTTCTAACATCCTCTTCATTAGCCGTCCAATAATTCGTATCGCCAAAAGTAAATTTAGGTTCATTTTTTGATTTCGCAAGTGCTAATGCTTTATCATATTCGGCTTTATCTTTTTTTGCTTTTTCATCCCAAGCCTTTTGATTGAGTATATTTTTGTTTTCCTCTGTCAACGCTTCTTTTGGAATAGCATCTAAAAGGCTTATCCATTTAGTTACAACTTCCAATGCTTTTTTAGTTGCTTCGGCAGGAGTATAGAATTTTGACTCTACAACGACAGGATTGGGTATTGTTGGGGTTGCCATTGCTAAAGCTAATGCTTGTGCTTGAGCGTCTGCTAATGCTTTTGTATCCGCATCTGCTTTTGTTTTTTTTCCTTTATTTAAAAGGTAAAAACCTCCTAAAACTACTCCCCCAACTATCAATAATTTTGATGAATCCATAATTATATTACTTTTTATTAACTATAATACTTGTAGCAACACCACCAATGATAGCACCTACAAGACCTGTGATGTAAATATTTTTGTTTTTCCAATAACCAATCATAAGACCCAAAACAAGTCCTGTAACCGCACCGTTTACCGATGCTTGAGTAGTTACCATAAGAATTTCTCTTTTGTCCTTACTCGCTATGTCTTTCGCTTGTGCTAAAAAATCTTGCATATCTAATATTTATTAAAAATTAGTTTCTCGTAACCGCAAAAATTACAACTCCAATTAAAACAACACCGCCTACACCTAATCCAACATAAAGTAAAGTATTGTTCTTTGGTGGAGTTACGACTTTATTTTTGTTTGCATTTATTGAAGCTAATTCTTGCGCCTTTTGTTGTGCCAATGCAGTTTCGTATTGTTTTTCAGCTAATGCTCTTGCATCATTAGCTTGACCTTGCGCTTGTTGCACTAATTGGTTTTGCGAAATTAATCCTCCGCCAACCGTTATAAAAGCTGGTAATATTGCTCCTAAAGCATCTGCCCATCCTGCCATAATATTATATTTTTAAAAGGTTAATGTAGTTATAATTTGCTCTACCCAAGAACCATATTCTTGAGTAAAAGTTGGATTTTTATTCAAACCTATAAATACACCCTCTACCAATTGGTCAAGCGTGTATTCAGGTGCAGGTGCAATTACGTTATTACGCACAAGGAAGTCAGCAACTTCATTAGGATAAGTTCCAACAGAAGCCCCAATTATATTGGATAACATTTTTTCATCAATCATAACTCTATTTTTTAAGATTTTTTAGGTCTTGCAATAAAATATATTACAGTTCCTAATAATGCAACGCCTACTAAACTTAATACAACAATTGTAGTTGTACCCAATCCCGTATCAGGTTTGTCATTTGGGTCAACTTCTTCCCCTGTCGTTGGGTCTAAAACAACTGCTCCACCTCCCGCTTCTGCAACTTTAGCACGTTGCCTTGCTATTTCAGCATCAGATTGTGCTTTTGTATAATTACCAAAAAGATTCATACCTCCTTTTAATATTTCTGCAAAATTCAAATCTGACCAAAACCCTTTTTTTGGAGTATTTGACGGTACAGGTAATGCAGGGTCAATAGGGTCTTCTTCAAAGTAAGCATCGTCATATTCTTCCCCCTCATAATTCATATACCCATTTCCACTTGCTTTCATATATTGAGCAGTTTGTGAAACTTTAGCAACCCCATCTGCAAGTACTTTAGTTACCGCAGGGTTAGTTAAAAAGTCGCTTAAATCTTTGAAAAAAGATTTTGATACTTTTAATAAATTAGCCATTAAATTGGCTATATTTTGTTCTGACGCATTAGGTTTTACCGCAACACCATTTCTTGCCAATAAAGCAATCATTTGGCTTCTATAATTTCTTACAAGTAATACTAATGTTAATGCTCCTAATTGAGGAGTCGCTTTTGAATTTGCCATTTTTATTTATTTTTTAAAATTAATGCAGTTGCTATGAATAATGCAGATACTACTAAAATGACATTTGTTTGGTTTGCCAATAAATGAGTATTTGAAGTAGAATCAGTAGCAGTTGTATTTGGAACATTAGTAGGAGAAACATTCCCACTGCCTGTCATATTAAGATAATTCAAATTTTCATTGCCATTTCGATTTCTGTATCTACAACTATCGCAACCGCAAGTACTATCCTTACTATCCTCTTTTTTAGAGAACATCTCTAAAATAATTTCTTTATCAGGGTGGTTTTCCATTACTTTTTGCAAAGCAGGTTCTCCGACCTTGTCAACTAATTGGCTCAATCCCATATCAGCAGAATTAACGACATCATAATTAAATGAGTTCATTATTTGTTCTGCTACTCTTGGATTTGAATCCGCAACATATTCATATACGTTCATAGTTATTTGTTTTAAGCAAAAAAGAGCAAGTAGAAATAAATCAAACTTGCTCTTTTTCTAAATTATACATTAATTCGTTATATCATCACTGATAATTACGCTCTTAACTTGATGGTTTGTCCATTAGTTACAGGAGGTGTTCCGAATTGTCTGCTTACAGGTTGACCACCCAATGCTCTTGCAAGGTTGATGTTATCAGCAGGATAGAAGTATAATGACAATGTAGCAGTTGCTAAAATTTGAGCAATGATGATTTTTGTGAAACCATCAATACGGTAAGCATACTTCATTGCAACGATATTCGTTTGTTGCTGATATGGGTCAATTGTAGGCACTAAAGTTTTTTGTGCCAAGTTACCATTCGCATCTCTCGTGTTTACTGACAAAGTTTGTAGAACTTGGTTAGTAGTAGCCGATTGGATGTAAGTTAAACCAACAGAATAAGGATTATTCATAAATTGGTATAACATTTCTTGGTAAGTGATGTCAGGAATACCTGAACTCACAGTCACTGGACCGATTGTTAACGAACCGTTAACGAATCCTGTGTTATTGATATATTGGTATGAACCTAATATAGCAAAGTTAGCAATCGCTGCTCCTGATGTAGAAGTAACGTTGATAATGTAGGGTTGAGATGTTTGAATATCTTGTTGCCCCATTCCTCCGTCTGCTCTAAAGAAATCATCTCCTGTGAATGACAGGTCTTGGTCGATGAATCCGTCAGCATTTGAGAAAGATTCCATTGCACTTTGACGTGCATTGCTTAAATATCTTCTTACGTTTGACATTTTAATTTAATTTAATATTATTTACTAATTTTTTTACTCGGTTTTGACACCTAATTATACTGCTGAAGAAGAAGCGGGAGCGACAACTGCTTTAGTCAACAATGTTTTTTGAACATAGTTAGCAACTAACACACCTACAACTACAACGGCAACGCTTTTCAATAAAGGAACAATTTCGTTTTTCATTTCAGAATGATTTTTTTGTTAAACTTATTTTTAATGATATTAATTTACAGAAATAATATCAAAGCCAAATTTATAGCATAATAGCACATCAAATTTATTTAACGCCTACTTTATCATTAAATAATAATTCACAAACTATTTAATTATTCTCAACGTAAAGGTAATGAGCAAAAAAAAACGCACCGTATTGGTGCGCTTTGTGTTATGGTTTTATTATGAGTAGTGAGGTAGAAACAACACCTAACAGGGATAGTAACTTATAAAGGAACGTTGTTCCCTTTTGTTTTGACAATTCTTTTTTATAACTATTCGATATTTCCTCTTGTTTGGAAAACATTTCATCTTTTTTTGAAATAATCAAATTAAGTTCTTCCTTTTGAGTTCCTAAAGTCTTTATGATACTGTCTTTTAGTACTACTTGTTTCTTCGTTAAGTCTAAATTGCTTCTGACTAACTTTATTTCTGCTTTACAGAAATCTCCTCTTACAAGGTCTGTTGCTATTTTCCTTGCTATGGAAGTATCTATTACTACTTTATTTGATTGTAGCGGTACTTGGCTTTTTTGCATAGCGTTCTGTGAAATAACGCTCATACATACGAGCATCATAAGACTTGAAATTATCAATTTTAGTTTTTTCATCTTTTTTTAGATTATCTATTTTAGTATTATTTATTTTTACTTGATTGTCAATGTTATTTATTTTCGTATTGAAAGTTTCAATTTTTTTATCCATTCTTTCGTATGAATCGTAAATAACCTTTACCCCTGTTTTTAAATCAGATATTTCATCTTTGATGTAGTTGATTTTTTGGGTTTCATTACCGTTACTAAATAAACTAAAAACTTGGAAGCAAAAAATAATTGCTACCAAAAGTATAAGCAGGTTTAGTTTGTTTGATAAAACATTTTTTAAATTTTCCATATTAACTCTCGTCTTTAGAAATTATACCGTTACTTTCGAGTTTTATTACCCTTACATTACTTGGTTGTTTTGACTTCCAACTTGTACGTCTAATACTGTTAACTCTTGATTTTTCAATTCGAGTAACGCAAACCATATTAGATTGGTTTCCCCCAAGAATATGATAGCAAGTATCGTCTTCCCCAACATAAATACCAACGTGTCCGCCTCCGTTTCTTTTAAAAGTAAGAATATCCCCAAGCATCGCTACTGATTGCTTTGTTCCAAATTTACTCCAATTTAAAGCCCACAATGAATCTTTAGGGGTTAAGTTGGTTTCTACCCCCGCTTTTTTACAAACTTCTGACATAAATAAACCGCACCAAGCGATTTCGTCAGAGGTATATATTTTTTCAAGACCTAAACCTTTAGCCCAACTCATAATAGTTTTATTATGAATAACGCCTACAATTTCTTTAGTTCCTAAAAGGGATTTTGCTTGAACTAAAATTTGAGGCGAAGCCTCTTTGCTTAAATAACTATACGACATCTTCTTCTTGTTTTAAAAATTCGCCTTTTGAGTTTGTAAGGAAGTTTTTAACTAAATAAACTGCTCCTGAAAGCAAACCTACCTTACCCATATTAATAAAATCTGCAACCGCAGGAAATATTCCCGAAACTACACTTGTGCTACACAACCCTACAAAAGTTGTACCTACTGTCATTATCACACCCCGTGAAAGGTCTTTTAGACATAACTTACTAAATCTACTTTTTTTCATAACTTTAATTTTATTGATTTATTTGTTATTAAAGTTTCTTGGTTTAAGCTATTTTATAGCATCTGTCAAAGGTAGTGAAAAGAATTTTACAAAGAATAATTTTATTTTTCATAAAAAATACTTAATTTTTATTTTGGTCAAAATACATTAGTTATATTTGTACTGTCGGAGTCGAAGCCGAAATAAAAAAAATAATTAAATTCCCATAATGATATAGACTTCGACCTATTGATTTATGGGTTTTTTATTTTATGGATTACTACAAAGATTTAAGTTTAGAAGATATTGTCTATATAGATGATAATGGTGTTACTCGTGTTGAAGAATGGAAAGATGTTCCTGATTACGAGGGGTATTATCAAATATCGAATCTTGGAAGAGTAAAATCTTTAGAGAAAACACTTATTATAAGTGGGAAAAAGTGCATTTATAAGGTATTAATAAAAAAACCACATATAAGTAAAAGGGGTTATTGGGAAGTAGGTTTTTGTAAAAATGCACTTGAAATTACAAAAAAAATACATAGGCTGATTGCTATTTCGTTTATTAATAACCCAAAAAATAATCCGCAAGTAAACCATATTGACGGAAATAAACTTAATAATAAAATTTCAAATTTAGAATGGGTAAACAATAGGGAAAATAGCTGTCATAGGGTTAAAAATTCAAACTGCACAAGTAAATATATTGGCGTTTCATATTTTAAAAGAGATAATAAATGGAGAAGTTCAATTCAGTTTAATGGAAAATCTGTTCGGTTCGGAATGTTTAAAACTGAAGAGGAGGCTTACCAAAAAAGAGTTGATTTTGAAAAACAAAACGGAATTACAAATAAATATTTATAAAAAAATATTTATTTTTAATCTAAATAATATTTTAACATTTCTGCTTTTTTTATTTTTAAAACTTCTTGCATTGTTAATGGTTTATTATTTTTAAAGAAAATATTTTTATTTAATAAAGGGGAAAGTATTCTTTTATGGTTTTCCATTAAGTACAATTCTACAATTTTTTCAAATTTAGCTATATTTTCTTTTGGTATTTTAATTTTTTCGTTTTCTGTATCAACCCAAACTTGTATTCTTTCATTTCCTAAATGATACTCGGAATTTACATAAGCCTCCACTAATAAAAACATTTCTGAAAAATTATCAAATTTCTTGGAATGTTTTAAAACTGAATCTGTATTTTTGTGAAAACGAATAGCGTTGACGTTCTGCCAAATTTTAGGCGATATTCTTCCTATTGATTGAAAATGCGTAATTATGTCCAAATCTGCGTGTCTTGCTCTTACTATTTTACCTATTAAATCCTGTGGGATATAATCCCCAACGTAACCGTTTAAATCCTCTAACAAAAGCATTCCTCCTCTAAAATTATTAACTATTTTAAATAATGTTTCTTGCATTTCATTAATACCCATAGGTCTTCCGTCCTTGTTGAATGGTCTAATTCTTCTTATCTCTATTTTTGGGTGCATAGAAAATAAAGCCACATCTTTTAAAGCCAATGCTTTTATGTCCTCAAACTCATCATTTACATCAAATATTAAAACTCTTCTTGGGGCAATACCTTTTGAAATATTGCCTTGAACATAACTTGTAAGCATTTTTCTTGTTGAAAAAGTTTTACCGCACCCTTTACGTCCAACTGCAACTAATAATTTCGGTTCTCTTTCTTCCATATTATAAAGTTTGTTTAAGTCTTAAAAAAATTAATATAAGCCAAATTACGAATAACAACATAACAACCCATATAGGATTGTTATTGTTGTTTTTATTATTCGCTATATTACTTGCCATAATTATTTTTTATTTCTTGGTTTTCTTAAAGCAGTTGTTCTTACTTTTCTAACAGGTTTAGTTGGGTCTTTCTTACTCAACTTCTCTAATTCTGACATCATTACAGGGTCGCCATATTGAGGCATACCTGCTACGTCTTGAAATCTATCTGTAAAACCGTCTTTATCTTTTAAGTTACTAAAAACTTCTTGTTCTTCAGGCTCAAAATAAGCTAATTGCTCTTCTAAATTAGTTTGAGGCTTTCTTCTTACAGGTTTTTCAAGTTTTTCTTTCTTAACAGGTTTTTGTATAACTTCTGCTATGTTTTCGGAATAGTCAAAGTCCTCTCTATCTATTGGTTCGGAATCGGTAGTATTTACGTTTCTCGGTTTTGACGAAGTATCCCAATCAGTTCTTTCCTGATACGATTGTTGTGGCGCAGGTGGAGGAGTTGGTCTTTCTGTTCTTAATTGATTTTCTCTAATTGCCAAAGTGTTTTCTCTCAAAGAATCCAAAATGCTATTAGCCGTTTTACGCAACATAAACGCTTGTGCGCCTTTTGCTCCTAAATCTGAAATAAAGTAGTAAGCCAATAATTGCTCATCGGTCATTCCAATTCCACGTTTTTTGAAAACACGGATTAATGGTGGTTTTACTTTTTCTTTAAATTCGTCAGTTACCGCAAAAGCATCTTTAATACTGTCGTTGAACTCTACTGCAAAATCTTTAATAGGCATTGAACCCGCTTCTGTTTGAAGTTGGATTGACGGGTCTATTTCCCCCTCTGCAATTAACTTATCTAATTTTTGCTCACTGATTTCGGGTATTTTACCCATATAGAAACAACCCTTTTCGTAAATGTCCAAAGTCATTTCAGCCATCATTTCAGCCCCCATTGTCTTTTCTTTACCGTCTAATTCATTATAAGACGGGTTAAAAGGTCTTTCAGGTTCTGATGATTCCTCTTCGGCACTTCCATCAAGGTCTGCAAAACTTGGTCTTTCAAAACTTGGTTCTTCCAAATCCTGCATTACTTGACTGTCGTCTAATTTGTGTTGTGTATATGCCCTCTGTTTTACGGGGGCATCTAACGGAGAGAAATCATCATCAATTGTTTGCACTACTTCTGCATAAACTTCTTCTATTTGTTTTTCTTGGTTGCTCATTTTTTATTGTAATTTTATAGTTTCACTTATTATTTTTATTTTTTCCAATACCTGTATGTCTTGAGGATGGTTTGAGTTCAATCTGATTATTTCTTGTTTGTACAAAGATATTACTTCGTCAGGTTTTTTCAAAATGTATGATATGTTTGAATTGTCAAGATTTAATTCTTTTTGAATTAGATAGGCGCAAATGCCTATTGCAGTTCTTCTATTGGTTTTACGCTTTCTGTCGAAGAACTCAACTAATGAAATATTAAATTCATCACAAACAACTTTAATTATTTCTAAAGACCTGTTAATTTGTTCCTCGTTTATGTTTGCCATATTAAGCCGTGAGTATTTTAGAATCTCAATTAGCTTTTCTGTTCCTATTACCTGAATGGTTTTATCCAACTCCTTTAATACCTTTGATACATCGTTAGTTTCTTGAGTCATAGCTATTGATTTAAGTATTCGTCAATAATTTGCTTTGTCATATCAAAATTCCAAGAAAATACCGCCTTATAACCTTTTGAGGTTAGTTTAAGTAAACATTCGTGTTGTAGTTTCAAATGGTCTTTTTGAGAAGCCTTAATTGTACCGTCTTTCTTGAAAGGGGTTTCAATTTTAAGTTCTATAAACAAGCCACAAAAGTTATTGCGTGGCTCAAATATCAAAATATCAGGACATTTAAAATTGTTCTTTTGAACAAGTTTGTTTCGCCCTGCCTGTCTTTCGGTAAGTTTTACAGAGGCAATAGTATCCGACATATATTCAACATCTGGATATTGGTAAGATAAATAACGGGCTACTGATTTTTGTAGTTCATATTCCTCGTGTTTCATAATTGTTGTTAGTTTAGTCTTGGTTTTTATTAAGGCGTACAAATAAATTTATATGCCGTATTTTTTCGCAAATTCAGGGTGTTTTAAAATCGCTTTACCAATTTCTCTTGCTCCGTCATTATCGCTTGGAAAATGATGTCCTAAATATACTCTACTGTATGCAATATCTTCAATTAGTTCTTTACAGAACGGATATTCAGTAGGGTTTTTATTTCCTATTACGTTAAGCATTACAATTGCTTGTACGCAATGTCCGCAAGGGAACGATGGCGTGTGTGCTGAAAAACTTTTGTATGGAAATAATTTCAACTTGTAATATTGCGCAATTTGCTTTGGTCGTGGTCTTTGATAGTAAAATTTTAATTTATAAATCAAATTTTGCATATCCATAACTACGTCTTTACACAATTGTTCAACATCAATATTTCTTTGTTTAAATATTGCTGAAAGCGACTGAATTAAATTCCTATCGTAAGACTTGTATCTTTTTAAATAGTTTTGATTTTCAGGTTGAGCCATTGTTGCCAAAGCATCTACAATTTCGTTAAGTTCGTCCTTAACTAATTCAGAATCATTTTTTGGATATGACAACTTGGACTTTAATGTTTCAAAAAGGTCGTCTGTCAATCCATTTCCCTGAATGTAAACTAAATCCTCAACAGTTGGATTTCCGTATGTTAAATCGTTAAATTCCATAGTTACAATTTATTATCCTTTAGCTAAACAACTTGTAATAAAATTATCGTGTACTGATTGTGCTTGTTCTGCTGAACCAAATCTTTGTGTAGATGAAAATTTACCCCAATTTTCCTCGCATAAAGTCAATCTTGGGTCAACTAATGTTTCTCCGCCATTTGAATCAGTAGAACCTATTGTTTCAGGCGGTACTGTTTGAGAAGAGGTATCAGGTAAACCCATTGTATCGGTTGCTCCTGAAGCTACTTTGTTTTTATTCAAATAGCCTACCAATAGGTATCCTGCAAATGCCCCTACACCAAATAAAACTATATCTCTCGTGTTCATAATTTTTATTTTTATACTGCTTTCATACAGTCGTCAATTAAAGATTTTTTCATAGCAACTAAATCAACATTTCCTGCGTATCTTGATTGAGCCATATCTTGACTTACAATTGCCTCACAATCTTTGTACTTTTGAGAAAATACATAGTTTGTATCATCAGGAAGCGAATCAACTCTATCCGCCAAAGCAAGTGCATTTCTGTTGTCTAAAGTTCTTTTTACAAAGAACCCGACAACTAAACCCGTGCCTACTAAAAGAAAATCTCTCGTATTCACGATTATTTTGCTTTATAAACAGTTAAACCTGTTTTTGTCTTTGAAGCTACATAAGTTTTACCATTGTACTCGAAAGATGCTGAATTACTCTTTTTGGCTTCCAACATTGCTTTGAAATACCCGTTTACCGCTTTTGCCATAATTTCTTTTTTTTATTTAATTTATAATTGATTTTTATTTTTTAAAAAACTTTAATATTCTTTGAACGTTTTTTCCGTCATAAGGCACTATGCCATTTAACCAATCTTTTCTTGCTTCGCAACCACAGTCTTCAACTACTGCATCTACAACGGCTTTAATTCCTGTAAATTTAGTAATTTTTTCAATGGTATCGCCTAAACCTTTACTCTTTTCCATTGTTTTTTTGTTGTTATACTTGGCTTAATCTTTTTTAATTATAACTTTTATCAACTAATTTAGAAGTTAACGAAGCTACGGAATAAATCCCAACCGCAACGCCTACTGCTAAAGTTCCTAAAACAGTTACTAAAGCACCTTTTCCAAAACTGTACTTTTGAGTATATGAGTAAATAGCAAAACCTAAAGGTATTACTAATAAAACTGCTGAATTATCGTTTTTTGCTACTGCTGACATAAACTATTATTAAGTCGTTGAATATTTCTGACCCAATGCTTTTTTAACATTGTATTTTACTTCTTCTACGTCATCTACTAAATTCAAAAAGTCATCGTTTGGCTTCTTATCCTCGTTCAATTTAGAAATCGCTTTTCTGTAATACGTTATTCCGTATATTGAAAATGCGATTAAAAGACCAAATATAAGTAAACTTTTTAAATCCATTGGCTTTTGTGAACTCATATTTTCAAATACGTCATCGCCACCACCTGACGATGGCGCTAACGTTTGAATAGGTGCTACTGTTTGTACAGGTGCTACGGGGGCTACTGATACTTCTGTTTCCATAACTTTTATTTATTAAATTTTTTAAATGCTAAATATCCTAATACCAATCCTCCTAAAATTAGTAAATGGTTTTTGTGTTTTTGTAAAAATGTTTGTTCGCTCACTACTATTTCAGGAACTTGAAATACTCCATTATACATCACGAATCTTCCGTCTTCTAAATAATTATTCGGAGTGATTATTTCTATACCATATTGAACAAAATTAGGGTCTGCTCCACCACCAATTGCTATTTTATTTCCCTCAAAAACATCTCCTTTTTTAAATTGATGTTTTAATTTTTGTGAGCGTTGGTCTGTTAGATTATTGTCAATTATATTTGTTCCAATAGCCTCGTAATCTTCTTTAAAAATATATTTTGAAACTGAATTACTTTTATTATTTAAAGCCTTTTGCTGATTTATTGCATCTTGATATTGCTCATTTAATAAATTATAATTTGCTTGTTTTTTAGGACTGTCAATATTCATATTTGCTTTTTCTCCAATATCAAGATAAATAAGACCGTCAATTTCTGATATTTTATCAAGTGAATTAATCGGGAATCGAATTGTAAAAAGTTCTCCTGTTGTTTGACCCTGCATTAAACCTTGAATAGAAGCCCCTAAATCTTTTAATTCTTTGTCTATATTTTTACTTACCTTAACAAAAGCACCAATATTTCCGTTTTCCCCTTTTGGAAATCCGAAATTATTACTTATCGCCATTCTTGTACTTAATGATAGTTTTGCAATATTCATAACTTTTTATTTATTAAATTTTTTAAATGCTAAATATCCTAATACCAATCCTCCTAAAATTAGTAAATGGTTTTTGTGTTGCTGAAAGAACGATTGAGTTAAATACTCTTTAGGTACTTCCAAGTATGACGATGGCATATCAGGATACAAAACCTCTTTTTGATAGTTAGATAAGTCACTTCCATTTGGAGAAATAACAATTCCGTTTGCCGTTTCAATACCGTCAAATGATTGTCCTTTTTTTATGGTGTTATCTTGTCTTCCAATTCCGTAAACTGTGTAACTATAATCTTTTACAAATGTATATTTTGCCATAACTTTTTTATTAATTTTTAATAACGAGTTGACAAAGGCATTTCATTCAGCCTAACTCTTTGTTGCGGTTGTTCAGGAGCAGGAGTTTCAACAACTTCAGAAGCTAATTGACCTACATTGCTTAATTGAATATTATTTTCCTGTGTTGCTTGATTCATAGAAGCAACCATCGTTTCTAAATCATTTGCTCTTTTATTTGCTTTTAAATTGTTAAAAACTAAATAAGCTATTAGCAGACCACCGCCAATTAGCAATAAATTTTTATTTTCCATTTTTTTATCTATAATATTGTCCCGCTAAAGATTTTCCTTTAGTCCCTGCAAAACTTAATTCTGCTTGTTCTAATTGACCTCTTATAATATTGTCGTCAAGAGTCATTGTATTGCTCTTTAAAGGCATTATATTGCCTTTAATTGGGTTTTCTTGTGGTGTTTTAATTCCACCTGTTCCAAGAGGTATTTCTGCCCCGCCTGTTTCAGGTGTAGCATTTAAACAGTCTTTCATAAATTGCGTTTTATAAGCAACCATATCAAAACCTGCACTTCTTCTAACTGTTTTTTCATTTTCTAAAAATTTAGCTTCGCAATCTGCGGTTTTTGTTGCTAATAAGTCAGAAGCAATTAAATCTTTTGCTTTTTTATCAGTATATCCTTTGTAAAGTAAATAAGCAACTACTACTCCACCACCTATCAATAATATTTTTTTAGTTTCCATAACTTTTAATTTTTATTTATTTATTTAATTATTTATTTTTTTATATGCGAAATATCCAATAACTAATGCTCCAACAATTAGTAAATGGTTTTTGTGTTTTTGTAAAAATGTTTCAGGAACAACATTTGTGATACCTGAACTAATATTTTGCATAGATTGATTTGAAGATACGTTTTTAGGAATTATTTTCGCATCTAAAGTAACGGGGGTGTTTTCAGAAACTTTTTCAATCGTGATTGATGGTTCGTCTTTACTTCCGTTATCAAAATTATTTTGATTTGTTTTTCCGTATTTTGTATCTACAATATAAGAAAAATTAGTTGTTCCTGAATACGGTTGCGGTGTAATATCAACAATTGTTCCTTTTGGAATTACAAATTTTTCCGAAATTACTTTTGGTGGGTTTCCGCCTCCATAATTATACGTTACAATATCTATTAACAATTTATATTTTGCCATAATCTTATTTTTTATCTTTTAAATGCTCTCGCAATTAATATTATTCCTGCCAATCCTCCTAATCCCGCATAAACGAATTTATGGTCTTGTAAGTGCTGAACAAACTTTTTTTTACTCGATTGTACTACATTAGTTTTAGTAGAAGAATTAGACGGTTTTGAACCTGCCGTAATTACAACTTCTTGCAATTCTTCCACATCGTCTTTTAATTTTACTTTTTTACCTTGTAATTCATTTGTATTGAAAAATTGAGATACATATCCTACATAAGAAACCTTAAATCGGGAATCGCTTTCAATATTAGGACTTTCTAAAACAAAATTACCATCTAAATCACCGTGAGTACCCATAGTATTAGCATTTACGCCTGTAACAATAGTAATATTCGCCAATGCCATTGGTTCATCATTTGTATCTAAAACTTGTCCAAATATTTTCATTATATTTTTCCGCCTTTAATTCTTTGAATTGTGTACCAATTTACAATTGCACCCAATGTAAAAGATATAATGCCTACTACAACAAAAATTGTAGATAAATGCTGATGTATTTGAGCATTTACGTCTTTTTTTATCGTCTTATCCATTTCTTCATTTGGTGTTCCCGTCTGACTATTTTGTACTGCTTCTACCATAATAATATAATGTTAATCCTGCCAATATTGATAATATACCAACTGCAATATAATTCTTGTATGCTTTAACTGCCAAACTAAAACTTCCGTCTTGTAGCCATTGGCTCGGCAGTTTTTCTAACATTGTTTTTTTAACTTCCCAAACTCTCAATTTTCCGTCTTTTACATTTCGGAAAGCGGGGTTCGCATCGTAAATTTGTTTTGCCGTAAGACCTCCGCCTTGAATTACCCAATCATCGGGCTTTCCAATTGCTAAAGGAAAAAATACTGCAAAATATGTGTCTATATAAGTTTTGTATTTACCCTTATATAAATTAAAATATTTTTCAACGTAATCTAATTGCTCTACTGCGGTCATTGCCTTTAGTTGCTCTTTTGTAACACCTAAAGTTTTTCTTGCCGATGCTCCAAATTGAATTAAGCCTACATACCCTAATGAATTTGTAATAGACGGGCTAAAACCACCTGCGCTCTCAAAGTACATAATTGCCATTAACCAATTAGGGTCAACCCCTATTCTTGGTGCAATTTCGTTTACCTTGTTAACAAAAGGTATCCTGTATGAAGCAGGAACTTTATTTTCGTATATTAGAGCCATTTACCACAATATTTTATCTGCATACCAACCATTCGACCCTGTTTTATGACGGTCTTTTTCGTGGCGTTGCTTATACAATCTACGTCTTTCTTTAGCATATCCTTTCGGGAAATACCCTTTTTTTTCTTTCTCCAAATAGGTCGGGTAATCATTCATACCCGAAGCCCCTATTGTAGCAATTTTTTTACCATTTTTAAAAATATCAATTTTTTTAACAGAGTTTGTTGAGGGCTTTATTTCAACCCCCAACTTATCCGCCTGTGCTTTTGAATATGGTAAAATTTTATAAGCCATTATTAAGCCCCACAACCGCAACCACCTGTTGCGTTCAAGAATTTATCTGAACTTTTCTTTGGTGTAAAATACCAAGCTAATAATGCTAAAGCACCTACTACGGCTAAACCTCCTACGATATATTTCTTTTCCATTTTTTTTGTTTTTAATTTTCAACGTAACGAATTGGTGTGTCACTACCATACACACAAGCAGTTGCTCCTGATGGTTGTAAGTAATAACTTCCATTAGGTCTTTTACATTGTAATTGAACTTTTGAAGTCGAACCTCCTTTGGTAGTTAATTTACCATTTGCCCCGTAAAAACCCTCTGAATTTGCTTTGTTTTTTGGTTTTAAATACATAAATAATGCTATTGCACCTACAATCGCTAAACCACCTACTAAATAACCTTTTTTCATAATTTTAATATTTAATTGTTTATATTTTTTAAATTTATCATTACTTAATTAGGTTGTTGTTTTGTTTCTTGTTTTTGTTTATAATTACTTTTTAAACCATAGGTCTAAAAAACCGTTTACGCCTAACATTTTTAATAAATAACCTCTGCTTTCCAAAGGAATAGATTTATTATTGATTAATTGTTGAGTTGTTAAAGCACCTTTTACCTTATTTCTCATAGCATAGTAACCCGCATTGTAGGAAACCATAACTTTATTCATACTCGCAACGTTGCCCTCTTTAAATGCTTCTAAAAGCCATCTTAAATTAGCAGTACCAATTGCTATATTGAATTCAGGATTATTTTGTAATGCTTTGCGTATTTCGCTTTTTACTGCCGAACTCGGAAGTACATTAGCGTTGAAATTTTTACTTGACGGAATCGCTTTATTGAAAAAAGATTTTGCTTTAGTAGATAGCGGGGAATTGACCATAACTTGCCATTTTGCCAAAATTTCCCAAACTGTGTTTGGAGTCATCTGCATAAGACCTGTCGCATCATATTTATTCGGAGGAGAATTAATACCGCCACTTTCGGTAGCAATAAAACCTATAATTATTGAATCATCAATTTCAAATTCAATTCCCCACTTTGTAACATAGCTTCCAAATGACTTATTGATTTCATCTATAAGTAAATTGTTAACTCTTATAACATCGGGGTTAGAGTATTTATAATTTGATTGTGCAAAACTTCTATTAATATCAGGCACTTTAATCGCAACTGTCGTGTACTTTCCCATAATTATTCAGATAAAGGTTCTTCTATTGGCGGTGTGTCAAACTTTTGAAAAGTGACTGTTCCACCTCGAATTTTTCTAACATTACGAGTAAGATACTTCGCCAAGACAAAGCCTCCGAAAGCAACACCTAAAATGCCTACTACTAATAAAATTTTTTGCGCTTTGCTCATTATTTTTTATTTCCGAAATACTTTATTGCCCCACCTGTTGCTACAAGTAGAATACCGCCTAAAAGCAAACTTCCCCAACCAATTCCTGATTTTTTTTCAGTTTTAGTTTCGTCATCTGTTTTTAATTCTTGTTCTTCCGATTCTTTTTTCTCTAAATCTTCTTTTTCTCTCAATTCTTCAGCATCTTTTTGGGCTTTTTCACTTGCTCTTCTATTTGCTAATTCCTCTTGTTGTTTTCTTCTTTTGGCTAACGCCTCTTGTTCTCCTCTTTTCGCTAAAGCCTCTTGTTCTCTTCTTTTTTTCTCTTCTCCCTGTGCTTTTAAATTAGCACTTCTTTTTTGCTCTACAAGAGTTTCTAAATCTTCTTGAACATCCTCTTGGGTGTCTTTGATAAATTCTATAATCTCGTCTAACGCATCTTGAGAAGCCTCTGTCGGGTTAGCATCGTGTTCGCTTCTTGCGGTTTCTAATTTCACATTCAGTTTTTGCAAACCGTCTATTCTTTTAGCCATTGAAGCGGGTACTTTGTTATCCAACGCTCTTAATAATCCATTAATTGTTTCCATAGTATTGTACTTAATAAAGTTAATTTAATCTACAAATATAATAAAATTTTGATAAACAAGTAATTAATGCCTTGTTTTTAAAATAATTGTCTTTTTTTATGTTTCTAACAGGCTTTCTGCTATTATTTTTTGTCCGCTTGGTGTCGGACATATTACATCTGTTTTCGTACTATTTTTTTAATTGGGCAAAGGCTCTTTTTTTAGCATTGTTCCAACTCTCTCCATCCATACGGATTTTTTTAGCTAAATCATTTGCTTTTTTTAGGGTTTCTGCTCCGCTATTTGATTTTTTACCGTCTGTACTACCGCCTGACATCTTTTTAGCAGATTGCATAGCCTTTACTTTTCCCGCAACTTTATCGCCAACTTCCTGTGCTTCTTCTTTAGAATAGTATCTACCATATTGCTCTTGGTATTTGCTCTTAACAGGTATTCCCTCGTATTCTTTTGCTACTTTATCAGAAAGTTTATCAAAGTTGGAGATTTTACCTCCGCCTTTGAACATTCCTGTTTCCATAAACTTTTTGAACTTGGCTAATGCTTTTTCGTGTTGTTCAGAAACTACCTTATCAGTCAATCTTTTTGGTTTAGAAACTTCTAAAGTATGATTTGGGTCTTGATACATAGTATATTTAAAAATACTATAACCTTTTGTTCCTGTCGGCTCTGTTTTACCTCCTTGAGCAGAAGAAACTAAATTACCACTATAAGTTTTAACGGTAGATATTCTCCAATCGTAACCGTTAAAATCATCTACTGTGTTTTCCGCTCTCCAATTACCTCTTGCATCTTTTCTAATTTCAGTTGTACTAATTTTAGGTTCTGATTTTCCTGAAGAAGTAGGCGTTGGTTGTCCTCCAATTGGTTCAGCACCTTTCTTAACCCAATACCCATTTACAGGCTTAACGGTAGTTCCATCTTTCAACTCAACAGAAACTACATCACGTTTTGGAATGTAATTTGCTTTTGAAGTCAAATCTCCGCCTTTCGCAAGTACGTTAGCACCATTTAGAACATCAGCACCACTGTAAGTAACCTCCTTGCCATTACGTTTAAGTGTAACGGTTTTGATGTCTGCTTTAAGAATGTATTTAGGTTTTTTTGGCAAAATATCTATTTTGGTTTGCTCTATTTCCTTTTCCACAAGTTTAATTCTTTCTTTTAAAGAATCTGTTTGTCTTGTGCTGATACTAACCTTACTTCTTCTCATACCTGCACCCCAACCCATATTTTCTATAACTTTATATTCTTTTAATTTAGCTTCAAATAATTTTGATTCTAATTCAGATTTTTTGTTTTCAAGTTTAGTCAGTTTATCTTCTAAACTTCCGCCTTTGGCGTAAGAATTTTTTAGATTTCCTCTATGGTTTAAAATTGTATTTATTTCTCTGATTTCTTTGTCAATTCTGTATTTACCTAAATCAGTAGGTTCATTGTTCTTCATCATTTTTAAATATTGAAGTCTTTGTTCGTAGTCTTCATTACTAACTCTACCACCGTCAGCATAAACATTATTCATAAAGCCACCGTCAGCGTATTGCTTTTTCATTTTTTGTTCGTATTCTAAAATATCATCCATACTTAACCATTCAGGTTTTGCATCTTCAGGTAAGTTATTCCACAAACGCTTCATTTCTTTTATTTGAGCATCTACATTACCCGCCCACAAATGTTTTTCAGACCTGTTTCCATTACCTAAAAAATAATCGTTATCTGAACGTAATCTATCTAATAATCGATAATTATGTGAGTTATCAATTTTACCGCCTTTAGCGTAAACATTATTCATAAAGCCACCGTCAGCATATTTCCAATTTTCATTAGGTATTTCAATTCCTAAAGTTTTTAAGGTTTTTTTAGATACTACTTTAAAATTTTTATCTCCATCATAATCAGAAAGTAAGTCAACAGCATCTTCTTTATATTCAAATCCTGATTCTACTTTATTTTCTAAAAAATTTACAATATACCAATTATATAAATCAACTTCTTTATTGTATTCGTCTTTCCTTATTTGGTTTTTTGTTCGCCTTGTTCTTTTTACAGAACCACCGTCTTCATAAACGCCCGAAGCCCCTGAATTGTCAGATTTTACAATTGAACTTCCAACATTAGAACCCGCAGTTTTAAAAATGTACATTTTCAATTCTTCTAAGTCGCTTTCGCTTACAGTAAATTTAGTAAGATTGTCCATTTGAAAATGTACAAAGTAAGCACCGTTAGAATGACTTTGGCTCATTAATCCACGACCTGTTGACAAATCTATTTTACCAATTCTTGTTTCAGATTGAATTGTAATAATTTGGTCTGTATCATCTTTACCAATTGGGTAAACACTAAAGTCTTGAGATTTTCTCATTCCTGAAATTTTCATTTCAATATCAGTAGTTCCCATTATGTTTTTACTCAAACCAAGAATTTCTGCTTTGGCAACTTCTCCGCCTTTAGCATAATTACTCATATAAGTAGAAACTTTCGGTATAGTTCCGTCAAAATATCCACCGTTAGCATATTTATTATTAGAATCATATAGATTTTCTATACTGCTTTCAACTTCTTTTTCAGTTACATCTGCTTCAAAACCATAAAATCCTGTTCCGTTTTTAGAATGTTCATCTCTAAAAAATTCACGGTTTTTATTCATATAAGTATTATAAGCCCGTAATGATTTAAAAGTTTTTAATTTTTCAGGTTTGTTATTTGGCTCTGCTTTCCAAAGACTTATTTCTCCCCCGTCAGCGTAAACATTATTCATAAACCCACCGTCTTCAAACTTTGCATTATTCCAACCGAAAAATTCCGAATTAGCAGTAAACTTTTGTTTTCCACCGTCACGGCTATAAGTAACTTCCCCAACTTCTTCTCCGTCTCCGTCAAAAATGCTAAACACGGCATTTGAAACACCGTTTTCATCAGAGTTAACAATTGGCTCAACTTCGTATTGTTCGTCCTTGTAATCAAACGTGTAGTCTTCACGCAAGTCAACTCCCTCCATACCTTTCAAGAAACCTTTAAAATTACCCAAAGCATCGTCAGTAAATTTTTTAGTCAATTCTGCTTTAGTTCCCGCAGACACGTTTATTGGTTCGACAACATTTTGATTTTTAATATCGTCTTGGTCTTCGTCCTCTTCCTCGTCCTCTTCCTCGTCTTCGTCCTCTTCTTCGTTTTCTTCCTCCATCAACTCTTTTTTACCGTCAAGGTAATGAGTAATGTCGGAAAGGTTTTGCGTTGCAGTTTCCATTTTTGCAACTACCCAAGCAGGAACAGGAACTTTATCTTCTAAAATATCTTCCAATTCCTCGTGATGATGTTCTACCTCAACGTTTTGATTCATAATCATACGTTGGTTATCGCTGAAACTTTCAATGTTGCCACCGTCAGCGTAAAATTTACCCTCTCTCAAACCGTTATAAAGTTCTTCAGCGTTAATTGGGTCAAAACCTAAATCACGCTCAAATCCTAATCCAAATCGACCTCTATACGTTTCAAGGTCGCTACGGCTTACTGAACCTACTTCAGCACCATATCCTAAATCTACAATAGCCCAAAGATAATCAGGGTCATTGGGGTCAGAATTTAAAATATACCAGCTTCCATTCCCCATAGGATTGAATATCTTGACAACAACCTCTTGTTTAGAGAGGTTACTACCAAGTGAATATTGATTGAATAATTGTCTGTCTATTGTTTTATTAAATAACTTCATAGTATTTTTAAATTAATCGTTTTTATGTGTGTTTGATGTAGGCATTGGTAAATCCTTTATGAACTCAAACGCTCTTGGGTTTACACTTAAAAGTTTGTCAGGGTTTCTGTCTTTTGGATTGTAACTCATTCTTGCTCTTACTCTTTTGTCGTCATTCAAATCAGCACTTTCGTCAAGCGTTCTAATTACAACATCGTTAGTTCTGCGACTTACATTACTTTTTAAATCAATTGGCTCGTCAAGAGTATCAATCTTGCCACTTATGCGACTTACTTTATTAGTCAAGTCAATTGGCTCGTCAAGAGTATCAACGTGAACTTCTCTTTCAGGGTATCTGTAATTGTTTTCGTTATCTGCTTTCATAAACCCCTCGTTGTCGTCTAACATAGCACCGTCAGCATAACTATTAACAACTTCAACACTCCAAACACCGTTACCAAACCATTTTTTAGTTAATGTTTTTGACATAAATTCTAAAACGTCAAACTTATCTAACCCGCCACCTTGAGTTACACCTAAAGGTATGTCAATTTCAACAACTATTTTTTGCCCGTAGTTTTTCTCAAATAATGGTTTTACTATTTTAATACCCCAAGCACCGTTTCCGAAATTAAATTTATTAGTTAAGGCTTTTGATAAAAATCGAGAAAATTCGTACTCATCTTCAACAACATATTCAAAATTGTAAGGAACTCCGATTTCAGCTAAAAATTTGCCTTTTAAATCTCCACCTTTAGCGTAAACATTATTCATAAATCCGCCATCAGCAAAATAAGATTGTTTATATTTTCCCCAAGCACCCATATTTGTTAAATATTCAAACTCACTTCTTTGCACGTCTTCTATTTTACCAACAGGGTTTTTAGATTTATCAAAATATTGTATTGATATTTTATCTTTATCAGAATAAATTATTCTAAAAGTTTTGTCTTTTCTTGAGTCATAGTAAAAACTTCCAACTAACCTTTCTTCAACATCTCCGCCTTTAGCATAGCTATATTCTTCTCTTATTTGTTCATTTGTCATTTCGTCCCATTCTTCGGTTGACAATTGCATTTCAGCCAATTCAGCCAATTCAGGACTTAATTGAGAATAGTCGCCCTCAACGCTATTTATTAAAACCTGCAACGCACCGACTTTGCCTGAACTTTTTACAAAATGATTATACTGCATCGTTTCAATAGGGTCTAAATTATCTAAATCGAAGTCTTGTAATTCAGCATCAATGTTATTTCCTTGCATTTCTCCGCCTTTAGCGTAAGAATTGGTTTTATATTCTTTTCCATCAATATTAGTACCGCCTTTTAACCAACTTCTTAAATCTTCGTAAAAAACCTCGCTTCTAAATTGACCAACGTGATACGGCACTCCTTTTGATTCAGTAGAATTTGATATGTAAAAGTGAGTTGTATCGGTATCTTTTGTAATGTACCAAGTATCTACATATTTTCCGTCAGGACTTGATACTTTTATTTTGGCAACTTCATCAGTACTTCCACCGTCAGCATAACCAAAAGATTCTTTTTGTTCAATTTCTCTAAATAAAGTGTCTAATTTTTTATCTTCTTGTCTTGAAAACCATTGAGATTTTGCAGACAGATAACTTTTAGCAGGAGAAACACCTCTTACGCCTTTAATTTTTTCATAATCATTTTCGGTCATAAACATAATCGTAGTCCCTGCACTTGTGTTAGAACCTCCAAATGAGTACAACGAAATGTATTTTACATCACTTCTATTTATTTGTTGGGTTGCTCTATGGCTTCCTGAATTAACAAAAACATATCCCTTTGGAGCGACTAACTTATTAACATCTTTTTTAGAAGTAGGCGTTGTGTTTTGTGCAAGTGTCAATTTACTTTGTTCTGCCTGATTAAAAGCAGTTCTACCGTCAGCCATTTTCAACTTATAAAAGTAATAAGTTTTTCCACCCATTTTCGATACAGACCTGTCAATAATTTCGGCAGGTTTAGATAAGTCAAATTCTGTAAAAGAGGTAACATAACCCGAATCATCAACCATTACTTTATCGCCAACTTCAAACTTAAATCTCGCACCTGTTTTACTAACAGGTTTTGAACTTGGAGCAGAAAGAGGCTCTGCCCCTTTCTTTACCCAATATCCATTTGCAGGTTTTATAGTTTCTCCGTTTTTAAGTTCAACAGAAACCACATCGTTTTTACCAACGTAGTTTGCAATTTTACTTAAATCTCCACCGTCTTTTAATATGTTTGCACCATTCAAAACATCACTACCTGCAACAGTTACAACTTTACCTTTTAATTTTAAGGTAACGCTTTTAATATCATCGTGGTCGATATATTTTGTAAGTTTTCCGCCTTTAGCATAAACATCGCCCATAAATTGAGTTCCGTCTGAAACGTTTGGAGCAAAATCTCCCCCAAGTTCAAAATCAATCTTGTTTTCTTTTAAGGCTTTAGGTAAAGAATCGTCATAAAATTGTATCTCTTTACAGTAACTACCCTTTTGAGCAAGTAAAGTTTTCAATACATCGTCAATAATTTCTATTTTAGAAGAAATAATAGTCCACCAACCTCCGTTGAAACCTGCTTTTTGTCCTCTTTCTTTTTGCCAAGCATTTTGTTTAGTAGGGTCAGAAACTTTTTTATCCTCTTCCATATAATTACTTAACACTTTTCCGTCAGCATCAAGCCATTTATATCCGTAATTATGACCTATCACTATATTTTCTCCAACAAAAACTTCATAGTAGTTCTCGGTAGAACCTGAAGTACCTTTTTGTTTTTCAGTTATGTCTTTAGGTTTTGAAGATATTTTATATTTCTTTATGATACCTTGCCAATCAAAGTCAGGGTATTCAATACCAACTGCAAACTCTTTGTTTTTTTGAGCCTCAACTAAACCCTCGATTTTGCTTTTAACATAAGTGTCTTCGTAAGAAAAAATACCCTTATCGTATTCAAGTTCGTTGTCAGCCACAATTTCGTTATCAAAAGCATATCCAAAAATAATATTTCTTATTTGTTGTTCGGTGTAACCTGCCTCTACAAGTTTTTGAACCATTTCAAGATTTAATTTTTTTAAATCAGTAACGGTAAACCTTTTCGTCTTTCCGATTTTTGCTTCTTTTGCATCTTTAAGCATTTTAGCAAACACGGCATTTGCATCTACTTTTGCAGTAGATTTCGCAGTAGATTTCGCTGAATTTTTAACGTAAACCCCGTCAAGTATATCAGAACCCATTAATTTCTTTAATTCGCCCTTAACTACAACGCTCAATTCTTTTACGTCTTTATTAGGAACGTAAGTATAATCAACTGAACTTTTTTTGTTAGAAGCAGTCGCTTTAGCACCACCTGCCATAGAATCAAACTCTCCGTCAAGAAGTCTTTTGTAAACTTCCTGATAGTAAGCAACACCCTCTTTATCCTTACCTTGTCTTCTTGATTCAATAAGACGGTTTGCACTTGCTTTCATATCTTCAAGAACTTCAGGAGTGAATTTACCCGTGTCGCCTTTTTCTCCAAGTTTGATAAGATTATAGCCTGTTGTATTGTATTCTTTATCAGAAGTAAATATTAGAGTATTCCCTGTTGTATCAAGTCTTAATTCTCCATAATCTCCATTGATAGGGTCGCCATAATTATTCATTACAGTTGCGTATCTTTTTTCGTCTTTTTGCCAAACAGTATCTCCTACGTTGAATTCAACCGTACCAACAAAACCGCCTTTGGCGAAATTTTTTATACTTCTTGCTTCAACTATTGCATACCATTGATTATCTAATCTTGTACCCGCCTCTTCTATTTTAGAAGTATTTTCTTTTTTATCTTTCGCTTCAAAATATTTTTTAGCGTTAATAGTTTTTTGCTTATTAACCAATTCCAATCTTTCTTGCAATTCTTTATCCGATAAGTCAAGTAAAAAAGTAAAATCATCGCCTCCAACTTTTATTTTTCCGCCTTTAGCAAAAACCTTTCCACCTCTTACAGAAATTTTTCCGTCATAAGTTTCAACGCTTGGGTATTCTCCAAGTGCTTCTGCACCTTTGGTTAGTTTTTCTTCTACTTCTTCATCAAGACTATGGTCAAAGAAACCTACGCCTTGTCTGCTTCTTGTGTACCAAATATCATTTCCGATAGTATCTAAATCAAGTCCGCTTTCTTCAATGGCATCTTTGTTTTCTGAATAGTAATCAGCCAACATTTTTTTAGTTGAAGTTACAGTTTCTTTGTCGAAATCAGAAACAGAATATTCGCTATCAAGTGGCTCTCCTGAATCAGAATCAGTTTCCGTGAAAAGAACTGCCGAAGCATAACCATTCCACAATTCATCAATTACTGAATCATTTACCGAACCACCATTAGCGTAAACCCCATTCATAAATTGAGTTCCGTTTGAAATGCTTGGAGCGAAAGCACCACCGTCAGCAAATAAACTACTCATTTTAAATTTTAAATCGTCTTTTTTCTCTAAAGAATATAAGTCGTAAATTATTTTAGTATCAGTTTTGTCCATAGCCTCCTCAATCGTTCTTCCATAATTGTAAGACTTAAAGTATCTACCCTCTTCAGTTCTTCTTTGAGTATATCTTTTAACACCTTTTATTTCAATGTCAATACTGTAAGTTCTTGCAATATCGTCTTTACCCGTAACTCCGTTTGGATTGATGTCGCTTGTAAAAATTATATAACCTCCTGTCGGTCTTGTTTCTCCCACCTTTAAATCTTCAACATTTGAAGTAACGGAAAGACTAACGAAAACACTTGCCCCATTTCCAAGATAATCTCTAAATTTTACTTTTTCTAAAATCGCTTCTTCATTTAGACCAAATTTATCTCCAAATTCTTTACAGAAAGCAGAAACAAGTTTTTTACACTCGGATATGTCTTCTGACATAGAACCACCATTAGCATAAACCCCACTCATAAATTCAGTTCCGTTTGAAACGCTTGGAGCGAAAGCACCACCATTTTCGTAAATCACTTTTGAGTGAGCCTTTACTTGACCAACAGTTTTTACATCATTAACCTCTCCTCTCATTGGAGTAACTAAATTAGCCATTTCTTCGGCTTGTTTTTTTGTTGTTGGTTTTGAAGTAATAAACCAATAATCGTCTTCTGTTTTTGAAATAGAAACATAAAGATTATCATCAACGTCTTTTAAAGCACCACCACTTGCGTATTGACCACGAGTAGTGTGCATAACTAAAGCAACTTTTATATTTATAGGTAAGTCGTCATATTTTTCATAAATTAATTTTCCAAAAAACTCGTTTATTTCATTATTCGTTTCTCCTTTTACCGATGCTTTTCCGTAAACTTCTTCGGTGTGGTCACTTAAAAAATGTAATTTTTGTGATAAATCCCAATTATTCCAAACATCTTCAGGAGTTCTTCCCTCATAATTATTAGGAATAGAACCACCGTCTTTGTAAATACCTTGACTTGCGCCCTCGCCCAAGTAGTAGTTAACATAAGATTGAGAAGCATCATTGATTACTTGTTGGTTTTGAGCCATAGCCCCACCGTCCATAAACAACTCTCCGCTTGACATAGCACCTGTTTCTCCAACAAGACCCGTGTAGTTAGTTCCTGAAACCCCGCTTAAAGGCATATCGGCATTTAAACCGCCCGTACCACCGCCTGAATGACCTGCTAAATCAGTTGTCATAAATGCGCCACCAAGTTCAAAAGATTTTGGTTTAAAAAGCCCCCATTTATTCCCTCTTTTATAATCAGGGTGTGATGTAGGTAAATCAAATACCTTGTAACCTTTGTTTTTTATTTCATTCGCAAATTCTTTTTTTAATTCAGAAAGTTTAGGAGATGAAATAAAAGCATAATCCATATCGTAAAGTTCTAACTTGTATTTATCTAAATCCCCTCCGTCAGCAAACGAACCTGTATTTTGGAAGTTTCCAAAGTTAGGGTCTGTCATAAATGGAAGTGAGCCACCGTTAGCAAATTTAGCATCACTTTCTCTTAATACTTTTAAAATCTCATTGAAACGAGCAAGTTTAGATTCTCTTTCTCTTGTTCTGTCTTTTTCTTCTTGAGAATCATCGCCCTCTCTGTAAGTACTTAATCTACTGCTATTCAAATCTCTTTGAAGTTTATGTAACTCTTTCAGCAACTTTTCTTCGTTAGATACATTACCACCTTTAGCCAACAAAGGCATATCTTTTGGGTAATTAGGTGCTAAACGGTCAGAGTGACGGTCACGAGTTTCCCAATACTTTCTACCTAACTTATTAGGGAAAGTACCATAGGCATTTGAAGTAGAACCCTCTTTGGTTACAAATCTTGCTCCTTTTACTTTTGCTTCTCTTACCGCATCACGTTTAATATCGGAATTAGCAAATCCTTGAAGTTCTTTTTTAGTTCTCACAAGAGCCAAAAGTTTTTCCAATTCAGTTTTCTTTTGCTCTGCAACTTGACCTCTACGTTCTTTAAGAACTGTTTTAGCACGTTCCATAGCATCTTTCCAAGATTCTCCTGCTTTTTGAATTTCTTTAGCAACTGACATTATATTATTGCCCGAAGTTTTAGCAGTAGAAGTGGTTGCAGGTTTTTTCGCTTGAGTAACTTTTTTCGCTTTAGCGACTTGTTTTACTTTAGCAACTTTTTGAGCAACCACCTGTGGCTTTTTTACGGCATCAGGATTCAACTTTATAACTTGGTCTAATATTTGTTCGCCAACTTTGTTTTTTGCCTCATTGGTTTCTTCAAAATTATTAAGAAGTTTTTTTACTTGTTCCAAAGTCTTTTGGTCTTTTTCAGACACTTTAGAAATTTCAAGAGTTTCGTATTTTTTTAATAAAGTAAGGTTCATATTTTCAATTTTTTTATTATTCGTATGTTTTTAATAAGTCTTTTAAATTTTAATTAATCTGATTAATTTTATTGCATTGTTGACATCAGCAAATTATTAAGCATTTCAAGTTCTTGTTCTTGTTCTTTAGTAAGAGGAACTTCAACTGTTGGTTCGACAGGTTCTTTTTGTTCAACATCTTCAACCAAAGATACTGAAATTAAATCGTAATTTAAACCCTCGTAAATATCGTAAAATTCTTTTTGAGCCTTTTTTATAGCTTCTTCTTCGTCTGTTGCAAAAATATCATAAATTTCGGTTAAAACGTCTTTATCAGAAGCATTTAATTTGAAAGTGTATTCAACTTTAAATTTATTTTCTTTCTCCTTTGGTTTAGCAGGTTCGCCTTTAATACCAATAGTTTCGTTTTCTTTAGCAAGAACCAAAGTTTGCTTAATTAAATTGATTATTTCGTTCTTAATACTCTCGTCAGCAATTTTATTTAGCTTTTTAGTATCTATGACTTCCATAAAATCATTTAAAGTAATTTTATCAGTAGGCGTATGAACAAATTCATTAATTATAAACTCTTTACCGATAACCTCTTCAAAAGGCAACCTGTCTTTAACTACAACCCAATCAATATTTTCTTTAGAAGATAAAGGGGTTACAAAATAATCAGCCCAATTACTATTAAAATCTTGTTGTAACTCGTTTAATTTATTTAGCCTATCAAATACGATGTATTTTTCTTTTACTTTGTTAAAATCAAACAAAACAGGTCGTGTTAATTTAAAAGTCAAAACTTTTCTTTCAGTTTCTCCAATTAACATCATTTGCTTATAGTCAAATTCAACAACAGAACCAACTTCAACTCCGTAAACATTTGGATAATATCTTGATATTTTTTTAGGGTCAAGCGTAATATTAAAATTGTTATTTAGTTCATTAATGTCGTCTTTATTTGTCAAGTTATAGTTTTTCCAAGTAAACAAAGGTAAATTACTTTGCCAATCTGAATATGGTCTGCGTTCTCTAATATCTCTTTGAAATTCTATTAAAACCAAGTTGTAAAGGGTCTTGAAAGATACCAAGTATAATCTACCTGATATATCATCCATTATTAAATTCCCCTCTTTATAATCCATTATTAATTCCATTTCTTACCTTTTTAAATTATATTTCTGTCGGCTTTAAATCGCCTAAAAAAGCACCGTACTCCAAACGTGTCATTTCTCTTTCTAAATTCTGCCAACCCTTTTCGGTATCGTATGATTCAAGTATTTCTGCTTCCTTGTAAATACCACCCTCTCCGATGTGGTAATTAACGTGAATAAAAAATGTATTTGGAATTTCAGGGTGTTTCAAAACCTGAAGTTTACTCAAAGATACGTTTTTGTGTTTACCAAAATCTTGGTAATATTTTTTCCGTTTTGTTGCTTCTGCTATCATACTAACTCAATGTTTTTTCGATTGCTTTTATCAAGTCTTTTGTTCGTTCTTCAATTCTTAAAACCTCGTCTTTAGGTGTTTCGTAAACCTTTAAATTCGGGTCGTTTAAATCAGGAACGACTTGTAAATTATCTCTAATAAGACCTGATAAATATCTTGTCATTTCTTGCTTTCTTTGTGGTATAGAATAATTAGCATATTTAGGGCTATCTTTTTCTCTATTGTAAATTCCCTGAATAAATTTTGATGGATTAGTTGTTAACAACATACCAACATAATCTAACATTCTATAAACCTCTTCTTTTATTTTCGCAAATGTTTGAGCCTGATTTCTTCCTGTTAGTTTATCAGAATTTTGAATATTTCTTAACCCTCCAAGAATCATCAATCCTTTATCGTTTATTTTAGTTGTATTTTTTACAGAGCCTTTATTATTAAAAACCCAATTTTTATACATTTGAAAAACATCATATAACTCATCTCGAACATTGTTATTATACCCATAAAGTGTAGTTCCCATTCCTTTAGGATAGCTTGAACTTCTTGGGTTTTTAGCTTTTTCAGCCATTCTTCTAATTGTTGCCGTACTTCTCCAAAGATTTACTCTAAAAAATCTAACATCAGAAGTAAAAGAAGCAAGGCTTCCAAAATCAATTGTTTCTCCATATTCTTTTAAAGCAAATGGTAAAAAAACTATTTTATCATCTTTAGAATATGACCTAACACCGTAAATCCTTACTTTAACCCCTGCTTTTTCTAAAATATCAGCAACGATAAATGTTGGTAAATTTTTAGCCAACATAGCTTCTGTTTCTAATGTTCCAAGCCCACCGACCACAACAAATAAATCCACAAAAGGGGAAATTCCACCACCTAATTTTTCTCTATAAGAAAAAACCTTTTTTGTAGTTGTGGCATATTTTAATTTAGCGAAAATTCCTTTTTCCTTATTAACTTCAAATCCACAACCATTGTAAATTTTACCGTCTTTAAAGGGCAAGTATAACATATTAGCATCTGAATATTTAACCTTTACGCCCTCACAATGCTTTTCAATTAAAGAAGTTCCCTCTTGTTGCTTTCTTAAATACAATCTATTACCTTTGAAATTATAATAAGGCGTGTTGTCAATTTCACTTTGCAAAACAAGGTTACTATCTATTACTATACCGTGAGTTTCGTCAAAATATTCAACTTTTCTGTATAGCCCTTTTGAAGCTATACCGAAATTGAATACACCTTTTGGCAAAGACGTAAATTTCATTCTTGCTGAATCGAAATCCCCTCCTAAATCTAATGTTCTTTTAATGTCAGAAAATCCATTTAAAGCACTTTCCAATAAAGGCATATCGCTAAAAATCTTAACTTCATCATAAGAGAATTGTTCCTGAAGTGTTTTATTACTATTAGGGTCATACCCATAAAATTCAGGATTGCTTCTAATGTAGTCATCCGAAGTATCGGGTCTTTGAACAATAGGGTCATACTCTGACGGATTATTTAACCAATAATCCTCAACTTCTTTTAGCAAATCCCTTTGGGAGTTGTAAAAGTAAATCTCTAATTGTCTTGCAAGACTTGCGTTTATCATTTTTTATAAAGGGATTGCACTATTTTCAGCATATTTTCTTTCTGCTTCCTCGATTATTAGTTCCGCAGTTTTTCTCTCTAATTCTGTCGAAGTACCTAATTGGTCTAAAGGCGTAACGTCTTTAACTTCGCAAATAGCGTAAAATTCTTTGAACTGACTATCTAACTTTTGAATTAGACTTTCTCTTTGTTGTTCAGAGAATAAAGCCAAGAATGATTTCACAACCTCACTTAATTTTTTAGGTCTTGGTATTTTGTTCGGAGTTTCTTCTCTATTTACAAGAAAAGCAACAAACGTATCTCTTGCTACAATCATCAAACGAGTTGAAACGAAAGCAATTCCCGTTAATCTATCTTCTACAATTTGCTGACGCAATTGAGCCAAGAAGTTAAATGCAAAAGTCATATCAATCACAGTTCCGTCAGGGAAACTTTCCGATGATATATTAGTCATTATTTTATCGTACTCAAATTTGTAGTTATAAGTAATTTTGTAACAACTTCCTGCGAAACGGTCTTGTAAAGATAAATCCTGTTTGAAATTCGCTTCGTAATCTTTGTTCGCCTCATTAAGCAAAGAGTTACCTGTTGCAATGATAAAAATCTTTGCTCTTGGTATCCTTTGTCCTCTACCATTTGATATTGTTGGCTGAACTTCTATTGTAGTTTTATTAGCCAATTCAACAACTTTAACGGCATCTTTAATTTTCGCTAAACCGTCATTTAATAAACCTGCCGTATTAGGGTCGATTTTAGGTAACTCGTCTAAAAGCAATAAAGCACCCTCGTAAGGTTCGTTTTTAGCATTTAAACCTAATTCAATGTTGCCCCACGCTTCAGTAAGCCTACCCTCTTGATAACCGTCAATTGTTTGTCCTCCTAAAATATCTAACGGAGAAGTATATTGATTACAGTTTAAAGTAATTAGCTTGTAGTTGATTCTATCAGCGATAATACCTGCGACAAATGTTTTACCAGTTCCCGCTTCTCCGTATAAATACACGTTGTTTTGGGCTTCGTAATCAGATAACAAAACATCAATCAATCTACGGTCTTCGCCTGTTTTTCCGCTAAACGTTTTTACATTATTGACTTTTACCTCAATAGTTTTTGTTTCGCCAATCAACTTTTTAAGTTCAGGAGATAAATTATTTTCGTTAATTTTCATCTTCTTCAACCTCTCGTTGATAGCATTATCAATATCTCTACTTGAAGTATTTGCCGATGTATTGTACACCTTGTCTATCAATGTATTAATTGACGTTACTACTCCCGAAAAATCTTTGTCAACTTCAACTTTTTTACGTTCTTGAATTTGCGCTAATTTTTCTTTTGCAACTTTAACCGCAGTTGAATCAGCAGGGAAATTGTCTATAATTCTTTGAAATTTTTCTATCTCTTTTGTATTATCTTCCATTATATAATAAATTTATTTAGTAATTCGTTTTTCATTTCTGCGAAAATTAGGTCTATATTTTTTTGTTTATTAAGTGTTTCTACGTTTTTTTCAATTGTATTTAACTGATAAACGAGTGTATCTATGCTTGTTTCGTCATCAATAACTAAATCATCAGCACCCGCAACATTAGTCTTTAAAACAATTCTTCTTGGGTTTTTATCCTTTCCAAAATTTACAACGAATTCTTTCAAATCTTTTTTTGTAAGATACAAATCTAACAATTTATTTTCATTATTTAATTTTTGGTAAGTGTAATATTTTAAGTTAGTTAACACCACGTCAGTAATTAATTTATTGCGTCTTTTTTTATCCTCAATTTCATTCAAATACGGATTGACAATTTCGTTTGATTTTTTGGCTATTTCCAACTTTAAATTTTCCAATTCTTTATTTACATTTGAGAAAATATAAAGAGGTAATTCATATTGTTGTTGGTCATTTACTTGCAATACTTCCGTATTATCCAAAGCCCCCATCATCACATATATTTGATTTTCCAAATCTGCAATTTGCTTTTTAAAATCGGTAATAATCAAATTATCGTCTGCGGTTTTTTTGCTTTTTTTCTCAAGAGGTTCTAAAATTGCTTTATAATCTGAAATCCTTTCATCACAAAGCCTTATTTCTCTTTCTAATGCGTTTTCATTTTTTTGTTGTTGACTTTCGCCTTGATTTTGACCTTGATTTTGACCTTGACCTTGACCCTCGCCTTGACCTTGACCCTCGCCTTGACCCTCGCCTTGACCCTCGCCTTGACCCTCGCCCTGACCTTGACCCTCGCCTTGACCCTGACCTTGACCCTGACCTTGACCTTGACCCTCGCCTTGACCCTGACCTTGACCTTGACCCTGACCTTGACCTTGACCTTGACCCTCGCCTTGACCCTCGCCCTGACCTTGACCTTGACCTTGACCTTGACCTTGACCATCGCCTTGTCCCTGACCCTCGCCCTGACCTTGACCTTGACCTTGACCCTCGCCTTGACCTTGACCCTCGCCTTGACCCTGACCTTGACCCTCGCCTTGACCCTGACCTTGACCCTCGCCTTGACCCTCGCCTTGTCCTTGACCCTCGCCTTGACCTTGACCCTCGCCTTGACCCTGACCTTGACCCTCGCCTTGACCCTGACCTTGACCCTCGCCCTGACCTTGACCTTGTCCCTCGCCTTGACCTTGACCCTCGCCTTGTCCTTGTCCTTGTCCTTGTCCTTGTCCTTGTCCTTGTCCTTGTCCTTGTCCTTGACCTTGTCCTTGACCTTGTCCTTGTCCTTGTCCTTGTCCTTGTCCTTGACCTTGTCCTTGTCCTTGACCTATGTTGTTAGCAATTTGATTCAAAACATTTGAAAGACTTCCTCCACCATTAGGCAATTCCATATCTCTATCCCCGCCCAATTCAATGAGATTTTCATTTTCTTGCAAAGAATTTAAAATCTTTTCCATTTGCTCTTGTTCTTTTTCTTGTCTATAAGAACCTGAAAAAGAAGTTTCATCTACATTTGATATTTTATTGTAAATACCTCTAAACACTCTTGAAGCATCGTATTCATCTTTTGGCACGGGAAAACCTGCCGAAACGAACATTTTGTCTAATTCGGATTTAGGTGTTGACTGAACAAATAAATCAATTGCTCTGTCGCTTGTTACATAATTCTTGTAATCTCCAAAGGGAATTTCGTTATATGATAATAAACTCGCTAATAATTGTTTTTCTTCTTCCATTTTTTTTATTAATTTACTTTTCCTCCCGTTTCAAATCTCCAATCGTCTAATGACGAATCAAACAACATAGCATCTACCAATTTTACTTGATTTGAATTAAACACGGCAGTTGCTTTTGTTACTTTATCTTCTAATTCCCCTGTGATTTCATTAATTATTTTGTCAGATGGGTTATTCTCATAATAAATGAATCCGTCATAAGTTGTATTATCTCTAATGTGAGAGTTAAATTCAGGATATTGTCTTATAATATTCCAAGCCCTTACATTTAAACCAATTAAATTGTTATTCATAATTGCCATAGATATACGAGGGTCTAAAACATCGTATATTTTAGCAAGGGGATATGAAGAGTCGATAAACTGAATTATATCTCTTAAATCCAATTCTTCTACACCAAGAGGCGTTAAGTCAATTGGGTTTTTAATATTCACGAAACATTGCGTTAAATAATCCCCTTGTTTCTGATATGGACTTTCGTTTGCACTAAACCATTCAGCATAGCTTCTATTTTCAGCCAAATATAAAACCCCATTACTAACTTGTCTATAAGAAAACTTGATACGTTTAGCACCGTGATACATTACACAAGGCTTTCCGATTTCTGTTATAGCTTTACTAACATAGTCGTATTCTTTTGTAATTAATGCTTTTTCCCAATTTCCAAACCAATTTTTAAACTTCTCTGTATGAATAACAGAATCTATTTCTTGTTGCGGAACTTCATTTGTCACTATTTCGCCTCTACCTGATTCTTTCCAATCTTCGCCTTTTTCTAATCGTTCAATAACTTTAGATAAAATATAGTAAGCACCACCGCTTTTAAGTTCGGTAATTCTCGTGATTTCCTTTTGAACTTCTGCTATTTTTTTCATCAATTCAATACGCTCGTACATAAAAGAACTTTCAGGAGTAAAACTTAAAGCAAGAGCGTAATCATCTTTAACTTCGTTTAATAATTCTAAACTTTCTTCGTATTTTTTAGTATTGTACTTTTCTGATGCTTTTGAAGCAAAACCCTCTAATTTACCAACTACTTCTTTAAAATCTGTAAATTTCTCATCGTTAGCAGTTTTTGGTACGACAGAATTTGAAGTAGGCGTTTGCGCTTCTTGAAAAAATTTATCAAAATTGATTCCGTCAATCCATTCGTTTTCAACAATTGATTTTATTTGCTCATTTGTTCTTGTGCTTGGTTGAAACCAATTTTCTCCAATCGTAAATTCCGTTATTCTATCAAATTCATTTCCTTTACTATCTTTAGCATAGGCAGTTATTTTAACTTCAACATCATTAACACCTAATTCTTTTTCTATACTTTTTAATTCATCTATAAATTCTTGTCCCGATAATAAATTTTCAGTAATAAAAATTCTATAAACAAGTATTCCTAATTTATTTTTCCATTCAAGAATAACTTTTGACGCTTCGTAAGGTGCTAAATTAGAACCTTTGGTTGAACCCACAGACACAATATCGCTGAAAAATTTATCAAAATCATATTCATTATCAAGCCAATCATCTTGAACAATTGATTTAATTTCAGAAACAGTCCAATTGCTTGGTTTAAAAGCACCCTTTCCAAATGTAAAGTATCTTACTGATGATTCTCTCGAAAAACCACCTGTAATATTTTGTTCTTTGTAATTGAAACTAAATCTTACTTCAACATCTTGATTTGGATTGTATTGTTCAACGTTGTTTATTGCTTCTATAAAGTCTTTTCCCGTAGTTAAACCACTATAATATGTAGGATTTCCATTTACTTCATAACTTAAATCTACCGAAGTTATTTCTTTATCTATATTAGAAGTAGTAAGTGCGTTTTTAAAGAACTTATCCGAAACTTCATTTGGAAACCATTCTTTTACTTTATTAGAAAGATAATTTACGTCAAAATCTAATTTACCGTTTTCTCTTTTTAATTCGTAATACTCATCAGGATTGTTTCTAAAATAAAGACCAAATTTTTTACTTTCCCCTTTTGGAGTTTTATATTTTAAAAGAATTGTAGAATCCCAACCTACTCTTGTTTGTAAAGCAGAGAACAATTCCAAAACATTATTTACTTCAATATCGGGATAACTACTATTCTCTACAACTACGTTAAATTTAGTTATCTTATCATCATTCTGTTGCGCTAAAAACGCCTCTTCTGTTGACGGTTTAAAATATTTGTCATTTAAAGTACCATAGCCGTCAGGCAGACCTGAATCATTAACAAAATTATTAGATGCGTGTAAGTCTTTTGGGTTTTTAATTTTATAAATTTTGCCTTTAGTAAAACTATTGCTAAAAAAATTTTCTATAAACTCATAATATTCAGGATATTGCGTTTGAGCCAAAACGTTTTTTTGACCTCCGAATATTTCCTCTTCGGTTATTTCTCTTTTAGGGCTATTATTAAAGCTACTTATACCACTACCCTCTGAAATACTTTTCTTTGTAAAGTACAAATAATTAAAAGGGTCTAAATCAATATTTTTTCCTTTTCCACTCTCCCATTCCCAACCATTTTCAAAGGCTTGTTTCTGAACTCTTATTGATAACGCAGGATTGTTTTTAACATCTATTTTGGTATCAGTAAAATCAAAAGATTTAGCCGAAGCTGAAGTACCCGATTGTTGCGCTAAAAACGCTTGTTCTGTTGACGGTTTGAAATATTTGGCATTATTACCGCTAAAACCGTTTGTAATACCGTTATCATCTATGAAATTTTCCCCCGCTTCAATATCTTTTGGGTTTCTAACTTTATAAATTTTACCTTTAGTAAAACTATTACGAGTATCATCTACAAACTCATAATATTCAGGATATTGTGATTGAGTAGTTGTAATAGTTGGTTTTTTAGCCAACAAAATATCTTGAGGGTTTAATTCTTTACTTGTATTTGAATCGAAATCATTTCTTGTACCACTTGCTCTGTACCCAATAAATTTCCCCGAATTAAAAATCAAATATTTCGCATCAGTAAATTTTACCTCTTTACGTCCACTCCAAGTCCAACCAAGACTAAATACCGCTTTCTGAATTTCTTCAGAAAGTTTAGGGTCATCTCCAATCCAAACTTTAGTGTCTGTTAAATCAAGTTCTTTTGAAGCATTTGAATTAGGTTCGCTTTTAACAAATTTATCGAAATTCAAATTAGGGAAAAGCCCATACAAAATTCTATTTATTTCTTTTACCGCAGTTTCTTGGGGCGACATCATTAAAAGATTGTCCCAACTAAATGTGCTTAAATTAACTTCAATAGGGTCAACACCTAAAGCATTTCCAATCGGTTGTAACTTTATATTTTCATAATCCCCAATGTGTAAACCTCTTAAAAAATTATAAAGTTCAAGAGTATTATTAGTCAATTTTAGATTACTTGAATTTGATATATTTTTACTATCATAGCTAACTGATATTCTTATTACTGAATTATCTTTTTTGGTTCTTTGACCTCCAAAAAATTCAGTCCAATCATAGTTTTTAACTAAATACGTTTTAGCATCAATGACTCTTTTTATGTCATTACCACCACCCGTTTTTGGATTAACATTTTTAACTGTATTTTTCTTGTCTTTATTTAAGTCTATATAATAATTACCTCTTTTTCCGTCATTAACATAGAAACTAATCCAATCTGTTTCTTCTATTGGGTTTTGTCCAACATAATCTTTAATTAAATTTATAAAATAAGAAATATTGGTCGCTTCTTTTCCGACAATATTTTCCCTTAAACCTGAATATAAATTTGAACCTCCATCATATTTAGTTTCTCTAATCGTAATTTTATCAACTGTTGGTTTTGTTGTATCGTAAACCACTCCGCCTTTTGCGAATTCATCTTCAACAACATCAACAGAATCTCCCTCTTGGTTCGCATCATAAGGCGTTACACCGCCATTGGCGTAAATACCACTATCCCCACCAACCGCACCGTCAGCCTGAACATCTAACAAGTCATTGTAGTTGTTCAAATCTCTCGCAGGTGTATTTCCGCTTTTAGCGTCTTTAACTAAATTATCACTATGTCTGTGATGTCTTAAATGTCCACCGTCTTTTAGACCTACTTTAGCAAGAATAGTATAATAGTTAGGATTTTCAACTAAATGGTCTTTAGCAACTCTTGTGCGCTCTTTGAAGTCAGCAAAGTGTTCTTTCTCTACTTCCAATCCTTTAGCAATTTCTTCGTTGATGTGAGCCAAAGAAACGTTGTGCATTTCTGCAATTTGCTTCAATGATTTGTTTTTTGATAAATGACCTCCAACTTTATTTTCGCCACCTAACTCAAATTTATTCTTTTTGGTAAACTTGGCGATTTGTTTTGGGTCTTCGATGTAATAAGTTTTTATAGTTTTCTTGCCTTTTAAGTAGGCATTGTTCATTCTATGATTACCGTCAATCAGAACTTCTTCGCCATTTTCCAAGCGAACCATTATTCCGTTTGGTTTTCGGAAATCAGTTTTAACGGTTTCGCTATATTTTTTGTCGTACACAGGGTACTTCATAGCAAAAGTTTCAACCTCTTTTGTTTTTAAACGAAGTTTACCTTTTTTAATAGCATTGTAAATAGCATCTACGTCATAAGTTGTATCTCCTGAAGAAAAATGTTGCTTTCCTTTTTTCAAAGTAGAATTCATACCTAATGAATGTGCTATGTCCGAATCGTGAACCATTTTACCTCCATACTCATACTCTTTATCAGTAGTGTGAATTTTAGCAGGAATATCGCCACCATCAGCAAACGAAACCCCACCACCGTCTGAATTAATCTTTGAAAGTATTTCACGATTAGTCATCATCTTACCCTCAAATTCACGTTTTGTTTGGTCATTAACGGCAGGAGCGGTAATAATTATTTCACTTCCTTGTACCTCAAGAGGCTGACCCGTTGACTTATTAATCATTTTAATTCCACCGTCTTTATGTAGTTTACCCACAAAATATCCGCCAAGAGAAGCATCGTCATAAATCATAGTTTGACCATCTCTTTTACCAACTACAACTCCACCCGCAGGTGTATTTTCTGCATCTTCTTGAGTTAACTCTATATTACCTTTTTTCATTCTTAAATATATTTTTTTATATTTTACGATAACGCTATTTGCCTAAAAACATTTTTAAATATTCAGGATTAACTCCTTTATTTGAATTTAATCTACCACCTTTTAACAACTGATTAATTGGGTCAGAAGTGTAAAACGATGTGTTGTCAAAACCGCATTTATGACAAACGTACATATCCCATAATTCTGAATCTTTTCTATCCCATTCCCAACCGCAGTTGATACATCTTATATCTTTACTCATTTCTCCACCATTTTTATAATCAGCAACCTTAAACCCTAATTCTTCAATCAAATCATCATCTTGACTGTATTTTCCTGACTTGCTTTTACCGTTTACAATTTTGTATGTAAAGGCGTTTAATCTTGCCAATCCCCAAGCAACTCTACTATTTGGTTTTCCACCTGAAATAGTTGGTCTATGCGAACTTGAATAAGCACCCATTCCTCTACGGACAACTGCTTTAGCACTTGACAAATTTATTTTTTTATCAGGGTATTGCTCATTATGTGTTTGAACTTTATTTTTTATAGCTTCAAGCGTATTTTCGTCAAATTTAATCATTTTTGCGCTTGATACGCTTTTTGAAGAATTATTTTTGTTCAAATCGCTTCCATACACACGGTCTTTCTTCGGTGCGGGTGTTTGTGCTACTGTACGACCACCATTTTTGAATCTAAAATCGTCATCAATTTTTTTTACCTTTTTTACGTCAAACAAAACAAACTCTTCGCCTGTTGCTTGAGGGTCATAATATCTTATTCCGTCAAACCCTTTTTCAATAGCAAGTTTTCTCAACATTTCGCCTCTAATGTCTATATCAGAAATAGAGTTTTTTGAAACATAGTTTTTACCATATTTTCTAATCGCTTCTTGTTCATATCGGTCATAATCGGCATAGTCCATTAAATCGAACCAATTTGGATTTCCGACATAAGTATCTACTGTTTTATTTTCGCCCTCTAAATCATAAAATGAAATTAAAGCATCTTTATCTCTACCAAGATACAAGCCTTTTCCAACACCTGCATTAAGACCACTATTTGTGTTTAAATGGTAATAGGTATTTGGTTTATAGTTCTTTGTTTTGGCGTGATACTGATTAACCCAATACCCATCATTATCGTCAAGGTCTTGTAATCTTTTGATTGTCAAAGGGTGCTTTAACATATCTTCTGCTTTTAATTCCCCGCCTCGCTCAAATCTTATGTCGTCATTCTCCGAATCAAAAGTTAAATTAGTTCCGTCAGCAAGTTTTATTTGGTTTGGCTCAAATGCAATAATTTGAGTAAGCGGGTTTTTCTCTCCTGATTCAAATTGTAAAACCCCGTCATAATTATATGACAATATTTCATTTCTTAAATTAAGAGATGCTTCCTTGCCGTAAACAGGCTTGAATTGTGACTTACTTCCTTGAATGTTTGGATTCTTTACAAATGGATTTCTAATATTTAAAAATAATTTTAATAACCTACTACCATAATTTTTGCTAAATGACCTCAAAGGAGAAAAGTAAAATCCACTTCCCCACATTCCATAATCTACATTTGACCCAACTTTTTCTAAACTGAATATTGTAAAATCGGTATTTGTTCCGTGATATACAACCAAAGGTTCTCCATTTCTGTCAACTACTTTACTCGCATTAGCAGGGTCGTTTTCCCAATCTCCAAACCATTTTTTAAACGCAGGAGTGCGAACCAATTTATATTGCTCGGCATTTAGATTGCTTCGTTTTCCATTAGGTGCTAATAAAATAGTACCACCCATATCAAATCTAATATCATTACTGCTCGAATCAAATTCTGTATTAGTTCCGTCAGCAAGTTTTATTTGGTTTGGCTCAAAACAATTGATTATAACACCTCTATCCCAATGTTTTAATAAAACGCCATTATAGCCATTTTCTTTTAATGTTTGAGAAATATCTATTTCATTGAAAACATTACTTTTATTCATTGATTTAACTTCGCTAAACAAATATCCATCATCTTCGCCTTTAGATACAAATAAATTTTTTATGTTTAAAAAACAACTCAAAACGCTTCTTCCGTATTCCTTAAATTCGTTTTTGTTTGGAGAAAAATAAAAACCTCTGCCTAACCACCCAATAAGATTTGAACCTGAATTAAACTCATAAAACTTTGTTTTAGTCCTATGATAAACAACCAAAGGCTCTCCGTTCTCATCAACAACTTTACTCGAATTAGCAGGGTCGTTTTCCCAATCCCCAAACCAATTTTTAAACGCAGGTGTGCGAACCAATTTGTATTGGGTTGCATTTAGATTGCTTGGCTTTCCGTTAGGTGCTAATAACTCGTTTTTCATATTCCTATTTTCCTAAAAACATTCTTAAATAATTAGGCGTACCGCTTTTATTTTCGCCACCTTGCTCAAATCTTATGTCGTCACTACTTGAATCAAATTTAGTATTCGTTCCGTCAGCAAGTTTAATTTGGTTTGGATAAAAAGCAACTATTATTTGCTTGTTATCTATTTCTCGTAAAAATTCAACCCCATCATTTTTTTTATTTCTTTTTGAAAACTCAATAACCCTATTTTCAAAATAAGGTGTACTCCAAAATTGTTTTTTAACATTTTTTTCTGTAAAAAATTGTTTTATATTTAAAAAGTAAGGTTTTACTTTTTCGTATTTTAAATCATAACCTTTTTTTATTGCTTGTTCGTATGTTAAACCTTCAGATTTTAACCACCCTTTTTGTGAAAATTCTTCATCTTCAATGTTTTTTGTAAAGAAAAAACCATCAGATAATCCTTTTAATTCAAATACATTAAATTCTATATTAGAATTATGATAAACAACTAAAGGCTCTCCATTATCGTCAACAACTTTACTCGCATTATCAGGGTCGTTTTCCCAATCCCCAAACCACTTTTTAAAGTCAGTTGTACGAACTAATTCATACTGCGTAGCATTTAGATTGCTTGGCTTTCCGTTAGGTGCTATTAACCCTCCTTGACTATATGTTTGACTGATTATTTTCACATTTGGTATTTTAGTTATTCTATGTAATTTTTCTAAATCAGGAGTGAGATTAAAATATAAATAAAAATCATTTCCAATTAACTCTTCATCTTCGCTTCCAAATTCAACAAATACAAAATCTTCATTTAAAATGTCAAAAATTTTATTGTAAGCACCTTTATACTTGTTTTTAATCCCACCACTTAAAATTAAGTTTGGATTTTTTATGTTTTGAATTACTATTATAAAGGCGAAATTTTTCATATACCTATTTTCCTAAAAACATTTCTAAATAGTCAGGCGTACCACTTTCGGTAATACCACCGTCTTCGTAGGTTATCTTGCAATTGGTTTGGTCAAAAAGAACCAAATTCAAGAAATCATAATCAGCAGGAGAAAGTCTGCTTGGATTTAACGCTTTAACTAAAGTCGTTCTATAATCATCGCCTTTTACTTCTTCTAAAGCATTATCGTATAACCATTGAGCAAATTTCTTATCACTCATTGAAACACTTCTATTAGAACCGTAATTCATTTTAGGTAGTGGAGTTAGGCTTCTTCCTGAAATACTTTTTGGGTTTTTAGCATTTAAAGTAAAAGTATTCCCGCCATATTCCATTTTACGTTGTTTTTCTAATTCCGCAATTGGAACACCTAATTTTGAGTAGGCACGTCTTTTAGGTAAATTCATTCCTCCACGCTCAATTACATTATAATCTACACCTGAACCGTCAACAATCATATACCCGTCTGCTTTGCTTTTTAGTTCATTAAGTGCGCTTTTGCCCCTTGTGAAGAAATCATCGATTACCGCCAAAGGAACAAATCGCCCACTCTTTTTATACCTTTCTAAAGCACGTTTTTTTACTACCGCCTCATCAACTTTGTCAATGTAAACGATAAATATTTTATAACCCAATTTTTTCAATAGGGCAATTAGTGGATAATAACTCTTGGTGCTATTCATAGTTCCGTCATAAATAATATCATACTTACAAGGAATACCAATAGTTCTGTCACTCAAAAGTGTATTTACAATATCTTTTGTTTCTTGGTGCGTAGAAGTAGCGTTCCAACCTTTGTATTCAGGTAGTTTGGCTCTAATTTCGTCAGCATCAACTTTTAATATTTCTTCTTTTAACAAGTAAGGAGCGTATTTTCTTAAAAATGTACTTTTCCCACTTGCAGGAGAACCACCCATAAGAATAGCAATAGGCTCATCGTTTTGAATACAAATCAAATCCTCTTTAAAAGATTCCATTATTTTTTCGTGTAGCTTTTTTCTTGCAGGATAATATTCTCCCGTTGTTTTGCTTGTATTTAAGTCTTTTGTTTGAGGTAAATTTTCAGCGTAGTTAGTAAGCACTTCTATTGCTTCGGGGTCAATTATTCTTTCTCCGTCTGCATCGTAGATTTGTTTTCTTATGTTAAGAGGAATTGCTTTGTCAACTTTACCACCGTCTGCGTAGTAGTCTGAATAATCTAATTGGTTGTTTTTCATAGCTTTAAACATTATTTAGCAAATATATTTATAATAATCGAATTATCAAAATCATATTAAATATAATGATTTTATGTGCAATTCGATTTGGTTCTTTTATATTATTCAATTTTAAAAATAATAAAAAAATTTTAATAAAGTGTAAATGTAAAAAATATTTAATTATATTTGTAACTATTAATTAATAATTAAATCTTTAAATTATGACAGGAGTTTTAGACATCAACAGTCCTAATTGGCTGGGCGGAAACAACGTACATAATACAATTCAAATTGTATTATTGTTAGGTGTTGCTTGGAAAGTAGGGTTATTCAAAAGAGGATAATCTCAACCAATTTAACAAAAAAAAAGCCACACTAAAATAGCGTGGCTTTTTTATTTATATATGATTCCAATTTACATTATTAATTATTCTTGAAATGGTAATTCTTGAAACACCGTATTTTTTAGACAAAAAAGTTTTTGTTTTAGACAAACCAACATCTTTAATTTCTAAAACTTGAATTTCTGTCAATTTACTTCTTGGGTGGTTATTACCTTTTAAGTTTGTCAAACCTGAATTGACTGCGTTTTGTTTGTTTTCTAATTGAGTATTCCATTCTAAATTCTCTACTCTATTGTCAGTCTTAATTCCGTTAATATGATTTACTGTTGCTTTATTTTCGGGATTTTCTATAAATGAGTTAGCGACTAATCTATGTTCAGTTAAGAAAAAACATTTACCATATCTACATAAAACCCTTTTTACATAGCCATACCTATCTATTTTACGGCACAATAACCTTTCCGAAACACTACCTTTTCCTTTCAACCTTTTTACATTCCCTAAATTAGAAACTTGATAAAAACCCTCAAAATCTTTAATATCTTTCCAAACTTCTTGCATAATATTTTTTTTACAAAAAATGCTCCTACAAATCCAAACGCACTCGACCTCGTTCTTCATTGTAAGAGCATAAAATTTTTAAGTTACTTTTTGTCGAGTGGCAACTACCTGACAAATGTAGTAATTTATTTCTTCACAACCTCTTCTTCAGGATAAAACTGATAAACAACGGTAGTTTTTGGTTGGAGTTCACTAATTATAAATTCAGTAAATCCGTCAATAGTAAATTTTTGATTATTACTAATAACGTCAGATTGTTGCTGATAAGGGTCAATTACAGGAACAATAGTTCTCTGCGCTACATTTCCTGTGGCATCTTTTGTTCTGATTTTAAATTCTGCCGTAATTTGACTTTTATCGCCCTCTAAACTTCTTATATAATTCAACCCAATACCAACAGGGTTATTCGTAATATAATAAAGAATTTCTGCGTAAGAGATATTAGGTGTTAAAGAACTAATCAAAACATCATTACAAACAAGACTATTGCTTTTGTTAAAATAACTGTCTTCATTCGGGCTTATTTTAGAAAAAGACCCAAACAACGAAACGTCTTTCTTTACTTCGTCTGTATAGTTAGCAATTTCGATAGTGAATGGTAAACTTGCACGTTTAACGACTTCTTTTTTCTTAAAATAGTCGGAAATGGATTTGAAAAACCTAAATGCGAAATTCTCTTTTTTAACCTCTTCAAAAGCTAAAGGTTCAGGGTAGAAATAATAATTAGCAGTTGTTTTTGGTTCTAATGTTGGAATAATTACACTTGTAAATCCGTCAATCTCATAATCAGATTTTACCGCAACTATGTTCATTTGTTGCTGATAAGGGTCTTTAGTTACTATCAACACTTTCTCGCTTAAATCTCCACTAATCATTTTTTTAAGAACTTTTAATGGGTGGAAAATTTGTTTTTGATTAACCGTCATAATGTAAGTTAAACCAACCCTGAATTTCATAAAAGCAAATGCGTGAAGTATGTCTTTATAACTTACGTTAGGAACGTTAGAAGTTATTTTCAATCCACGACTAACATAGTTCCCGTAATTATCAAAAACATCTCTACTTAAAATATCGTAAGAACCAAACAATTCTACATTGTGAACTGCTTTTGTAGTAGTATTTTCAACACTAACAATATAGGGTAGCCCTTGTTGTTTGCTTACATCAACGTATTTTTTTTTCTTCTTAAAAAAAGGAGGAATAAAGAATAAAAATGCGTTTAGTAATTTGCAGGAAAATTTATTTAAAAAACTTTGTTGCATTGGTTTTCTGTATTTAATTTTAATTTTGCCCTGTGATTTTTCTTTAGTTGCGCTCATAGTTCTTTGGATTAAACAAACAAACTTTTAACCGCATACATACAAGATGTTTCGGCTTCAGTTTGAGCAATTGAAATTTCTCTACCGTTTTTTTCGTTTCTCAAACTTTCAAGTTTATCAATAATTTGAGCATAACTTTCTTTTAATTCTTCAACCTGCGGATTAGCAGTTGGATTAAAGTTTCTTTGAACTCTTCTTTGTCCTAATGTCATATTTTCCATAATGATTGTAGCACTTAACCTTGCAATCGGGTTCTTGGTTTATTTTATTTTTCTAATAATTCAACTCTAATAATTAGAATGTTCAAATAGGTATTCATTGCTTCCAACTGTTGTTTAAGAAGTAATTCATTAGCATCAGACAAGCTATCTACTTTGTCTGAATTTAAAAACATTGCCAATTTAGTTACCTTTTCAAGTAATTCATTTTTTTCAACTTTAAGCCTGTCTAAAAATGTATTTTCCATAATAATTGTAGCAATTAACCTTGCAATCGGATTTTTGTTTTTTATTAAATTACTCTATAACCTGTATAATCACATTTTTTACTTGAACACCCAACATTTTTTTGTGGTGGCATAGAAGCCAATGTTTCATTTGGCTTGGTATCAAGTAACTCTTCCCCGCATTTAGGACAAGCAATTCCATTAGGAGTAGGTTTCGGACTTAACATTCCTAAATGAAATGTTGTACTCATCGAGTTATGCTCAACTAAACTTTTTAATTTCTTGCTCATTTTCTTTTGAATTAGTTATTAAATTCAGCCCTTGAAACTTCGCTACTTTATGTACAATTTTTCACGAAGTTTCCCTACTTGCCATTAACGCAGGTTTTTTTTTATTTTGCTAATTTGTCTATTTTTAATTTAAACTCTTTTGCTACATTTTCCCATTTCAAACCTTTTACCTTTTCGTAAGCACGTTCTACTTTCTCTTGAGCAATTATTTGTACTTCTTCCTCATCGTGTTTTAGATTGTAAACTATCCCAAGTAAATTGGTTACTTCGTGAGGATTTGTTGTGAAACGTATTTTTTCAAAGTCGTTTACAAAAACATTTGCCTGATTGAACATAAAAGAAATTGTATTGTTTCCTGCTTCTGTAATTTCTGTCAAAGAAGTATGTTGCGGACAAACTACTAAAGTTTTGGTCGCCATTGCTTCCGTAACGGTTAAACCCCATCCCTCTGCGGTAGTTGTTGTAACAAAGCAATCTAAAGCATTATAAATTCTATTCAATTCTGCATTATCACAACCTTTGTTTTCGCTATGTGATTTTGGAAATATAATATCAACCCCTACTCTTAAACCTAAACGCTCACATAATCTGTGAATATTTATACCTGATGGGTCTAATGGATTACAATGTAAGTAAAGCACGGCATTTGCTTCTGAATTACGCTTGAATGTAGAAAATCCTAAAACCAAACTACCCAAGTCTTTTCTTGCTGAATTTCTATTGACAGTTCCAAATAAGAAAGTTTCTTCATTACCCTCTCCAACTATTTCTAATTTTGCTTTTAATTTTTCTTCTTCAGAAAGCGGGTAAAATTCTTTAGTATTGCAACCGTGAGGAATTACCTTAATTTTTTTAGCGTTTGACGGAGTAGTCAAAGGAGTTAGTACGCTTTTAGCGTATTCGGTATAAGTGATAGCTTCTTCAAAGAAATCCAATATTTTCAAGTCAACAGGTCTTGGCTCACTATCAATTGGGAAGTAAACCATAGATTTAAAACTCGGTTTGTTCTGTTTTCTCTTTTCGTTTTTTACGTTTCTTAAATGTTCGCCCATTTCATTGAAAATTTCAATATCGTTCAAACAAAACACAACATCGAAGTCGTTGTGCATTAAAAGTCGTAAAAACTGTAATCTGCAATACACATCATCTTTTGGTTCGTCAGCAAGTACAGACGACATTGCAGGTATTACTTTTACGTTTGGCAAGTAATCGTAAGGCTCTTTGCCATAGTCGTTAATTGCGAAAACAACTATTTTTAGGTTTTTGTCTTTAGCCCAATTTTCAATTAATTCTTTAGAAACGTTTGCGAATCCTGTTGTACAGCCAAAATCTCCGAAGAATAATAGGTTTTTTAATTTTTGTGGTTTTGTAGCCATTTTATATGTAATAAATGTAAATAGTTATTTTAGTTTTTGCAAGTATTTTAGGTATTATTAATTCAGTAAAAGCATCTATTCTAAATTTTCTTTCCGTATAAAAATCATATCCTTTTGCTTGTCCGTCTTCTTTTTTTAAATCTGAATTTAATTGTGCGTTCATTTGAGCAACATTGCCATTAATATCTTTCGTTTTTATAAATAAATCAAATTCATCGGGTCTATTATTAATTTTAAAACCTATATTTTGAATATGAAGAGTATTGGTTATTGTTTTTAAAATTATGTCACTATATTCAACATTGGGTATAAATGATTTTATTTCTAAACCCTCAATTAAATTATCTTTTTTGGATAATAAATTATTAAATATATTTGATGCGCCAAACAAAATAACATCTTGCATTTCTTTTTCAGTTTTATTTTCAACCGTTATTATCATAGGTTGTGCAGTTCTATTTTCCATTTTATTTATTTTAATTTTGTTATTGTTAGCATTTTATTAGCTGATAATGAATCAACAATTGCGCAGAAAAGAGCGTCTTTTTTCTTTTGAAATTCAGGCAGTTCCTCGAAATGCACTATACAAGGGTGTGTTTTGGCTTCGGCATCTTTAACCTCTCCATAAACCCAACCGTCTTTTTTCTTGTCTTCCAACCAAGCGTTAGCATCCAGTTTGCTTAGACAACTTTCCATATTTTGCCACAATGCGGACATTTTACCGTTTTCTTTTTTATTATTAAATTATTGTGTTCGCAAACCGATATGTTAACATCCGCTATAAGTAATGGCGGGATAGTTGGTTCTTGAAGTTTTGTTTTTTCTTTTGACATTATTGCTAAATTTAAAGTGAGTAGTTCCAAATCCGCCACTACTCATAGCGGTTTACCGTTGTGTTGCGCATCGTGTCCCGCTTCAGGATTACCAATTCTAAAAAGAACTCCTGTAATTGCGCTTTGACGTTGCCAACCCTCTGCTTCGTCCCAATTTTTTTGAGTTGTATCTCCGTGTGCATCGCACCACGCTTTGTTTGCCTGATGACAAACTATTGCAATTTGAAGCACCTTTAATTCGGGTACTGTGTGAATAGTTTCACTCATAATCTTTTGTTTTAGTGATTAATAAATGTTGTTGTTAAAATTCCAACTCTTTATGAGCGAAATATGTTGCTTCTTTGATTGTTTCCAATACTGTGTTCCACATAATAGCAGAATTAGCACCTCCTTGACAGAACGTGAATTTTCCCGAAACTTGGTTGTTAGGAGTAACGCTAAAAGTTTTGTTGTGATAATTAATAATTAGGTCAACAGTAACCAATTGTGTTTTCTCGGTTATGTCTGTCCAATCTTTAGAGAACTTGAATTTAGCCTCTACTTTTTTGAAAGTTGTTTCCATTTTTGTTGTTATTTAAAAATTTCTTGATTACAAATATAGGCATTTAAACTTTCCTACCATTTATTTTTACCCATAAAATTCCATCTTTCAAAATCAGCACATCGCTATACGAAGTACATTTGAAAGCTAAATCTTTGTGTTTGCCAACGTCCCCTACATTTGGTCTTAATTCCTGAAACAGGCTTCCCTCTTTCTCTACTGTGATTAACCAATCTCCATCATAGGTAATTATACCTTTAGTTTCGTCTGAACACTCAAAAGGAATACCTCTTGAAGCAAGTGTGTAATTGTTGTATTCTGCTTGAATCTGACCGTCAATTTCTACTATATCGTCAGAACATCCATAAATAAGCGTGTGTGTTTTTTCCATTTTTTTTAATTAATTATTATTTAGGTATTCCGAACCCGATTATATTTTTCTTTGCATCAAGCACTGTATAAAAATACCCTGCCCTTTCTGTAAGTTTTTTTGCTTCTTCTCTCGTTTCAACAAATTTTGTTTTTTTATTTCCAACTAATTGAGTAACCTCAAAACCTGTGTCAGTAAACATTCTTTCCATTTTATATTCTATTTTATTTATTCGTTTTTAATTCCGTGCTTTGTGTTATAATCTCTTATAGTATCGTTATGCTTATTAACGACTGCGTGTGCTATCGCTCCTGTTTTAGTATGAATCCAAATAAAAATCGCTGAAATAAATCTATAAAAATTTATTTTTATGTAAAATCTACTCGGCAAATAAGAATAAAGAAACATCGCCACTTGAAACCAAGACATTAAAAAGTTTACTGCGCAGTAAGTATTCGGATTTACAAAATTCATTCTCTCATAGTGATTGAAACTTTCGGATATTTTATCGTTGGCTATATCCATAAGTTCGTCAGAAGCAGTCTTGCTTAAAAATAAAGTAATTAACGTCATTACAAGCGAAACGACAGACCCTAAAAGGTAAATTGCAAAATATAGTTTCATAGTTTTTGTTTTTAATAGTTTTCGTTTTCGTGTATGCAAGTTACCTGTCTGATAACATAGCATTTTAAATTTTCTGCGGTACATTTTTCTCTAATCCTTTCCCACAAATCTCCGTCACTTGGAAAATACCGACCCTCTTCAGCCCACATATCTCTGTAAGGCAAATGTAACTGTTCCAAATCCATATAAACTGAACTATGAATCAAACAACAGTAGGCGGGATAATACTCTATTACCTGTCCGTCAACTACCATTTGAGGAAATACAGGATTATGTATGTATTGACTTAAAGTATGGATAAAGGCAGGGTTGTTTTTCTCTACAATCGCTTTAGCAATTAACTCTAAATGGTTTGGAAGCCAAATATCATCGTGGTCTATATGGCAAACTTTCGTTATACCGTGTGCTTTAGCCAAGTTGTTAGCGTGGTTTAACGCATTTGCGCCACCGCAATTCCAAAGAGCAGAATTATTTACGCCCAAGTATTTATCTCGCTCGTGAGCAAAATGCAAGTTCTCGTAAAAAATTTTGTCTGCAATTTCAACAAATCCATTAATCACATCCTCAAACTCTTGGTTATCTTCATATTTATCCCCAACTATGAAAATCTTAAAATTTTGGTACGACTGATTTACGATACTTTGAATTGTCCTTGAAAGAAGATGAGGTGTTTGACCGTCAGCCCTTTGATATGTATGTAATGTAATTCCTAAAGTCATTATTTAACCTTTTTAATTATAAAACAGTTACCGTCTTTAAGTTCGCTTGGGTATGCCCCTAAAGAGTTCTCCAAAGTACCTATAATTTCGTAATCTACAAGATTAGGCAATATAATTTCATCCAATGCTTTTTTAACGTCAGGACTATGAACGTCATCGTAATAATCGTCAAACACAATATACCCGCCAATAGCAACTAAATCGCTATACATATTGAAGTCAGCAAGTACACCATTTAAAGAGTGGTCGCCATCAATAAACAACAAATCAATTTTATTACTATAACCCAAAACTCTTGAATTGCTTAACGCTCCAATTACTTCGTTTTTAGTTTCAATAATTTGCGAATTACCTTGAATATATTTATAATAATTATTATTATTTTTATAATTAATTACATTCTCAAAAACTACGCCTTTTGGTATAGGTTCGCCCAAGTCAATACTGACGATTGTGGTATTTAATCTTTGTAACATCAGACAAGAACTTCCACCTGCATAAGCCCCTATTTCCACATAATTAATTTTCTTATCTCCAAAGGTTTCAGCAATATCAAAAAGTATGTGATAATGGTGGTGGAATGTCGATACATTAGTAGCGATTAATGCTACTATATCTAATGATTTTTGTGTTGGTTTTAAATTCATTTTTTTTATTTTTTTAAATCAGTTTTTGTTTTTTGTTTATGACAGGTGTCGCAAAGATATTGATAGTTTGACAACCAACAACCTCCTCCGCCCTTAAAAACAGGTAAAATATGGTCTTTGTGTATTGAATTTACGCAAAGTCCGTTAGCATACTCTGTATATACGTCTGTAATACCACATTCAATACAAGCTATTACCCCGTGATATAAATGCAAATAACTCGAAATTGTTTCTGAATGACCATTTATAATAGCCCAAACTGCTTGAGCAAAATATTTACAACTATCCGTAGCCCAACGTCTTCTTCTTCCTGTTACTTCAGCACCACAACCACAACCGCAAATATTACCACTTATAGGAAAAATATCGCCAATTGGAACACTCTGTATTCTTTTGAAATGGTCAACTTTAATCCTATCGTAAATTGGCTTTGGGTCAAGAAATAAAACCCGCAATTGATAATCTTTGCAGGGTCTTACTTTTTTATGTTCTAATTGCTGAATAATCATTTTTCTAAACTATCTGCCATTCTTTTTAACAGAAATTGAGTTCCTGCAAAAACTTCTGTTGAATCATCTACAAGGTTATAGTTCTTGTATTCAAATGAAGTTTTTGGGGACAGAATTTCAAACATTTCTTTAAATGCTTTGAATGATGTTTTTGGCAAATCTTTATTTTCAAAATCTATCGTTAATATCATATTGTTATTTAGTTTATTGTTAATCTTGGTTTTTTTTATAAAATCTTTTTTCAGCAGGTAAATACCATTCGTACAATGATGACGGAACTCTTGAATCAAATCCTAATAATTGCTTCATTTCGTCTGAAAAATTATACATACATTCAGTTTCAATGCTTTTAGTGTAATCAAACATTTGCTTCATACAAGATTTAGAAAATGTCATAGGTATTGCTCTACGGCTCTCATTGGTGTTGTTTGGTGCTGAACAATGCCAAATATTTGAGTTAAACAAAAGAATATCGCCTTTTTTTCCTATCGCCCTAACACATTCTTTTATAAAAGACTTATCGGTTGGTTTTTCTTCTACTTTATGTGAATTAGGCAATAGCATTGTAGCACCGTTTTCAATAGTAAAATCGTCAAGCAAAACTAATGCGTTTAACATAATAGGCAAGTCTTTTGAAAAGAATTTTATATCCCTATGTACAATTGCTGAAAAATTAGGGCTATTAGGTTTATTGTCTAAAGCACTCATAGAATTTAGTATAAACTTGCTTTTAAAAAAATTAGTTTCCAAATCTTTAATTATACCTAAATCCATAATTTTTTCTAACAATTTAACGTATGCAAAATCATCATTAAAAACATTCAAAGCAACTCCGTCTGAATTAATTTCATTATTTAGAGCAAGTTGTATTTCCCTGTGTTTCACAAAAGATATACTAACTGCATTTCTTAAATCTTCTATTAAATCATCTTCAATGTTTTTTCTTAAAAAACAAATACCCGTTTCTTTTAATTCTTTGTACATAATTTTTACTTTAAAAATTTTTCTCCCGTTATTCTTGCTCTTATTTTGTTTATTGGATTTCCGTGAGCCAATACATTATCAGGAATATCTTTTAAAACTAAACTACCTGAACCTATTACTGAATTTTCGCCTATTTTTAATCTGTCTAATATTGTAACCCCTAATGTTATTGCTGAAAATTTACCTATTGTAACATATCCACCCATTACAGACCCCGCAGAAACACTTGCGTAATCTTCAATAATACAATCGTGTTCAATTTGACAACCCGTTGCAAAAAAAGTAAAGTTTCCAATTTTAGCCAAAGGATTTACAATAACCCCTGCCATCATTACAACTCCAAATCCCAAATCAACATTTTTACCAATAATTACAGAGGGATGTATTGCATTAACGAATTGAAAACTCGGCATTTGTTTCGTAATTGCATTATACACGATTGACCGTGACCAATTGTCGCCAATTGTTATAATTCCCGCATCTATGTTATGCTCTTTTACAATATCACTCAAATTTTCTTGCCTCCCTAAAACATTGTAACCATATCTTTCAGTTCCTATTTCGTGAACTGAATCAATAATACCCACAATCTCATACTTATTTTCTTTTTCGATAATGTCGATTGTGTAATGCACTTGATTACCACCACCGAATAATAAAATTCTTTTTTTATTATTTTCCATATTTTATTATTTTATAATTACAATATTTCTCAACAAACCATATTTTATCAAAAACTTGTTTTTTCCATTCAAAATATTCATTTCCCTCATAATATAAATCCCAAGTTAAATGATATGCGAGATTTTTGTTGGTTTTAAACCACCTGCCTTGCATTTCATTTACTTTATTAGCTAAATGACTATCTACAAAAAGATAACCTCTTATAGCTTCTAAATGCTTGTTCTGAATAGTTATTAAAAACGCACCTGTTATGCCCTCAATACCACCAAAATCTCTTTGGTTTACTAACGAATCTTCTAAATATTCTTTTTCAGATAATCTAACCTCATTCAGATAACTATTTCCCTGCCATAAATCAACACTACTAACGATGATTTCAGGGTTTTTAAAAGCGTCAATTATCTCTTTAAAAGTTTCGTTTATGTCCGCAATAAAAAGGTCGCCATCAGTAATTGTAACGTAATCATATTGAGAAATTAAATCCCAAAAATCTCTAATAAAAATAGTTATTGCGCTATTTGCGATGTTGGTTTCAAATTGAATATAGCCTACAAGGTCTTTTGTGATAAAATAATTTTCTAATTCAATAGAATTTTCAGATTTATTTTCAACTACAAATACATCAGCATTTTTATAACCAATAATACTATCAAGGCTACTCTTTACTATATCAAAGTGCTTATACGCTATTAATATTATTAAGTGATTTTTCATAAATTTTTAAGATGAAGTTTTAGTGAAAAACTTAAAACCAAATAATCTATACTCAAAAACTATCGGCTTCTTTTTTTCAATCAAGTCGAGTTTTAATTTATCATTATCTCGCATACAGTCCTCTAAAGTAACAGAAACCTGCTCGTACATTTCTTCAGAATCGTTATATTTTTTATTTATGTCTTTTATAGTTTGTTTTAAAAGTTTGATTTCTTTATCTCTAAAAAGAATAGCCTTTTGAAACCCTGATATTGTTTCGTCTTTAAATTTAATTTCGTCTAAATGTTTTGACATAACCTCGTTTTTATCTTGAATTTCTTTAGTAAGTTGGTTTACTACAATTTCCAAATTTTTATTACGTTTAGGGTCTTCAAGAACACTATTTTTTAGTTTAAGTGCATTTAATTCTAATCTTAAATTTTTATCAGTAACTTTTTCTGTAATACTATTTATTTCAGTTTCTAATCCCTCAATATATGATTTATCATTTACCGCATCAATCTTTAATTTAAGCAATCTTATTTCTGTCTTTAAATTTTCGTTTTCAGATAATATGCTCTTTAAATTTACTTCTTCTTTTTTTGAATCAGTTATTTTAGACGCTCTTTTTTTTACGTCTTTTTTTTCTGAATTTTCTTCTTGCATTATTTCCAAATTTTAAATTTACTTAAATCAGGATATGGTAATTCCAAATCCTCGTTATGCTTTTTACTTCCGTCAGAGTTATAAAATTGATTAATCAATAACATTCCTCTTGCCGAAAGTTCAGGCATCATATAGAAGTTCCAACCAATAACAGGGTTGTCGTCAAAGTTATCTTCGTGGTAGCTACATTCGCTTCTTCCGCTAAAACGGGCTTTTTTCAGCCAATTGTAGGCATCTAAATCATCTAATAGTATTGCACCGCCTTTTGACAGTTTAAAATGCTTGTAAGCCCCCGTGAATGAAATACACATCATTGAATCGGGAATGTACATATCTGCCGTAAATCTCAAAGCCGAATCCCAAACATTACTTGGACTTAATTGATAAGCACCCTTAATTGTTTCGCCATCTACTTTTGTGAAATTAACCTCTGCCCCTGCGTGAATTACTTCGCAAGGTACAGAGGGATATGTTCGTTGAGGAACGTCAATTATCTCAACATAATCAAAGTCTTTTTTATACTCTTTTTTTCTTTTTTGAATCCAATAATACAAACACATAAATAATGCGTTGCTTTGATTATCTACGCAAAGCACATAAGGTGCGCCCGTGTATTTTGCTAATTCTTTCTCGAAATCAGCAGTAATTTGATGTACTCCCTGTGCCATTTTAAATTTCTCTATTAATTAGTTTATCTACTGTATTTTGAATAACTAAAGAATCGTTACACTCTTCCATATCTCTTGGGTAAAATCTTAATGTTAATTTTGAATTTGGTTCGATAGAATTTAATATTAAAGCAACAGAACCATCAACAACATAAGGTTGAGAATTTTCAGAATTAATTGAAAAATCTTCACTTAATAAAATTAATGTTTTACTAAAGAAATGACCATTTGTTCCGTAGTATTTATATTGTATGGAATTTCTATTATTATTTTCAGTTTCGCTTGTAATTGAAGTTAATCCAATTCTAATTTTATTCCAATGTGTATGTTCTAAAATTTGTTTATAAGAAACGTCTTTTATTGACGATATTATCAATCCGTTTTCTTCTAAATTACCATCGGGATTAAACTTTTTATTTAATGAACTGTAACTAAAAAAAAGAGTAATATTTTCAATTTTATCTTTAGTTGTATTTTCAATATTTACAATATATGGTTGCCTTAAAATAACTGATTTTTTTTTCATATTTGAATTTATTTATAGTTTAATATCAATGAAGTGTCTTTCCAAGTGACTGTATTGACCTTTGTATTTTTCTTTTATATAGTTAGTGAGTGCCAATATTAATTCGTTTGTGAGATAATAACCCTCTTTAACTTTAACTACCAAAACACAACCCTCTCGCCACTCGCTCCAAGCAGAACTTCTTCCGTCCCCGCCTAAAATAAACTCATACTTCTTTTCTTCAAACTCCGCAGTATAATATTTTTCAGTTGGTAAATTAGCGTAAAAGTCATCAGTTGTAGGTTGTGTTAATTTTGAAAGTGCCTCAATATGCACTTTGTAAAAATCTACCGTTCCTTGAGCCTCTTTTTGCTTTTTAGTGTACTCCTCAATTCTTTCTTCTAAATCCATAATCTATGCTCTTAAAATTTTTTGGTTTTTTTATAATTTATTTCGCTTCTATATTTGGATATAAATCTACATCATAAAATATAGTAAATACCGTATCGCAAGAACAAGGAAATTGATAAAAAGAACCAATGTCTTTTTTTTTGGGGTTTTTAACTTTAAACTCTCCACTACAACCATAATAAGGGCATCTTACTTTTTTAACTGCACATAAATCGCTAAAATTTAAACGAACTTCCTTTGTTATTTTTTTGTTTTTCATCACGCTCTTAAAATTTTCTTTCCTTTTACTTTTACCAAGCAACCTAATACCCTCTCAAGTTGATGCGCTATTGAACCGTCCCCAATGTAGCCGTCTTGAAATTCTTTGTAAAATCTATCGTAAATACTATTTGATACAAACCAATCCATAATCAAATTAAAATTAGCCATAAACATTGTTCCTGCAACAAATTCGTATTCATTAAAAGTTATTTCTTCTTTGAGGAACTGTTGCTCATACCCTAATACGTTTTGATTTTGAATCCAAGCAGAACTACCGACCATAGTGTGATTAGAACCTACACAAGAAAAATATCCATTTTGTAATTTTGGGAGCGAACCTAACAAGGCATCTGTTAGTTGATTTCTCCAACGCTCTCCAAGTTCAAATCCGTGAGCCAAACTTTTCTTGCTATGGAGTTTAATCATTACATCGTAAGTTTTTTTGCTCAAGAATATTTCATTCATAACATACAGAAATGGTGCTACGTCCATTCCTCTGTTTGGCAATGAGTAAATATAAGATTGCGGAAACTCTGAACTAACCGCATCGATAATATCTGTAAACGCCCCTGAATGACCATCCGTTATTGTAACATACAAATCAATGTCAGTATCAATTCCTTTCAAGTAAGGCAGGAAATAACCCCATAAATCAATATAGTAAAGGTGTAAAATTACACATACCTTTTTGTGATTGTTTTGCTCCATATTTTTTTATACGTTAATTTTACAGAAATTAAAAACTTGATTGAAGTAGTTTCTGATTCCAATATATTTAATCAAGTTACAGTACATTTTCAAATCTTTGAGAATACCTTTTAAAAATTTTAATTTCCTGAATTTATAGTTATTTAACGCAGAACTTGGCGACCAAAAGCACTTGTGTTGCAATTTATTATCTATAAAATATTGGTTTGTAGCAACTTCTAACTCATAACCATCTACACCTGACATCAATATTTTTTTTAAATGACTTTTCTTAATTATCCTTTCGCCTGATAGAAGCGTGTCAGCCCTTATAAGTTTTACTAAAGGCAAAGAATTTACTCGTCTTAAAATCAACATTTCTAAATTAAGCAATACGAATTTATTAATGCTTTCACTAATTTCTTCTTGGTCAAGATTCTTTAAATCAGCATCTAATAAAAATATATTCTCATTGCTTGTAAAAGTCAATCCAAATCTAACGGCAAATGATTTGCCATAGTTTTTTGCAAGTCTTAACACCGTTATATTTTTATTTTCAGAACACTTATTTTTTAAGAAATTAAACGTTTTTTTTGATACTGAACCATCATCAACAATTACTATTTTGTCTATCTCTTCAACGTTTAACAATGTAATGATTATATCAACAATTGTTCTCGTGTTTTCATTATAAAAAGGAATCACACAAGTTGCCTTATTTGAATCGATTTTCATTGATTATTGATTGAAAGGAGTTCCAAAAGTTTCTTGAGCAGGTTCTCCTCCCCATTTATTTATGTAGTTTTGACGGTATTCTAAAAACCTTGTATTTAATGTGGGGTCTTTGGCAATTGTCATACTATTTCTATAAACCACAGGGTTTAGCATAGCGGTATAAACCATATCCATATTTAATAATCCCATACGGTAAAACATATCGTTATCGTTAAAGTAATTTGGGAATAGATTTTCATCAAATTTACCTGCTTTTTCAAATCCATCAAGCGACATAATAAAACTACACCAATTCATTTCTGAATTAAAAAAAGGAACGTCTTTCCAAAGCCTTAAAATAGTTTGGATTTCTAATTCCGCTTTACCTAAATAAACATCATCATTAAGCATCAGAACGTGAGTAGCATTTACTTTTTTAGCATAATCCATAATCAAGTTCCAACTACCCGAAACATTAAGGTTACTTTCGGGACGATAAATTGCAAAATTCTTCTCTCTTGTGATAATTTCTTGATTTCCATTATCTACTATGAAAATTTCAGTTTCTTTAAAATCTTCAAAATATTTAGCCAACGCTTCATTTAAAAGGTCGGCTCTGTTAATTGTTGGTATTCCGATAATAAGTTTCATTTGTACTTTTTTTTGTTGTTAATTTAATTTGTTAATTGGTTGTATTTCAAAAATTTTAATTTGAAAAAACAAATATAAGATATTTTTTTATTTCAACTACATTAAACCATTTCTAATACTTCTTGAACTACTTCCACCATACTTTCGTTTGGGGCTAATTTTCTAAACCTCCATTCAGCGAAAGCGGGTTCTTGAACTCTCCCTAACAAGGGAATGTAAATAAGCGGATTTGTAACCTCTTCGAGTAATATACCTAACGCTATTCCATCGTTGTCTTGAAAACCTCTTATGGTGTACTTTTCGTCTTGCACAATCCAATTAGGCACTGTTCTTTTAAGTTCTTCAATTGCTTCAGGTCGCATTGACGAATCAATACATACAATCTTATCTCCTATGCTAAAACTCATATTTATTTAGTATTAATGTTTTTATCAATAATCCATTTTGGCGCAGTCAAAAAATATGACGGCAATTCTTTTTTAGGGTCAATAGGCTCTATTCTCTCAATAGAACAAAGGCTCTTTGGAAACCACTTTAAATTACTTGCCGAAGTATTTCTACCGTTTTCATCAAATAATAAATCTACCAATACTCCAATTGATTTTTCGCTTTCAACAGGCGAAGAAACCTGAACTCTAATTAATTGTTTCGACATATTTATTGATGTTCAGGCGGTATTGCCGAACCTGTTTTTTCAATTTTCCAACCTTGCAGTTGATTAAAATAGCTTACCTCTCCATTTTTGTTAGTGTATTCCTTGCCTCTAACATTTATTGAAACATTTACATCATCCCCAACATTGAAGTTATCAAGTACAGAACATTTTTCTTGAATAAAATCTATTAAGATATGTTGTGGATATTGTTCTTGAGTAGTTACAACTAACTCTCTTTTTTTAAAACTATCAGAAACCTCTTTAATCGGGTTTATGACTTTAATTTTTCCTGCTATTTCCATTTTTAATTATTTACCATTTGTTAATTGGACACTTGTTTTTCTCTTGCTTTGCGTAATCGTATATATCGAAGTTTTCTGAATTTGGAACGCCTTTTATGCAATTGTCTTTGAAATAAACTTCTTTGAACGGGGATTTTACTGTTTGACAAAATTCACAGGAATAGCAAGTGTTTACCCTTTGTTGAAAAATCTTTACCGTTGCTGATTTATTTTCAGGGTAAAGCCCAAAAACCGACAATCTACCAATTGCTTTTAAAAATTCAAATCCTGACATATTTATCGTTTTTAACCTATTATTTCTCCTGTGGACAAATCAACAATTAATTGTTGAGATGGTTTTTTGACAATTATTTTTATTTTTTCAATGACCGCACTTGTAAAGTATTTGTCTTGCCATTTTTTAGATTTAATGTAGTAATCAATCTTTACAGTATCGCCTTTTTCAATTTTTATTTGCTGAATAAGAACCTTTATTTCCAAATAAGCCGTAAAGGCAAGAGGGAAATAAGAATCACTCTTTTTTACCCGAATTACCACCTGCATAACTGTATCAGTTACAGGAATTAAGTCTAATATTACACCTTTACAAACCATAATTAAATGTTATTGTTTGTAAAAATAAATATTATTTCTAATATAAAAGCATTTCATAGGTTAAATTTTTTAACATCAGTTCCAAGTTCATCTTTTCTACCCAAAAATTTGATACATATCTTCTCGCATCACGCTTAACCATATCCTCTTTTTTAGTAGAAGTAAAAGAAACATCATTAACCAATTTTTTAAGGTTTCCACGCTTGAAATCACTCATTGAGTTCTTAAAGGCTTTTTCTCCATACTCCATTGCTTCGTCAATTAAAACCTTGTCGATTTTAATAAGTTTGTTGTGCCTAATAAAGTTGTAAATTACCTCCCCTAAATCTTCGTAAATCTCGCCTTTTACCCTTGTTTGTTTTGCATCGGTCAAAAGTTCTTTAAAGTTTTTTAGCCTTTCCTCTTTTGACATAGGAGGCTTATTTTCTTCAGTAAATTTGGTTACTTTTTCTTGGACACCAATACAAATACCGCTTCTGTATCTCTCATACGCTTTTAATACTTTAGAAACATAAATCATAGTAAGTTTACCATAATGCTCGGCATCTGTTTCAAGCAATTCAGAATCAACAGAAACAAGTTTAACACAAACCTTTAAATCAAAAATATTTAGATTTGGAAAATTTTCTCTTATAAAGTTATTTAACGTGATTAAGTCTTGAGCAATTACCGTTATTCCCAAAGCATAACCCCATTGAGCAATAGTCTTTGTTATTTCAATCTTTTCTGCTTTATCAGAATCACTGATTTCCTTTAGTTTTCTTTCAGTCTGTTTCTTGTTATAAAGAAGAATGTCGTTTGAGTTTGTGTTTGGCAAACTACCAAGAACAACATTATCCTTGATTATTGTAGAATTCGTTTGCGATACTAACTTGGTCATAAGTATTTTTTAAATTAGAGTTTGGTGTATTTGAAACTACATTTTCATTTAGATACGATTCAAACTTGTTAGAGAATAAGGTTTCAGGTCTTAAAAATTGTTCCATTTTACTACCCAACCAATTAATGCTTTTTACTTCGATAACTCTTTTAAAATCATCAACGGTAAAACCCTCGTTTAGTCTTGATGTAATGAATTTTCTGTTGATTATAGAGTTATGCTTATAGTTCTTTCCTGTTGACTGATTTAAGCAGTCAATTATCGATTCATAAACTTCGTTTGAATATGAAACCTCCTGCGCTTTTTTTCTTGTTGCTTTTGGAGTTTGTATGGTTGGCTCAATAATTTCAACTACTTGTTCCTGAACTAAAATTACGGCTTCTTTCGGTTGTGTTTTAATTTGTGAAAAATCTTCAATTAAAACCTCTTTTTTTGACAAATTTAAAACGCTATGGTTTTTAGTCAAAATGTAAAAACTGAAATGTTTTGGAAAAATAGAAACACCGTATTTTATAATTCTATGGTAAGTAGTTTTAGGTACATTACAAGATACATTCAATCTAATAATAACAGGTTCGTCTTTTTGAAACTGCAAAATAATAGGAAGCCAAATATTATAATATTGACCACCCATCTTTCTTAAATCGTTGATGAACTCGATTACTTCCATTAGTCAACTATATCGTCAATAGGAACGTTAAGAGCATTGCAAATTAATATGGCGGTACTAATGGTGTAGTTTTTTCTTTTGCCATTTACAATCTCGTTTAAAATGTACATTGAAACGGATTTTCCGTCATTGGCATCCATTATCAAGTTATGTAAGTCTTTTTGGGTCATACTCCTGTCAAGAAGTATTTTGTATAACTTGGTTACTTCTACCTGAATTTTTTGCATTTTATTAAATATTTAAAATTTTTAATGCTTCTTCAAAGTTTTTACTTGAAAAAGTGTCGTTGTAAAATTCAACAAACATTTTATTTCCCTTTTCTGAAAGAAAATTCAAAATCTTATACTGAATTTCGTGTTTTGTAGCTTTTTTGGTCTTGGAAGACAAAACCTCACTAAACTGACATACTCTCGCCCATAAATGAAGCGAGGTTCTAAACACTACGCACATACTACTGCATCACGTTGGCGTGTTAAGCGGATGCCCTCCGCTAATATATTTTTACTCGCATTGGAATCAGCATTGTCTTTATGACCGCAACTTACACACTCGAATTTAGATTGATTTAAGCGATTTTCTTTTGCAATATGACCACAAGAATTACATTTTTGAGATGTGTATTTTGGGTTAATTTTGACAAAAGTTTTATCATACATTTTAGATTTGTATTCAAGTTTATTGAAAAAATCAGACCAACTAACATCGGCTATGTGCTTTGATAGATGACCAAATTTAATCATATTCTTAACTTTCAAATCTTCAACTACAATCAACGAATTTTCTTTGACATATTGAATTGAGATTTTGTGAGTGAAATCATTTCTTGTATTTTTAATTTTAAGATG